AGGTTGGGAAAGAGTTCGTCAATATCAAAAAGAATACAATGAAGGTTGGATGATAGGTTCAGCTCAAAGAGAGAAACAACATTCTCCGTATGTACAGAAATGTGCATAGGACATAGATTTAATTGCAGGTAATCCCTAAAGCTCTACACCACAATATATCTGAAAAGAATATATGAAGGTACGAAAGTAGAAAAAACGTAGAGATTCTCATATGGTTAAATCCTAAGTGAGAGTAACAATGGGTGTTCATGCAGGTAAGATTCTAAGTGATAATTTATCATATGAATAAACTTCAACGACTAGAATGCAAATTCGTAGGGTGTAAGCGATTGACACTCGAAAAGGTCTACCCTTAATATTAAGGTGAAGAAATAGTCTACTCTTATAGGAAACTATAAGCAGTTTTCATATAAAGAAAACGGATTAAGTGTAGCGAACTTAATTGAATAAATGGAATGAAATCTATATGGATTCCATTGCTGGTAAATTTAATACTTTAAAAGAAAATCTTAAAGGAATATTAACTAGCAATGTTACAACAGATATGTTTAAAGGACTATTAGATGGTGCTAATAAAGTAGTAGAAGCAGTAGGAAAAATAAGTTCAAGCTTAGGTAAAATTGGTTCTGCTGGTGCATTAGTAGGTATTTCATCTTTTGTAAAAACTTTATCAAATTTAGATAAAGCTAAAACAATAGGTGGTGGTTTTACAGGATTTGATAACCTATTAGAAGTAATACAAGGTACTGCTGTTACTTCTTCCGGTGAAATAAAAACACTAGGCGATAGTTTTAAAGAATTAGGTGTTAAGACAACTCTATCTAAAGTAGCATTAGGATTATTTAAAGGTGTATTAATGGGTATTGCATTTACTGCTGTTGTTAAAGGAATAGATGCTATGGTAAAAGCATGGGACAATTATATTCATGCAACAGAAAATGCAGTAAAGGCTTCTAAAGAAAGACAAGATGGATATAGAGACGAAGCACAAACATTAAGTACTAAAAAATCAAGTCTACAAGAAATAGCTAAAGAATATGATAATTTAAATAATAAATCTGATAAAACTGCTGAAGATTTAACTAGATTAAATGAATTAAAACAACAAATAGGACAAATAGCTCCTGACCTTGTTAAAGGATATGATTCAGCAGGTAATCCAATATTAAATCTTACTACTAGTATGCAAGGTTATATAGCTGAATTAGATAAAGCAATCGCTAAACAACGAGAACTATATAATTATGAAACTAAAAAACAAGCACGAGAATATATGAAGAAAAATGACACTAAAAATGGTGCTCAAGACCCTGAAAGAAATTCTTATGAAACTGAATTAAATCATCTTCAAAATGCAAATGATAGAAAAACTAGAGAAGAAAAAAGATATACTGGTAGTTTAAAAAATATTATTAAAGATAGAAATAAATATAGAGAAGACCAAGAAAAAAGTATTAATGATAGATTAGAAAGAATTAGAAATGCACAAACAGAAGTTAATAATAGAGATACTACAATTGAAGATAATTATGTTAACGAATTTAATAAGAAAACTAAATTAGCCGAAAAAGAACAAAATAAATTTGCTACTTTTATGAAAGGACTAAATTGGGGTACTTATGGTGAAGCAGAAGCCAATAGAATGGCTAAAGGTTTACAAACATTATCTGAAAAAACTGCGTTTACAACTCAAGAAATGACAAAAGGATTATCAGGTAGTATGTCAAAAAAAGTTTCAGCAGAAATTGCTAAAGTAAATGCAGAATTCAAAAAGACAAATGCCATAAACGAATGGGGAAAAAATTTAAGAAATATAGCTAATGAAACAGGAAAATTTGATTTTTCAAATTGGAGTAATTACTTATCAGAAGTTCAAACTCGTTTTGAACAAGGAGTAAGTACTAATGAACAATATACACATTCATTAGGAATCATGGCTGATGCTATGGAAGATTTAACTGGTATAGATTCAGATGTATTCTTACCAGCTTTAAAAGGTGGAGCAGATTTAGAAGAAGCCTTTAAATCAGCAACTGAAGGTTTAAATGGTTTTATGAGTGCTTATGGTTCTTCTACTGCAAAATTACAACAAGGCGATTCATTTGCTAAAAAGTTAGAGTCTCAATTTAAAGAACTTGAAAATTTTGAAACTGAATTTGAAGGTCAATATGAGATGGAAGGTAAAGTTAGGGTAGACTGGTTAATAGAACAAAAAGATAATAAAGATTTACCTAAACAATTAAGAACTATAATAGATGCGGTAACAAAAGACAATGAAGTAACAGAAGTAGAAGAAAAATTAGTATTAGCCTGTGAAACAGAAATAAAAGATAAAGGTAAGTTGGAACAAAGTACAATAGATGCAATAAATCAAGTAATGGACGGAACATGGGATGTAAATAAAACTATTGAAATAGGTGGTATGGAATTTACATCATCTGAAATAAAAGAATTAATGTCATTAGCTGACCAATTAGGTATATCTTTAGAAGGCTTAAATATTGGTGATACAGGATTAGATGGAGAAGCTCAAAAAGCTCAAGCATTAAAAGATGCAATAGATTCAATCTCAGATAGAGAAATAAAAGTAGCAATAGAGGCTGAAGGATTTGAAAATTCCGACCAAGTTAACAATATAATGTCAGTTGTTGACCAAATAGATGGAAGACAAGCTAAAGTTGATTTTATAGCAGATGCTTCTCAATACTTTATGGAAAATGATAGTGTTGAATCAGCAATAGAAGCTATGCCTGATGAAATAAAACTTAAATATAATATTGGGGTTGAAGGTGATGAAAGACTAGAAGGAATACAAAGTAGACTTGAAAAATTACCAAAAGATATTAGAACTATGGTATATGCTCAAACATATGGTGTAGAAAATGTTGAAATGCTAGAAAAAATGGTAGATACTTTTGGTGGAAAAACTGCAACAGCAATATTACAAATAGAAGGTATACAAGATTCTCTTAAAAATGCTACTACATTTGAGGAACAATTAAAAATAATTGGAGACTATGTATGTAAACCTGGAGTAGAAATAGAAGGTAAAGATAAAATACTTGACACAATTGATAGCATATTAAAGAAATTAAAAGAAACAGATGGTAAAGAAGGTAAAGCTAAAGTAGAAGTAGAAGGAGATACTTCAGGAGCTGAGAAAGTAGAGAAAAAAGTAGAAGAAGTAGATGGTAAGGAAGGTAAAGCTAAGGCAAAAGTTGATGGAGATACTTCAGGAGCAGATAAAGTAGAGAAAAAAGTTGATGAAGTGGACGGCAAGGAAGGGACTGCTAAAGTAAAAGTAGATGCTGATACTTCTGAAGCTGAAAAAGCTAAAAAAGAAGTAGACAATTTAGCTGTTAATAAAAATGGTACAGTTACTTTATTAGTAAATGGTCAAGAAAAAATAGCAGAAGCCAAAATCAATAAAGGTCAATTAGAAGTAGATGGTAAAGCAGTTACGACTATTTCTGTTAATGGTAAAGACCAATTGCCAGTTGCTATTAATGAAAAAGGTCAATTAGAAGTAAATGGTCAAGCTATAACTAATGTTAATGTTAATGGTAAAGACCAATTAACTTTGGCTAGAAATGAAAAAGGGCAATTAGAAGTAAATGGTAAAGCTATAACTAATATCGATGTAACAGGAAAAGAAAAAGTTTCTGATGCAAAAAAAGAAGTTGACGATTTAACTAAAGATAATAAAAATGTTAGTATTAATATTGATGTCTCATTAAAAGAAACTGTTGGTGAAATATTATCAAGATTTGGACTAAATAAGAAAACAGAAAATGTTGAAATTAACGTATCATGTAATGATAATGCAACTCCAGTATTAGAAAAAATAATGTCAAGACAAGATAAAACTATACATATAACAGTAGATTGTACAGACCATGCAACTTCTAAAATAAACAATATAACTAAAATCGGAAATAAAACTGTAACAGTTACAATAAATTGTCAAGATAATGCTACTCCTAAAATAAATAGTGTGGCTAAGTTAGGAAATAAATCTGTAACAGTTACAATAAATTGTCAAGATAACGCAAGTTCTACGATAAACAGGGTTACAAGCGCACCTTCTTCTAAGTCAATAAATGTTGTAGTAACTTGTTCAAATGGAGGAGCAGTTCTTAATACTCTTTCACAATTGGCTAGTAAAGTAATACCTAGCAAAAAATTTACTATAACTTGTGCAGATAGTGCTAGTAGTGTAGTAAGTAGAGTTAATGGTTTAAGAATATCTGATAAGAGATTTAAAATAGATTGTACAGATAATGCAACTGCTAAAGTAAATAGAGTTATTAGTAAAAAAATACCAAATAAATCATTTACTATAAGTTGTAACGATAACGCTAGTGGTAAGTTAAGCAGTATTATAAGCAAAATAAGTAATATCCATAGTAAATCAGTAACAATTACTACTAATCATGTAAGTAAAGGTGAAAAATCATCTGTTGGCGAACCAACAATTGTTGATTTACAACCTCAACCATTTGGTAGTGCTCAAGCTTCTAATCCTCAAGTACAATCATTAGGCGAACAAGTTCAAGTATTAAGTGATAGTGTACAACAACAAACTGACAATAATAATGAAGTTAGTGTAATGGCTAAGAAAACATATAAAGCCAATATTGATACTGGTTTAACAGTAAGTGCAGTTAAATATAATATTGATTTATTAACTAACATGAATAATCTACTTAAAAAATTAGGAACTCAAGTTGATATATTAAAAGCTAAACAAGAAAGAACTTGGGGTAATGCAAGTGCTAAATTACTTAGAAGTCAAATTGCTTTACTAACTAAACAACAAAGTTTAACTAAAGTAAATATTAAGAACATGGAAGGCATGGCTAAAAAACTTAAGGGTAGTTTACAAAAACAAGGATTTAAGTTTAAAGATGATGGAACAATAAGTAATTACAATAGTAAACTTGTTAAAATGCAAAAAACTGTTGAAAGTTTAGAAAAAGCCGAAAAAGCATTAGAAGACCAAATAGATAAAACTGAGAAACAAATTTCAAAATCTGAAAAGAAATCTTCAAGCAAGAAAAAATCAACTAGTAAAAAGAAATCTTCAAGTAAGAAAAAGAGTACAAGCAAAAAGAAGAAAACTTCAAGTAAGAAAAAATCAACTAAGAAAAAGAGCACTACTAAGAAGAAATCAACTAGTAAGAAAAAGAGCTCTAGTAAGAGCAATAGAAAGACTACATCAAGTAAAGCTAGTAAAAAGAAAACTACTAAGAAGAAAAAATCAACTAGCAAGAAAAAGAGTACATCAACTAAGAAGAAAAGTACTAAGAAAAGCACTACTAAAAAGAAATCGACTAAGAAGAAGAGTACTAAGAAAAGCACTAAGAAGACAAGCACTAAATCAAAAGCAACTAAAGCATTAGAAAGTAAGAAGAGTGGATTAGAAAAGAAAAAAGATGCAATAAGCAAAAAATTAGAAAAAGCACAAAAAGAATTATCAGAAACTCAAAGCAAATTAAATGAATATTATAATCTACAATTTAGCGAAATTCCTGAAGCTCAACAACAATGGGAAGAATATGCTAATGCTATTGCAGAAGCTAAGGCAGAAATAATTAGATGTGAATTAGAAGCTAAAACATTCTTCAAGACAATTAAAATGGAAATGAAGGATGCTATGATTAGCAGAAATGAAACTTGGGCAGATACATTTATGTTAAAAGCTGATTTAAGTAGTTGGTCTAAGGCAGTAGGATACATTAAAGAAGCTAATAAATTATTAGAAAAAAATCAAAAACATCAACAATCAAAATTAGAAACTGCACAAGATAGAGCAAATGATAATAAAGCATTCTTAAAGAAACAAGGATTTAAATTTGATAAAAATGGATATGTAACAGGTGCTGAAAAAACTTTAGAAAAAATAAAAAAATCTAAATCTACTCAAGAATATGATGCTATAAAAGAAGCATTTGACCAATATGTTGAAGATATGTATGAAAACATTCCTAAAGCTGAAAATGAATGGTGGAAATTAGAACAAGAAATAAAGGAAAATGAAAGACAAATAAAAGAAACCACTAAGGCTATGAATGACTTAGTTAATTCAGCTAAGGTAGATAAATTAACTAGACAATTCGATGTACTTTCAAATAGTTTAGATATATTAGACCTTAAAATGGAACGTGCTTATGGAGCTAATAAAATAGACTATATGCAACAACAACTTGATATATTGACTAGTATGAAGAATAAGAATCAAGAAATTATTAATCAAAATACTGAGTTGTTAAATGATAGTAAGAAACAATTAGCTCAATATGGTATTACATTTGATGAAGATGGCAATATAGATAATTTATCAAGTGCATTGAAAAAATTAGATAATTTACAAGACATGGAAGATTTACAAGACTTAGTTGATGAATATAATGATTATAAAGATTCAATAGATGATGCTAGTAAATCAATTGAAGAAGAAACTAATAAACAACTTGAATTAAAAGATTCAATGATGGAAATTAGAGAAGAAATGAGAAAACTTAGAGATGATGCGTGGGTTAAAACTTATGAAAATGGTCTAAAAGTTATTCAAAATCGTATTGATACAATAGATTCTTTATTAGATTTGGAAGATGAAAATCAATTTGGTTTACTAAATCAAAAAATTGAAGAATATAAGAATTTAACTAAGGCAACTGAAGATAGTTTAGCTTATCAAAAACATAGAAAAGTTACTATGCAAAAAACATTAATTGATTACGGATTCACTATTAATGATGATGGTACAATAGATGGAACTGCTAATAAATTAGAACAACTTAAAAATACATTATCTGAAACTGAATTTGGTATAGTAAGTGATACATTAGAAGATTATTTTGATACTGCTTTAGATACAATTCCTGAATTAGAAAGAGAATTAATAAAATATCAAAAAGATTTAAAAGATATACAAAATACTAAACTAGAAAAAACTAAAACTATTGAAGAAAAAATTACAGAAATATATAATGATGAAATAGATAAAAGAACTAAAAAGATACAAGAAGAAGCAGAAGCACAAACTAAAGCACTAAATAAGGCTAAATTTAGCCTGGTTGTCGAGTAATCGGCTTCAAAAATAATAGATTTAATTGCAGGTAATTCCTAAAGCCTTACACCACAAGCACAGAGAAATCATGTGTTGAAGGTACGAAAGTAGAAAAAACGTAAGGATGGATATAAGGTTAAATCCTAAGTATCCAAACATATTTATATATGTTAAAATGGATGTTCATGCAGGTAAGATTCTAAATTAAATTATTTTAAATATTTGACTTTTAATAAGATAAATTGTATAATATAAGTAAAGAGAGGTGGAATATATGGGTCAAAAATTGAATAGAAAAAAAATAGAAAAATATATAAATCAATATAATTATGAAGTTTTATATTGTAAACATGATAAAAATAAATATAAATGGAAACTCATTTTAATGTGCCCTAATTTTCATATTTTCAAAATGGATTTTGATAAATTTCAAAATAATAGAAGATGCCCTTGTTGTAATGGTTCTAAGTATAATGAAGATTTTGTTAGAGAATATATGTTAAATAATGGAGATATACTTTTATCTCATTATCATAATGGAAATGAAAAATTAAAAGTAATGTGTAAATATGGTCATATTTTTTATCCAATATTTAATAATTACTATAATAAAAATTCAAGATGTCCATATTGTAATGGGAATATAACTATGGAGCATAAAAGTTTTATTAATAGATTAAATACAATTAACCCTAACATAGAAATATTGGGTGAATATAAAAATAGTCATACTAAAATTAAATGTAAGTGTAAAATAGATGGGCATGAATGGGAGGCAAAGCCTACTAATCTATTAGGAAGTAAAAATGCAAAACCAACTGGATGTCCAAAGTGTTATAGACGAACTTATCGAGGTGAAACACATCCTTTATTTGACCATAGTAAAACAAAAGAAGATAGAGAAGATGATAGAAGTTATTTTGAATATAATGAATGGAGAACTAAATGTTTTGAGAGAGATAAATATACTTGTCAAGTTACCGGACAACAAGGTGGAAGATTAGTAGTACATCATTTATATTCTTATAATAAATATTATTGTTTAAGAACGACATTGGAAAATGGTATAACAATATCAGAAGAAATACATAAAAAATTCCATTCTATTTATGGAAATGGAAATAATACATTCGAACAATGGGAAGAATTTATTAAAAGTTTAAAATAATTTAACATGAATAAACTTCAACGACTATCCCTTGGATTTACTAATTTAGTAAATCAATAGGAGTACGGCTCAAGTGATTGGAGTGGGTGAAATCCCCTTAAATGGAAAAGGTCTACTCCTACAATTGTAGGATGAAGAAATAGTCTTGACACGTTTTGAAAGAAAGTGCTTAGAATTAACTAAGGTTTATAAAATGCGATTATAAATAAAATTTTTCGTAAAGAAGCTTATCAAAGATGGAGAGACGATGTTGACTATAAAGATGATTATAACAAACAATTAAAAACTGTTGAAGATTTACAAAAGAAAATAGAAATAGCGAAACGTGATGATAGTTTAACTGGACAAAAACGTTTAGCAGATTTGATGAAAGAATTAAAAGAAGAACAAGAAAATCTTGAAGATATGGTTCAAGACAAAATTAACAGTGACGTGAATAATATGTTTGATGACCAAATAGACAAAATAGAAGAAAATTCTGATGAAGAAGTTAAGAATTTGGAAAAAACATGGTCAGAAAGCAAAATAGCTGAAATGGTTAAACAAGCACTTGATACTGGAGTAAATTAGCTCCTTTTACTAAGTAATTAGTATTAAAACTCATTGAATTGCTGGAACTTCCTAAAGCTAACTAAACTACAATATGGCTAGAAATGGCGAATATGAATGTGGCGAAAGCAGAAAAAATTAGTTAGATATTCATATGGTTAAATCCTAAGTGAATATAAATGGATAATCAGCAGGTAAGTGCCTAAATTTATTTTATAAAATAATTGACTTTTAATAAGATAAAACGTATAATATAAGTAAAGAAAGGGGTTGAGATGATGAAAAAACATGATTATAAATTTATTAAAGAATATGTTGAAAGTTTTGGATATAAATTATTATCAACAGAATATAAAAATGCTAATACTAAATTAAAAATAGAATGTCAAGAAGGACATATGTTTGAAAGAACATTTAGTAAGTTTAAACAAACTCAAAATTGTCCATATTGCACTAATACTAGAAAATGGAATATTTTAGAAATAAAAGAGTATTTAAAAAACATAGGTTATACATTATTAAGTACAGAGTATAAAAATAATCAAACCAAATTAGATATGATTTGTTCAGAGGGACATAAAATACAAATGACTTTAGGAAATATCCAACAAGGTAAAAGATGTCATATATGTTCAAGAAAAACAGCTTCAGAAAAAAGAAAACATGATTATGAATTCGTTAAGCAATATATTGAAAATGAAGGTTATAAATTATTATCCAAAACATATATAAATCAAGATGAAAAATTAAAAATAAGATGTTCGAAAGGTCATATATTTTTAATGAGTTTTTGTAAATTTAAACAAGGTCAAAGATGTCCTCAATGTTGTAAAAATAAAAAAATGTCTCATAAAGAATTTTTAGAAAAATTCTATAATCAAAATTACAATACTGAAAATATAGAAATATTGAGTGAATATATAAATGCTAAGACGAAAATAAAATGTAAATGTCTAAAAGACGGTTGTATTTGGTATGTTATACCTAATAGTTTACTAAACGGAACTGGTTGTCCTCAATGTAACGAATCTAAAGGAGAAAAAAGAGTTGCTAAATATTTAGATAGTAGAAATATAGAATATGAAAGACAATATAAATTTAATGATTGTAAAAGTAACAAAGAGTTACCTTTTGATTTTTATATACATAGTTTAAATATAGCTATAGAATATGATGGTGGACAACATTATATGATAGTAAACCATTTTGGAGGACTTAATGGATTTATAACTACTAAAATACATGACACTATAAAAACACAATATTGCAAAAATAACAATATTCGTTTAATAAGAATACCATATTGGGATTTTGATAATATAGAAAATATACTAAGTCAATTATTAAATATAAATATGAATAAATAAGGCAAAACTTCAACGACTATATATACTAGTAGTCTAGTTAGTGGTGAGCATCCTTATGGGATGATGATATAGTCTACTCTCATGTGAAAGCATGAGCAGTTCATAAGAGAACGGTATAAGGTTTAACGAACTTTATATGAATATTAAGGTGTTTACAGATATTGATGGAAATATCAAAACTCTTCAAACAGCATTAATGGATTTTGCTAATACAAGTTCTGATTATTTTGGAGTTATGGGTGATTCATTAAAGAAAGAATTGTTAAATAATCTTAATGTAGCATTAGAGACTATGAAAGAACTTCAAAAAATGTCAGATAATTATACTGCTCCTAATATAGATTATAGCAATACAGTACTTCCAAAAGATAGTGGTATTAATACTTCTCCACAAGTTTCTAGTAATGTTGAAACTAATAATATTACAATTGGAGATACTAATATTACAATTCAAGGTGGTGCAGATGATGTTACTTTAGGAAAAGTAGATGAAATGTTAAAAGATTACAAAGCAAGCATTTGTAAGGAAATTGTTAAAAATATGAAATAAATTTACGAAGGAAGGGTTAAAATATAACTCTTCCTTCTTATTTTATATATGTAAGATAAAAGAAAGGAGAAAGGAATATGGCAAAGCCTTATTATTTAAAATTTAAAATATGTAGTACTTGTAAAAATATATTACATATAAGTAAATTTAATAAAAATAAAAAATGTAAATATGGTGTGTCATCTCGATGCAGAGAGTGTGATAGAAAATATTATAAAAAATACTATGGGAGTAATAAAGAAAAAATAATAGAAACAAATAAAGAATATTATAAAAACAATAAAGAAAAAATTTTAGAATACCATAAAGAATATTATGAAGACAATAAAGAAAAAATCTATAAAAAAACAAGACAATATGCAATTGATAATAAAGAGAAAACTAATGAATATAAAAGAAAATATAAAAAAAATAATCCTAATAAAACATTTAATAACAGTATAAAAAGAAGATTAAATGAAAAAACACAAGGTAATGGAATTACTAAAGAACAATGGTATGAAATGATGGGATTTTTTGATTGGAAATGTGCTTATAGTGGAGAATACATAGGTGGAGATAATGATAATAGAACTATAGACCATATTGTACCTTTAAACAATGATGGAGAACATGAAATTTGGAATTGTGTACCTATGTATCAACCTTACAACAGTGGTAAACGTGATAGAAATATGTTAGAATGGTATTTAAAACAAGAATATTTCTCAATAGAAAAATTAACTAAAATATATGAATGGAGAATATATGCATATAATAAATGGGGTGATATAAATGGCAAGTAGTTTTTGGAATGGTAGCTTTTATTTCAACAATGTATATTCTGAAACTTTCAATGTTGTAATAATTGATTTTGATAGTTCGGATAGACTAAAACAAATAGGAAGTACAATTAATATAGAATTAAATGAAGAAAATACACTTAATGGGAAAAAGAGTTATATTGAAGGAACTCGCACTTCTGAAAATATAGTCTTACAATTAATGAAAAAAGATGGTGACATATGGAGTGATGGAGATATAATCAATGTATACAATTGGTTATTTCAAAAAGATTTTAAAAAATTCCAAACAGTAGATTATTCTAGTGGATATAATCTATGTTATTATTTGAAAGCAGTAAGTTTTTCAAAATTTTTAACTCCTGATTTTAGGGGTTATTTAGAAGTAGAATTTATGAGTTATGCTCCTTATTGTTATTCTATACCAACAAATAGGCTTAATTTGAAAGCTAGTGGTCAATCAGGTGTTTTATTTAATTATAGTAATCTATATGAAACATATAAGCCAAAAATTAATGTAACAGCCTCAAATAGTGATAGTATTAAAATATTAAATAATACAAATGGTACTTTTGTAGAATTAAGTGGATTAAACAGTGGAGAAATGGTTACAATAGATTGTGCTATGGGAACTGTAATAAACAGTGGTGGAGCTAATAGATTTGAAACATTAAAAAATTATAATTTATTAGAATTAGATAAAGGAAATAACAATATAACACTTACTGGAAGTGCAAATATAGAATTTATTTGCGAATTTCCTGTAATTATATAGTAGGTGATTAAATGAAAATAAGAGGTGCTAAAGATTCATACAATTTAATATTAAGCAAAATGAATGGAAAAAAATTAGGTATTATACCTTGTTCCATTATAGAAAGTATGCAAAAAGGTGTTAAAACTGTTAGTGAATTTACATTTTCAGTTAATAAATATTATGGTGAAAATAATGAAATAAATCCCTTGTATGATGAACTTAAAACAGAAAGATTTATATTTTTAGATGAAGATGAATGTTATGTAATAAAAAATATAAGTGAAGAAAATGAGAAGAAAAAAACCATAACAGCTTATTCAAGAGAAAAAAAATTATTTAAAAATATAGCAGAATTTGAGGATATTACACTAACATTAAAAACTCCATATGCTGATATAGAAGGTTGCTTTAGCTTAGATGAATTGTTATATGATGCAACTGGTTGGCATGTTGGATATGTAAGTCCTAAAGTTTTATATAAATCAAAAGAAACAATATTAGACAATGTCACAGGTGAAATAATAGTAGAATTGACAAAAGAAGAAAAATTAAGATACCAAGAAAGTGTATCGTCAAATTGGTATGATTTTATTAATGATGATATATCAGAACAATTTGAATGTTTTCCTGTATTTAATAGCTATGATAAAACAGTTGACTTATATGATGACGAAGAATTAGGTGATGACCCTAATTTAATATTATCTTATGATAATTATCTTAAGAGTATGGAAAAAGAAGATGACACAGAAGATATTACAACTGTATTAACATTATCAGGAAATGATGATTTAACTATAAGTGAAGTTAATCCTAGTGGTGATACTTATGTAGAAAATTTTTCATATTTTATAGAAAATGAAGAAATGAGTACTGAATTAATAAATGCATTAAATAAATATTATCAAATGGTAAATGTAAGAGCAGTAACATGGAATCAATTGAGAACAGAAAAAGAAGAAAAAACTGCCACATTAACACAGAAGAAAAATAGATTATTAATAGTTTATGCACAAATGAAATCCATTGAGTTTACTATAGAACAAACTACTGATGAAAAATTTAAAGCTCAACAACAAGAAAGATTAGTAAAGCTAAATGATGAAAAAGTATTATTAGAAAAAGAAGTAACAGAATTAGATGAGAACATTAGAAATATAGATGCTTCAATAGATAATATAAATAAATTATGTAAGAAAAAATATGCAACTGATGAAAATGGCGTATTGATATTTACCGAAAGTTTATTAAATGAATTAAAAGATTTTATATATCAAGATACTTATAGCAATGATTCTATTACAGATGGTTTAACCTTAATGAGAATAGGTAAAAAACAATTAAAAGAAAGTTGTTATCCTACTAAAACTTGGACTATTGATTCTGTTAATTTTATTGAAAAATTAATTGATAATGGTTTTAGACAACATTGGAATGGAGAATTAGGCTTAGGAGATATGATAGTATTAAAAGGTGAAACAACTATTGAAGTTGTATATTTAATAAATTATACACAAAATTTTAAAGATAAAACAATTGAGTTACAATTATCTAATAAAAAAGATGAGAATACATTTTCACTATCAATAGGTGAAAGATTAACACAAGGTAAAGAGGCTTATGAAATAGCTAAGAAAAGTAGAAGTACTATTAATAGAGTAAATAAGAATAGAGTAGGACTTAATTATGACAAGATTAATAAAAAAATTTTATAGGAAGGAGTTGGTTTAATGTTATTACCTAACATTCCTGCAACGACATATATATCTTGGACTGGATTAGTAATAATTGATAAATCAGATAATACACCATACATAGTAAATGATGGTAAATCTTGTATGAAGTATATATATTGGGATATGAATGATAATCCATATGTTTTAAAAGAAAGCAATGAATGGATAAAAGAAACAGCAACTAAAAAAATGATATATATAAATGAAAATGGTATAGGAACACAAGTTCCCCATGACGATTATGATATTTATTATAATGATACTGGTAATGGAGCTTCTTCTAAATTAACAGGTGAAGCATTAGGTAAATATGATGAATTAAATGGAAAATATATGACAATAAAAGAAGATGTAGATGGAATTAAACAAGTATTAGGTTCTACTGAAAGTGGTTCAGGTTCTTTGGTCGAAAGAGTTAATAAAATAGAAAAAACAGCTGAAGAAACTAAAGAAACAATATCTACTGTTGAAAAAAACTTTAGTAATAACAAAGAATTAGAAGAATTAAGAAATAATATAAATGTTTCAATGATAAATCTAGGTGAAACATTGGCTCAATACGAAGAATTAATAACAAAAGTATCAGAAGATATGGAAATTTCATCTGATGAAAAAATAGACATATCAGCTATACAGAATCAATTACTAGATGATTATACTGTTATGTCACAATATCATCAAGTTTTAATTGAGAGATTAAAGAATTCAGAGGAAGATAATACTGAGACAATAAATAATTTAAATAAAAATTTAGATGCATTAAATACTTCTATTAATAATTTAAACTCATTAGTTAATGATTCTATAAGTGATAACACAATAGTCCCTAGTGAAATTACTGTTATGTTAAATGCAATAGCTAATGTATCTGTAAAAAATACTCAATATAAAAATGCAGTATCAGATGCAATACTATTAGGTATAGGTGGTAAATTAGTAGAAAGTATTTTAGACATAAGAAAAACTTCTAATAATTTTAGTCAAACAATATCTAAAATGGAAGAAGATATTGATGGTAAAACTGGTTTAAAAGTTTTAGTTCAAAAAAATGCTACTGCAATTAAACAAACTGCTGATAATTTAATTTTGAATTATGTTAAGTACAATCAAACCACTTCTCAATTAACTATTGGAGATAATGTAATTAAATTAGATGCTGGAAAAGTATTAATGACAGGAACATTAACTTGGGATAGCTTAGACGATTCAGCTAAAAAGAATTTAAAAGGTGAAGCAGGTTCTGCTCAATATGTAATGTTAGTTGGCGACCAAATATTTAAATATGATAAAGATGGAAATCCTAATGTTTCATCAATAACTTTAAATGTTCAAGTATCCAATATACAAAATCCTGTATTCGACTGGTATTATAGAGATGCTAAAGTAACTAATGAATGGACAAATATACCTAGCAATTCTAACTTAAGTTCATTTATATTAAAACATGATGACCCAATATGGGGAAATAATTCAAATTCTATCACTATAAAAGTAGTATGTGGTGAATATACTGATGAAATGACTATTGTAAAATTGCATGATGGTGTAGTTGGTCAAGATGCTAAATCAGTATCAATTAATGGTAATCAATTATTTAGATATAAAGGTGGTTTTACAGAAACTCCAAATCCAACTTCAATTACATTAACAGCTACTAGAAATAATATATCTGCTGATAGAACTTCAAGATGGTATTATAGAGTTTCTGAAAATGATGATTGGACTGAAATAACTTCATCAAAAAATGCAAATACTTTAATAGTAAATCATGATAGCTATTTTGGTGATTCAAAAATATTAATGATAAGATATGAGATAGACACTTATTATGATATTATGACATTAGCAAAAATTACTGATGGTTCAGATGGATATGCAGTGTTATTAACCAATGAAAATCATAGTGTTCCTTGTGATGAAAATGGTAACTATACATTTGAAGCTATAAGTACTGCTTATACTTATGTAAAAGTTTATAAAGGATTATCTGAAATTACTTCATTTAACCTAGAGAGAATAGATGATGGTTGTACTTCTGTTTATAGTAGTGCAACAAGAAGATTAGATGTAACTTCATTATCTAAAAATATAGCTACTGTTACATTAAATATAACAGTAGATAAAAATACTTTCCAAAAAGTAATGACTATAACTAAATCAATAAAAGGGGAAAAAGGTGAAGAGGGTACAGGTGTTAATATAATTGGTAAATTAGAAAATAAAGACCAATTACCTACAACTGGTAAACCTGGAGATGCTTATGTTATAGACGGTTTATTATATGTTTGGTTAGAAGAAAATAATGGTTGGTCAGATGGAGTACCTTTTAGAGGAGAACAAGGTATACCAGGTAAGAATGGTACTGACGGAAGAACTACTTATTTACATATAAAATACAGTAATGATGGCAAAACATTTACAAATAACAACGGAGAAGACACTGGAGATTGGATAGGACAATATACAGATTATGTTGAAGCTGATTCAACTAATTTTGCTGATTATAAATGGAAAAAGATAAAAGGTGAAGATGGAGAAAAGGGTATAGTTGCAAATTTAACTAATGACACTCACATAGTACCTATTGAACCTGATGGTACTTTTGGAGAAGACTCTTTTAAAGATTGTTCTGCTAAGATAACTTTATCTTATGTTGGACAAGAATTAATTAATGGAGTTTCATATAGTGCTAAACCTAATAGTGATATAGAAGGTACTTTAGATACAAAAACAGGAACTTATACAGTTACAAATTGGACAGGTGAAGCAAAAGGTACTTATGTTGATTTAATAGCTACTTATGATGGAGTATCATATACAAAAAGATTTTCAATCAATAGAGCAAAAAATCCTTTAGATGCATATACTGTTGTATTAACAAATGAAGCACATGTTTTTCCTGGTGATATTTCTAATGCTTTAGCAAGTTTTACTACTTGTAATGTCTTAGTATATAGAGGAGACCAATTAGTTAAAGCTACTATTGGAACAATAGAAAATATACCTAAAGGAATGACAATCACTATTGATAATAACAATACAATTACTCCTACTATGAATATAAATGTTAATACTAACTTAACTGAAAATGGTGAATTAAGTATACCTATTACAGTTGGATTATTAAAATTTACTAAAACATTTACTTATTCAATATCCTTTAAGGGTATGCAAGGAATTCCAGGTACTCCTGGTAAAGATGGTAAAGATGGGAATTCAGTAAGAGTATTGGGAAGATATGATAGTAAAGAACAATTAGATTCTGCTCATCCTACTGGAAATGAAAATGGTGACGGATATATAATTAATAAAGATTTATGGGTATGGACAGAAGATAAATTTATAAATGTTGGTCAGTTCCAAGGTGAAGATGGTACTTCTGCTTATGTACATATTAGATATTCTAATGACGGAGTAACCTTTACTGGTAGTGATGGTGAAGAAGTTGGTACTTGGATGGGTATGTATGTAGATAATATTGAAACAGATTCAACAGTGTTTTCAAAATATAAATGGAAAAAAATAGAAGGTTCAGATGCTAGATTATTATCACTATCTGCAAGTAGACAAACAATAGCTTTTAATAGCGATAATACATTAAAAGATAATTCTGAAATAGTATTAACAGTTAATCAACAAAATTTTAATGATATTATAACATGGTCTACTTCACCAAATGTAGAATTAGGTAGTAGTGGTAATAATAGAACATTAAATCCAACAATCTTTACAGATAATAACCAAATAAAAATAACAGTAACTGGTGGAGGTTTAACCGATAGTATTACAATAGTAAAAGTATTAGATGGACAAAAGGGTTCAGATGGTACTTCAGTTAAAATATTAGATTCTTATAATAGTAAAGAAGAATTAGACCAAGCTCATCCTAATGGAAATGAAAATGGTGACGGATATATAATTGATAAAGACTTATGGGTATGGAATGGTAATGAATTTATAAACGTTGGTCAAATAAAAGGAAATGATGGGCAAGATGGTCAAAATGGTTTAAATGGTACTTCTGCTTATGTACATATAAAATATTCTAACGATGGTGGTACAACATTCACTAATAATAATGGTGAAGACCCTGGTGATTATATGGGTGTATATACAGATGAAATTAAAGCAGATAGTACAAATCCTTCTGATTACACTTGGAGTTTGACTAAAGGTAATGATGGTTGGGATGCTTATACTGTCTTACTAACAAATGAATCTCATACATTTGCAGGTAATTCATCAACTGCTTTAGTTGGTTCTGCAAATTGTGGTATTATAGGTTACAAAGGTGGTACTCAAGTAGCTACAACAATAGGTAATATTACAGGAATGCCAAATGGTATGAGTGTATCAATAACAAATAATGGTACGACAAATACTTATTTTATAGTTACAGTATCTAATAGTATGTCAACAAGAAATGGTACGTTAACAATTCCTATTACAGTTGATGGAATAACATTTACAAAAAAATTTACTTACGCTTTATCATTAAAAGGTGAAGATGGTACAGATGGTACTAATGGTTCAGATGCTAGATTGCTATCATTATCTGCAAATAGACAAGCAATAGCATTTGATAAAAATAATTCTCCTAAAGATTCAACAGTTATAACTTTAACTGCTAATCAACAAAATTTTAATGATACTATAACATGGTCTACAAGTCCAAATGTTACTTTAAATGGTGAAGGAAACACAAGAACCTTATCAGTTAATGATTTTACTAATAATTTAAAAATATCTATTACTATTAAAGCAGGTGACTTAAGTGATACTATAACATTAGTTAAAGTAATTGATGGTGTAGATGGGATAGATGGTTCTGATGGAACTGATGGTGTAGATGGATGTACTATTAACTTAACTAATGATAATCATAGCTTCGTAGCTAACGCAGAAGGACAAATTGAAATGCAACAAGCTGTCACTACAACAGTTATATCTTATAAAGGTAGTGAGATTGTAACACCTAGTTTTGGCACAATGCCAACTGTTAATGGTTTAAAAATCACAAGAGATGGATTAACTATAACAATAGTTGCTTTGGTTGGAAGTACACTTGCTTCAAATGGCTCATTTAATATTCCTGTAATAATTGATGGAATAACTTTTAATAAAGCATTTAGCTATAGTAAAGTAAAATGTGGTGATGATGGAGCAGATGGATATACCATAATATTAACTAATGAAAACCATACATTTCCTTGTGAAAATAATGGAACTATAGAAACAGCTATTACTACAACAACACAAGTAAAAGTTTACCAAGGTACTAAAGAAATAACACCTACTATTGGTACTTTACCTACTGTAGATGGATTAACATTGACTAAAAATGGAACAACTATAACTATTACGGCTATAACAGGTGACAAATTGGCTTCATCAGGTAATTTTAGTGTTCCGATTGTAATTAATGATGTTACTTATTATAAGGTATTTAGTTGGGCAAAAGCATTTAAAGGTAATGCAGGTCAAGATGGTAAAGCAGATTTACCAACTTGGATTACTGAATGGGATACTGGTAAGACAACAATTAATGGTTCAACTGTATTAACTCCTAAAATATTTGCAGGTACAGTTAGTAATGGATTACCAACTGGTGTTGCTATGGGTAAAAATGTATTCGGAACTAGTGGTAGTTATAGTGGTGTTAATGGTATAGTTGGATATAAGAGTGGTACTAAAACTTATGAATTTAATACTAATGGAGAAGTATTAATAGGTAATAAAAATGCTTCACATATTAGTTGGGATGGTAGTAATTTAGAAATAGTAAGTGGTAGTAGTCCAGTTGCTAGTAAATCTGATATTGATAAAGTAAATCAAAAGATTAATGAAATAAAAGAAAATGTAGATGATTATACAATAGTTATAACTAAAGATACAATAGTAACTAAATGTGATATAAATGGAAATATAATAGATTAAGGAAGGTGATATGATGGCAAATCTTTCAATTATTGGTAGTCCTTCGACTACCAATAATAACCTTATAGTTAATTATAGTACGGATATTTCAGATATTACTAATATAGAAATTAGTAATAATGGAAGTAATTACATAAGTGCAACAACTTTTTCAAATAGTTCTGCAATTTTCGATGTATCTAGTTGGAAAAATGGTACTTATAATTCATGTACTTTGAGAGTTACATATGGTAAAAATGGCGAAGAAACACAATTACTTATTAATAATATAGGAAATATAACACAAACAGTAGGAAATTCATTCTATATTCAATATTCTACAAATAAAGCAGTAGTAAAACATGAAGTTTCATGGGATGGAGGAAACACATTCTATGATAAAACAAGTGATGTAACATCTAGTGGTAATAATTATTCTTTTAAACACGATGATAAAACTAGTGCTGGAACTTATAGGATGGCTATAAGAGTTACAACTTCAAGTGGAGAAACAGTAACAAGTAATATATTTACTGTAACTATAAATTCAGGAGTATCAGTAGATACTTATTATACTGTTAAATATAACTTAAATAATGCTACTAGTTCTAATTCAAACACAACTGTTAAAAAGGGTTCTAGTTATTCTACAACTATCACTCCTACAAGTGGTTATAGAATAACTAAAATATATTGCGTAATGAATGGTGATGACATAAGTAATTCAACTGTTAATGGTAATAATATCAATATACCTAATGTTACAGGAGAAATTAATATTACTGTATATACAGAAGCAACTGGTGGAAGTACAGATACTTATTATACTATAGCTTATAATTTAAATAATTCAGTAAGTAGCAATACTAGTACATCTATTAAAAAAGGCTCTAGTTATCATACTGTTATTACTGCCAATGCAGGTCATAAAATAACTAGAATTCTATGTACAATGGGTGGTGTAAATATAATTGATAGAGATGGTACGAGTGGTGATATCAGCATAGCCAATGTTTCAGGTGATATTACTATTTCTATTACAACAGAAGCAATTGGAGGAAGTACAGATACTTATTATACAATAAGATATTCTTTACATGATGCTACTAGTTCTAATACAAGTACCTCTATTAAAAAAGGTTCTAGCTATTCTACTACTATTGCCCCTGAGAATGGTTATAGAATAACTCAAATATATTGTGTAATGGGTGGCACTGATATAAGTAGCTCAGCTGTTAATGGTAATAATGTCTACATAGGCAATGTTACAGGTGATGTGAGTATTTTAGTAAATACAGAAGCAACTGGTGGAAGTACAGATACTTATCCTGTAACTTATACTCTATTTGAATCAACAAGTACTAATTCAGCTACAACTGTTAAAAAAGGTTCTAGTTATTCTACTACTGTTGCTCCAAAAAGTGGTTATAGAATAACTAAAATTTATTGTGTAATGGGTGGTACTGATGTAAGTAGTTCAACAGTTAGTGGAAACAATATCAATATACCTAACGTTACTGGTGAAATTTATATTACAGTATATACAGAAGCGATTTCAGGCACTAAGGTTTATACAGTAACTAGAAATGTAACTAATTGTATATCAACAGGAAGTGATACTTTAGATACTTCAATAACTACAACATTCCAAAGCATAGTTGCACCTAATGAAGGATATACATTAAAAACTTTAACTGTAAGTATGGGTGGAGTTGATTATACTGATGGACTTGGTGTTATAACAGATGTGGAATGGGAAGGAAAATCTGCTAAACAAATAACTATTGAAAATGTACATGGAAATATAGTTATCAATGCAGTTGCTGAAAAAGAAACTACTAAACCTGATATACCTGATACACCAATTGTAGATGATACTTTAGAAATATTACCTTCATGCACATATATTGATATTGCTGAAGGTGGAAATAAAACAATATACTTTAAATTATCAAATAAACCTACATCAAGTACAACTATAAATATTACTTCATCATCTTCTTATTTGACACTTTCTACAAGTCAATTAACTTTTACTGCTGATAATTATCATATTGCTCAATCTGTAAACGTAACTTCTATTAGTGATAACAATAAAACTGATGATGTATATAATATAACTGTATCAGCAAATGGCTTAACAAGTAAAACAATAACAGTAGATGTTATAGATAGTGCTAATAGTAATTTTGAAGTAATTTATGACAATGGTACTTTAGTGGAAGGTGCTTCATTTACATTAAATAATGCAGTTAATTATGGAACTTATATAAGTACTAATCAAAATCAAGATGTTAGTGTTGCTATAAGTAATCATCCATTAAATCTTAATAAAAATGATAAAGTACACGTAGTTTTAGGATTAGGAACAAGTGACCCATCATCAATTTATTCTTTACGTAGTTTGGTTTTAGGTGATGGTTCAGCTAATAACATAAGTAATTCTAACATGATTAATGAGGTGCAAATAAATGAAGCGTTATCTAGTGATGGTAAAGTAGATACTTATTGGACTATTGCTGGTAATTTATCAAATATAACATTGACATTCACATGTTATTTTGCACGAGTTAATATTTATAAAATTTATATAGAAAGAGGGAAATAAGTATGGCAAATACAATAAATTCTACTAATAATCTCACATCCACAAAAATACCTGAATTATATATTAGATATTTCAATCCTAAACAAAAAATTAATGAAACGATAAGTATTAAATATTATGTATCTGATAGTACTCAAGCTGAGTATTTAAATAAAGATGATAGTAAAAGTTTTACAACTATTGTTAAAATAAATGATAAGTCATATTCTAAAACCACTAAAGCAGGAGAATATTCAATAGATATAGGTTCAATTGCTATTACTGGAGAAACTTACTTTAGCATTCAAACCATAGATGACAATGGTGTAGCGAGTATTGAACAATTTTTTGATATACTAATAGTTAATGATACATATAATCAAGTAAATAATTATAATATGACAACTGCTGATTTATCTACATATAATATTACTGTTGGTGAAACTGCTAGTATATCACAAGCTAAAACAAATAATACAGGATTGAACAACTTGTTTAAAGCAGTTAAAAATAATGGTCATAATAAGATTACTATGCTAAATAAAATTTATATGTTAGATTATCATTCTGATAAAGTAGTTTTACCTGACCATTTCACAGTAGATATGAATGGTGCTACATTTAAGGCAACACAATGTAATGACATTAATGTATCAAATCTAGTAGACTTAAGAGATTGCTTTGATTCTCATGTTAAAAATGGTAAATTAATTGGTAACTATGATGGATTTGATTTTGAAGCAACGAAAACTAATACAAATTATAACATACCTGGTGAAGGTCTTGCAGTTGCTGAAATCAATGGTGCAAGATATTCATCTTTTGAAGATATGGAAATGGGATATTCAGTTGGTTACAATTTAGGTGTATTTGGAGGTAAATTAGCAGGATATGTAGGAACTCCTGGTCAATTAGCCTTCCCAAATGCATATTATATAAATGACCAAGGCAACACAGTTAGTAGTACTACTATGAGTACAACAGAATTAATTGATATTTCAACATTGTTAGATAGAGGTGAAATACAATGTAATGTGTATTTAGGATATGGAGGATTGGCTTTAAACAAAGCAGAATTGTTTTTTCATTTTTATGATAGTCATTCTGCATATAAAACAACAATAAAAACAAGACAGTATCAAGTAGTTAAAATACCAAGTGGTTCAAAATCTATGAGAATTACTAGTTTCACTTCAACTACAACATCATCAGGTATGACAATATGCCATACAGGTGGGGCTACAAATTGTGAACTAATTAATGTGAAATCACATAATACAAGAACATGTGCTATGCATCCTGGTATATACAATCATTTGTTAATAAAGAATTGTTCATTCAACTATGTTGCTGATGAAAATGAATATAAAGTAACAAAGTTAGCTTTGGATTTTGAAGATGGATATGAGAACGGTAAAAATTTATTTTTCATAAACAATGAAGTTTATAATGGAACATCTGCTTTGACAATCCAAAGAGGTTTCAATTGTAATGTTATTAATTGTAGAAATTTTGGATTAGACTTAAGAGGACATATAAAAGGAGCAAATATTAAAAATAATTTCTTCAATGATGGAAGTATTTATACTACTAATTTTGACTCTCAATCACATTTAAAATTGGACAATAATACATTCTTTAAAATATTGAAATTCTTAAAATGGGATAATACTGGAAATTATTCTACTGTTGGATTAACTAAATTAGATTGTAAACAAAGTTATCAAAATAACTCTAATATCAATGTAATAATTGATAAAGCGGTTGAAAGTGGTGGTAGTGGAGGAGGAACTACTCCTGAAACATTAACTATAAGTAATATATCAAACATAACACAATCAGAAAAAACAGAATTCTATATTGAATATTCCACAAATATAGCAGTAGTAAAACATGAAGTTTCATGGGATGGAGGAAATACATTCTACGATAAAACAAGTGATGTTGTAGTAAACGGAACATCATATAAATTTAAACATGATAATAAAGGTAATGCTGGAACTTATCAAATGGCTATAAGGGTAACAACAGCTAAAGGTACTACTAAGACAAGTAATGTATTTACTGTTACTTTAGTAGATAATAATCAATTAGCTTTCACTCAATACAAACGACTTAATGAGGGTGTAATTACAGATACAACAGATGGTACATATTATAGTACATTAAATTATATAAGTGTAACTGCTGGTAAATCATATACTATCAATCTTAATAAAGCTAATTATGTATGTGTTTGTTATTACAATTCATCAAATTCTTATGTATCCTATGTCGAAGGCAATACAGATGACTGGTCAAATAAAGCTTTGTCATATACGTTTACTGTACCAGCAAATATAGCTAAAATATTAATATGTGCTACTGGTGATGCAAGTACTGCTATCACAGCTACATTAAAAGAAAATGGTTCAAGTTCAAGCTCATTACTAGATTCTACTGGTGCTTATGTAATAGATGATTTCTCAGGTAATAGTGTAGACTCAAATAAATGGGGATATGAATTGGGTTATGTTAGAAATAATGAAACTCAAAGATATACAAACACTAATGCTGAAATCAACGATGGTATATTAGCATTAAGAGGTAAAAAAGCAAGTGATGGTTCTTGGACATCAGCATCAATTATCTCTAAAGGTCATTTTGCTTTTATGTATGGTAAAATAGTAGCAAGAGTTAGACCATGTAATTGGAATGGTTCTTTTGGTGCATTTTGGACTTTAGGAGACAGTTTTGAATTTGGATATAAAGAAAATGGTAGTCCTGATACATTAGGTGAATGGTGGGCTTATTGTGGTGAATTTGATGTAATGGAATTTTACAATGGTAAACTAACTTGTGGTACGTTCTTTAATGAAAAAGAAGAAAGTGGTCGTGTATGGTATAATAATTATCCTACTGGTGATTGGCATGAGTTTGCTATGGAATGGAATACAGATGGTAGTTTAGTTTTCTCTATTGATGGAAATGAATTAAGCAGAACAAGTGCTACTGATAACAGAGCATTCCATATACCACACTTTATTTTACTTAATCAGGCAATTGGTGCTAGTGGTGGTACTCCTGATAGCAATACAACAGAAATAACTCAATATGTTGATTGGGTAAAATATTATCCATTGAGTACTGATAACCTAGTGTTAAACTCTAATGACTTCTCTTTAAGTGCTATGGATTTTAATGATAGTTCACATAACTGCATGGTAAGACCTACTTTTAATGATAATTGTATTAATAAATCACTAACATGGTCATCTAATAATTCTAGTCTAGTTTGGGTTCATAGTGGACTATGTTCTACTTATGCAGGAGCTAATGGTGAAGTAATAATTACAGGTACTTCACATTCAGGTGTATCAAAACAAATTACATTAACTGTATCAAATGGTACACTAAGAGCTAAAGATTCAGGTGGTACAACTCCTTCTCAAACTATAGGTAACATGACTTATGGAAAAGGTATAAATCAAAGTACACATGTTATAACTGATAATGCAGAATGTTGGGCAACAGTTAATGCAGTAACAGTTGAAAAAGGTGCAACTTATACACTACAAATGGATGCTACATGGACTTGGGCATATGCTTATGACGACAATGATAAATTTGTTAAAGAGTTATTCACTAGTACTGGTAATAATAACTATAAATACACATTCACTGCACCTACAAACAAAATAAGATATGGTTGTTATGACCCAGGTAAGTATTTAACATATTGTAATTTAACTAAAAATTCAACTGCATTAACTATAAGTAATATATCAAACATAACACAAACTGAAAAAACAGAATTTTACATTGAATATAGTACAAATATAGCAGTAACAAAACATGAAGTATCATGGGATGGTGGAAATATGTTCTACGATAAAACAGAGGATGTAACTGCTAATGGGACAACTTATAAATTTAAGCATGATAATTCAGGTAATGCAGGAACTTATAGAATGGCTATAAGAGTTACAGATTCAGATGGTAATACTAAGACAAGTAATGTATTTACTGTTACTCTTACAAGCACATCTACTCCTACACCAGTATACGAATTAGCCGATACAGTATTTGACGGTTCTTCTAAATATATAGACACTGGAGTAAAACCATTCAAGACTGCAAGTGATTACACTATATTCATTGACTTTGATGATTATGGAGCTAGTCAAGGGCAACAGCCATATTTATTCCACTGTGCATATGAGAATGCCGACGGTGACGGATTAAAAGTATATTATAATAACGAAGATAATCACTACTATATAATAGGAAATAGACAAAACGCTAGCGATGGTACTTATGAATCTAGTTGGACATTAGTTGGTGGTAAAAATAATAAAATTGCTATAGCAATCTCTAAAGGTGTGGTTAGCCAAATAGTAATAAATGGCTCAGCTGTTGCAGTTACTAAGAATGCATACGACATGAACGACTATTCATTAATACTAGGAGCTTATCAAGATGCGGAATGCAATAAGAGTAAATATTGGAAAGGTACAATACATACTTTCAAAGTATGGAATTCAGCTTTCACAGTAGCTCAATTAAAAGAACTATGTAACTCATCTAGTGGAGGTGGTAGTAACCCAGGAGGTGGCGATAGTGGTTCAAGCGATGCTTATAGACCAGGTAGAACCCTAATATGGGAGGATGACTTCACTGGTACAACTTTAAATACTGCTAACTGGGATTATGAAAACAACTATAGTAGACCGAATGAAGTTCAAAATTATGTGGCAGGAACAAATAACGTATGGGTAGAAAATAGTAACCTTGTTATAAAAGCTAAGAAGGAATGGTCAAATGGTAAAGAATGGTCAAGTGGTTGTATCCATACAGACAACAAACGAGAATTTATGTATGGTAGATTTGAAGCTAAAATTAAGATACCACAAACAATAGGTTCATTCCCAGCATTTTGGACATTAGGAGGTAACTACGAAGAAGGTGGAGGAATTACATGGCCATACTGTGGTGAAATCGACATCATGGAACACAAATATGGTTATGCTTGGACTACAGCCGGTGCATTGTACAGAACAGACTTAGTATGGGACAACTGGGATGCGAAAGATTTAGGTAGGGTTGATTCAGGAAACATAGGAAGCTTCGATGATTACCATATCTATGCTATGGAATGGACTCACGATAGACTAGATTACTATGTAGATGATAGACTTATAGGACATTCTGACATATCCGATGATAACACATGGTTCATGTTCCACCAACCACATTATATTCTACTAAATCAAGCTTTAGGTGCCGCCGGTGGTAGTGTTCCTAGTAATATGACTGAATACACTATGTATGTTGATTGGGTTAGAGTTTACGCTCCTCAAGAAGCACCGAGTGGTGGAGGTACTTCAAATCAAATTTGGTTTGAGGACACAAGTGCTAGACATATGAATAAATGGTCTAAACTTGGATTAATACTTAAATTCAACGAAAGTTGGAATAATAAAGTAGTTACATGGAAATCTAATAATACAAACATAGCTACTGTATGTGGTGGTAGAGTAGACTCTAAAGGAGTTGACGGAACTTGTATTATAACTGCGACAACATTAGAAGGTAATTCAGCTAGCATAACTGTTAATGTAGGTTCAGGAGGAAGTAGTTCTGATAGTACTGAATATGAAACATCTATAGCATCTGATTACATTTTAGACAAGATGTACCCCATGCCACAAAATCATGAAGTTTTGCCCAGTGGAGTAACTGACACTTGGGCAACTCAATCACGTTGGGAAAATCAACAAAGACCTACTGCAATAGCTCACAATTGTGGTCAAGCAGGTTGTCCAGGAGCAGTACAATTTAGAGCATTAGGTGCGTGGGCAAATGTATACAGAGTTAAAAATTCAGGTTTTAGTACAAATACTGGAGTGGAAATGAGAAATATAAAAGTTTATGGATGGTATAATGGTCAATGGGAAAAAGTGCAAGATTTACCAGTTCCTAATGGAAACTTCTATGCTGAAAGTTTTTCAGGTGATAGTAATCAATATTTTAGTGACAGTATAAAAACTACAAGCACTAGTAAAACTATAATCTTACGAGAAACCAATAAGGTTAATGGTGAAAATTGTATGTATCACCCATTCTCTGATATTAAAAACTTTGACACAAAATATGAATATGTATATACTTGCATAGATTTACGTAAGGTAAAATGGAATGAAAGTGGTACAGATGATAGAGATAGTTCTCATTATTGTGCAAGTTGTGGTGGTGACTGGTGGTTAGCTGAAGGTTTAACATTTGATAGTAGTTGGCAACATAACAAAGGTATAGCTCAACCTAAGATAATAGAAATTACAAAAGAGTGGAGAAGATTCTCAATGACTACTGTTCCACAAAATTGGACTAACGGATTCCCAAAATAGGAGAGTGATTAAATAATGAGTAGTTATATAAGTAATTCGTTTTCAGTATCGGTCAATAGACCGACTACTGGAACAATTGAACCAGTATCAACAGTTAATATATATAAAAATGAAAAAATGTTACAAGCTGTAAATGGTACACCAGGAGATGGAGAATATAAAGTTATTATAACAAATACGACAAATTGTAGTGCTAGCATAAAATCTGATAATAAAACTATATTATTAAATTCTGTATCAGGAAATAATGGTACAATAGAAATATCAGTAAATATTGAAAATAAAAAAACATATAGTAAAACTATTTCTGTTGCTAATGTTAATGATACATCTGTTTTAAGTAGTAATTTTAGTAGAATTGAACAAACTGCTAATAAAATAAGTTGGTTAGTAAAAAGTGGTACTAGTTCAAGTAATATGACATTAACAGATGAAGCACTGGATATTATTTCAAAAAATATTAATATTACAGGTAAGGTTACTTTTTCTAGTTTAGATAGTTATACTCAAAATAGAATAAATAATTCATATGATTTAACTTCATCTTGGAAATATGGAGGAACAACTACAATCAATGGTGCTAAAATACAAACAGGTACAATAACAGCCGACCAAATAAGTGCCAATGCAATTACAGGTAAAAATATTACAGGTGGTACAATAAATATAGGTAGTGGTACTTTTATAGTTAATAAAAATGGTCAAATTGTTGCAAGTACAGAGCCTAACGAAAAAGGTCAATATTTGGAAATGAATAGTTCAAATTATAAAATTTTTAATGGTTCTAAAACTGTTGCTATGACAATGGGGTTTAGAGATTTAGACTTTGAAAATGGTAATATATCAACTTCATCACCATCAATATTTTTAGGTGCAAATGGTATAAATATTGACGGTGGCACTAGTTACTCAGCTGGAACAGGTAGATATTATGGTAGAATATTTGCAACAGATAATAAAACATCTATGACAAATACTCATGTTGGTGTTCCTATGATGGAAATAAACTTTAATACAAAATATACTGATTATGATACCAATCATCCAATAGCAAGTCAATTTAGACTTTTTGGAGATGGAGATATAGTACTAGCTCCAGTTTGTGACTTCCAAATAAGAACCCATCAAAAAGATAATCAAGTAACAAAAGGAGGTTCAGAGTACGAAATAGCTTACTTTGCTTCAAGTTCATCTGAATGGTATCCATCATTTATGAGAGCTTATGCAATAACAAATAATTATAATAAAAAAGGTTTGTTTTTAGGAGATTATTACATGAGTGCTGATGGTAACGGTTATGATTCTAGTTTAGGTAGTTTTGTTAGTGCAGTTCTTGTAAAAGCTGGTGTAGCAAGTTCAGGAGCTAAAATGAGAACATTTAGACCTCATGCAGATAATGTTGCTATATTAGGTTCAGGTAGTTATAGATGGTCAAAACTTTATTGTGGTAGTAGTTCAATAAATACTTCAGATAGAAGATGTAAGACAAACATAAATTATCTTACTTCAGATAACGCAAGGGTCGCAAGTAAGCCATTATTTGATGAAAATGAAATATGGAATTTTGTAAAAGATATTGATTTTGCAACATATAACTTTATAGATAACGAAACAGGAGGAGCTAAAGAAGATAATCAAATAGGATTTATTTTACAAGATTTAATTCAGTCTTATCCTGATTTGACTAATTCTTTATTATTAGATAAAGGTAGTTATGATATAGAAGAAGGCGAAGATGATACAATAGTTCCTATGTTAGGATATAATAGTGGAAACTATGTTAATTTATTAGGTTGTGCTTTAAAACAAGCATTGCAAAGAATAGAAAAATTAGAAGAACAAATAAATAAATAGATTAAAGTCTTATAAATATAATGTAAAATAAAAATAAAGGAGAGATATTAATGGATATAAAACTTGAAATTGCTTTTCAACAAGCAATGGAAGAAATAGCAAATTTAAATCAAAGAGTGATTCTTGAAAAAAGTTTAAGAATACAAGTAGAAGAAGAAAATAAAGAATTAAAGGAAAAAATAGCAAAATTAGAAAAAGATAATCCTCAATAAATATAAATAAAAGAAGGTGATAGAATGAGTGATAACTTAATAAAAAAACCTTTAACTATTACTATTAATGGAAACACTGCTAGTTTAAATGAAACTATGTATTTTTATCAAGAGGATAGATGGATAGATTTTGAATTTACTATAGCAGATGTAAAATATAAATTTAATGAATATAGTGGTAACATATTAGTTGAATCCAATGCTTCTTATGCAGTAATTAAAGTATTAAAACCAAATGGTGATAGATTTATGACTGATAAATTACCAATACAAAATAATACAGTTATACTTTCTATAACAGATGAATTCGCTGATGAATGTGAAGAATGTGGAACTCACACAATGCAGATACATTTATATGATGATGAAAGAAATGATGCAACAGGAAAAAAAATACAAGGTAAAGTTACTATTCCACCTGTAAATTTTGAAGTATATGAACCTATATTTCATGATGATAAAAGTATGGCAACTGTTTCTTGTGTAAGAGCAGATGATGAATAATGGCTGAAAATTATATTACAAAAAATATTGTTGTTACTATAAATGGAACTACTGTGCAATTAGATGAGCCACTGTATTTATACCAACGTGATAAAAATATAGATGTATATTTTTTAATAAGAAATTTTAAATATGACTTTGCAAAAGGTACTCAAGAAGAAGTTAATGTTGTTGAAAAAACAAATGCTAGTTATGCAACAATAAGAGTATTAAAACCTGAAATCTATGCAACAAAAATTGGTGAAGATGGCAAACCACTTGGAGAAGATGGTAGAAAATTTGTTAGTGATGAACCAATACCAGTTGTAGATGGAAAGGTTTTATTTACTGTTACAGAAACTTTTATAGATGAAGTAGAAGAAATAGGTAATTATCAACTTCAAATTTCTTTATGGGATGAAAATCAAGGTGGTAAAATTACAATACCACCTATTCCTTTTGAAGTTTTAAAACCCATATTTCCTGATGAATATGTTGGAGATTTTACACCAGGGCAAATAGATATAACTAAAATAGGAATGTCAAGAATAGTCAATGATGATTATGTTATTAGTGGTAATAATGACAATGAAATTAGTGTTATGGCTTTGCGAGAAGATAGTGGTTTAGAGGAATGGAAATATGGACAAATAATTTCAGCCACAAGAATGAATGCTATAACATCTAATTTAAATGATATATGGACTGAATTAAAAGAACTAGGTAAATCTATTGATATAAATGCTTCTAATGTAAAATATGACAATGCTTTATATCCAACAGTATCAAAAGCTTTAGATAAATTGTTATATATAAAATTAGCAATATCTAATTTTTCAGTAAAATTAGATGAAACTTATTCCAATAATATTATTTGGGAATTAGGAAAAACTTTTAATTCACCAATAACTATTAATTGGAGTTATAATAAAACAATGGAAGAAATAACAAATCAAACTCTAACACTTCCAAAAAGTGGAGTAATTAGCAATCTTGAAAAATCCTTAACATATACTTGCAATGATACAATAAATGGAAATGATAATTATTCTTTTAAAATAACGGCTACCGATGGTAAGGAGACTATAAGTAGAACAATAACACTTATTCATTATAATAAGGTTTATTGGGGCACTTCAAGTAGTACAACTTTTAATAATACTTTTATTGCTACTTTAAAAAATAGTACGTTAAGTAATAATATAAAAAGAATTATAAATGTTACTGCCACATCTAATGAATATATTTACTATGCATTTCCCACAAGATTAGGTACACCTGTATTTAAAGTTGGAGGATTTGAAGGTGGATTTAATAAAGTTAGTACAATCTACTTTACTAATTCTTATAACTATGTTGAAAAATATGATATTTATAAAAGTACAAATGCAGGATTGGGAAATACAACTGTAGATATATCTTAGTAAAGGTGGTGATTTTATGGCTATAGAAATTATAGATACCTTAAAACAAAAGAATAATGGTACTTTTGGTTTAGTAGATAGTAACGATATTATTGGTGGATTTTATCAAACTGATAATATAACTGAAAGAAATTCCATACCTTCAAATAGAAGAAAAGAAGGTATGTTTTGTTGGGTTAAAGAAGAAAAAAAGGTTTTTCAATTAGTAAACGGATTGACTAATGAATGTTGGATTGAATTTAAATCAGGTAGCTCGGATAGTGGAGGTACTATAATAGATGGATATGCACATATATGGATAGGTGATAAGCCACCAAAAGATAAAAATATGTTATGGTTAGATACTAATTCAGATGGAATATTAGAAGATGAAACCGATATAGAAACAGTAAAAAAATTACTTAATAAAATATCTGATTTAGAAATAAAAATATCACAATTAACTAAAAGGGTTGCTTATTTAGAAGAACATGGAGTAGTTAATCCTGATAAACCTGATAAACCTGGCGTATTAACAAGTGTTGGCTTGTTACTTGAAGATGGAACACCTTTATTACTTGAAGATGGAACTCCATTATTGTTAGAGGGAGAAAAAAGCGAAAGTAGTGGCAATGTAATAAATGGAATATTATTAGAAGATAAAACAAATATATTATTAGAAGATAACACTCCATTGTTATTAGAATAAATATAGGAGATGATAAATAAATGGCAACAGAAGGTAAAAAAATAAGTCAATTAACAGAAGTGTTAAGTGTTGACAAAGAAAATGACTATATAATCGTACAACGTGGGACAGATAATAAAAAGTTAAAATTAGCCAATGTGATGACTACGGATAATATGGGCGACAATTATGTTGATTTAAAATCATATGAAGATAAAAGTGAATTCAGATTAATTATAAATGATGATGGAAAAGTTCAAGTATTTCCAAAAGAATGCGTTGAAGGTCATACTTATGCTGAAAATGATAATTTACAAATGCCCTTAAAATTAGCTAGCTATATAGGTAATTCTCAAACTGCATTATCTACTGCTAATAATGGAGGTATTGTTATAAATCAAATTTATGGTGGTGGAGATTTAATTCCTAGTTCAACTTTACAAGCACCTAGCGTTAGTCATAGTTTTGTTGAACTATATAATTGTAATGTTGTAGATATTAATCTAAAGGGATTATATTTACATTATAAAGGTAATGATGAAACTGTTTGGAAAACATTAGCATTAAGAGGACTTTTACCAGCTCATACTGCTTTTTTAATTAGAGGTAAACAACACGGAGATTTAATGAGTGACTTAGTAAGATGTAAAATATATGATTATGACCAAGAATGGATAGATGCTGATAAAAATGAACCAATAGCATTTAGTAGAAATGGTATGTCAATGTATTTATCAACTAACTCAGTACCTCCTGAAGTAAATGAAAATCCAAATAGATATCTTATAACTACTGATAGTACTGGTGTATCAACATTATCATATGTTGATGGATATTATGTAGATTTATTAGGTGTAGGTAGTGCTGATGGAACTAAGAACCCAGTTGCATATGAAAAATTCTATTGGACTTGTATGGATAAAGATACTGCAATAAGAAGAATAGATTTTTACAATAATAAGAATAACAAATATGATTCAAAAGCTATAAATTATAAAACTTGCAATATAGAACATTATAGACCAAGAAGTTTAAGAGATGGAATTTGGGATAACTATTGTGATAAAGCAAGTATAAATGAAAATATACCTAATCTTATAGATATAACTTTTGGTGAACAACCTACAACAAGACTTTTTACATGGCAATCTGTTTTAACAGATAATGGTTGTGTGAGACTTAGAAGAATAAAAGATAAAAGTGGAGTAGCAGTAACTGAAAATTGGAAAGAATATGAAAGTGAACGTGAAATAGTTAATAATCATGGTACATTTATGACAATACATAGAACTAAAATAACTAATATAACACCTGGTTTATATGAATATCAATGTGGAAAAGAAGGTTATTGGTCAGATATACAAATGATAGAAATGAGAGAATATACAGATACTAGCACTATTAAAATGCTATGGACTACGGATTAATTTTAGTCCCTATGTAAAGAAATTTATATAGCAAACCCTTTGAATTGCTGGAAAACCCTTAGAGCCTTAATACTACAATAGAGAGGAAACTACTCTATGAAAGTTTGAAAAGTTTAAGGATTGGGTAATCAGCAGGTAAGATTCTAAATTACTATAAGTAATATGAATAAACTTCAACGACTAAGTATCCTAGTAGTCTAGGTAGTGGAGGGCATCCCTTCATGGGATGATGATATAGTCTACTCTCATGTGAAAGCATGAGCAGTTTTCTTTGAGTAAGAAAACGGATAGAATAATAGCGATATTCTATTGAATATAAAGGCAACAAGGATTCACACAACCTGAATATGAGGCTTGGAGAACTTGTGTTAAAGCTATGCAAACTAGAACTGATTTTTATAATAGTTATGGTTTGCCTGTATTTGATTTTCATTTGAATACTGGAGTAACAAATTAAGCTCCCTATGTAAGTAAATTGCATAGCAAACCCTTTGAATTGCTTGTAATCCCTAAAGTCAACTAAACTACAACGTGGCTAGAAATGGCGAACGTGAATGTGGCGAAAGCAGAAAAAATTAGTTGAATGGTATATGGTTAAACCCTAAGTACTTTTGTAATGGGTGTCTAGCAGGTAAGATTCTAAATTAAATTATAAAATTAAGTTTATTTTTTATAAAAATATAAGTATAATATAAATAGGGGGTGAATATTATGGGTAAACGTAAAATGAGTGAAGAACATAAAAGGAAACGATTAGATATAGTTAAAAAGAAATGTGATGAATTAGGCTATACATTATTGACAAAAGAGTATATTAACAATAAAACAAAATTAGAAATTGTATGTGATAAAGGACATTTATGGACACCAACTTTTGATAATTTCATTATGAAAGATAGAAGATGTAGAAAATGTGCTGATAAACAAAATGGTATAAATCAAAGGTTATCTTGGGAAGAAGTGCTAAATAGAGTAGAACCTTATGGATATAAAATGATTAGCAATAAAGAAGATTATATCAATCAAGATTCTAAACTCAAAGCCTTATGTCCAAATGGACATATTTATAAATTTAGTATAAATAATTTTCAACGAGGTAAAAGATGTTCTCAATGTAAAATGTCCGGTGGCGAACAGGAAATATCAAGAATATTGAATAAATATTCTATAGAATATAAATTCAATTATAAATTCAATACGAATAATATAATAAAAACAAAGCCTTTTGATTTTAAAATATTAAATAAAAACATATGTATTGAATATGATGGACAACAACATTATCATTTTCAATTTGATAATAATCTTTTAGATTTAATGAATAGAAAACATATAGATACTATAAAAACAAAATATTGCGAAGACAATAATATAAAACTTATTAGAATTCCTTATTGGGAATTTGATAATATAGAAAATATACTTATAAAAGAACTTAATTTAAAATAATTTAATATGAATAAACTTCAACGACTATATATACTAGTAGTCTAGTTAGTGGAGGGCATCCCTTCATGGGATGATGATATAGTCTACTCTCATATGAAAGTATGAGCAGTTCATAAGAGAACGGTATAAAGTTTAACGAACTTTATATGAATATTAGGACATTTCACAAAACGCCTCTAATTTATTTGAATGGTTATATTACACTGATTATGCTAAAGAATTTTGTAGAAATATACCTCATTTAACAGCTTGTGGTAAATGTTAGCCACCTTTACATAGTGATATGTAATGAAAAACTCATTGAATTGCTGGGAAGCCCTAACGTAAAGACGAGGGTAATCAGCAGGGAAGTCTCTTTAAAATGGGAAACCTTCAACGACTATCCCTTGGATGTTGAAATACATCAATAGGAGTACGGCTCAAGTGATTGGAGTGGGTGAAATTCCCTTAAATGGAAGTGGTGAGCATCTCAATGGAGATGAAGATATAGTCTACTCTCATATGAAAGTATGAGCAGTTTTGTATATATACAAAACGGATTAAGTGTAGCGAACTTAATTGAATATAAAGGAATAATGACCTTGTTGATAAAAAATATGGATTTGCTTATGACCATTATGTAACATTTGAAAATCAACCAAGATTAAATGATTATCATAAAGAAGTTTTAGCAACAACAGATTTTCCTATGGTATCAACTTATTCATTTGATTTAGGGTCTACTCATTTCATATGTTTAAATTCAAATCAAGAACAAATGTATGATGATTATGGTATAAATCAAACAGAATTCTTATTAAAACAAGCATATTTCCTAGATAGAGATTTATGGAAAGTTAGTAAAAGAACTACAAAACCTAAATGGGTAATTGTATATGCACATTTAAGTCCATTTACTGTAACAAGAGCAAAAAGATTACAACATTGGATACCTATACTTGAAAAATATGGTGTAGATTTATTCTTATGTGGTCAAGTTGACCTGGTTGTCGAGTAATCGGCTTCAAAAATTACAGATTTAATTGCAGGTAATTCCTAAAGCCTTACACCACAATAGAGGGGGAAACTACTCTATGATGGTATGAAAGTAGAAAAAACGTAAGGATTCTTATATGGTTAAACCCTAAGTAAGAGTTAACAATGGATGTTCATGCAGGTAAGATTCTAAGTTGCTATAAGCGATATGAATAAACTTCAACGACTAGAGCATAAGCTCGTACACTCAAGCGAGTGGAAAAGGTCTGTCCCTATATAAATAGGGTAAAGAAATAGTCTAATATCCTAATGAAAGTTAGGGCTAGAGTAATTCTAGGCTTGTAAGTAGCGATTACAAGAACAATATAATGCACAATCACACATATTCAAGAAGTATACCAATCAAATGTGGATATGAAAAATCTGCATATGCAGATATGATTAATGAAAAAAATTATAATACTTATGTACCAAAAGGTGGTAAAAATTATACTTTAGTGAATGAAACAAAATTAAATGGTAGTGAAATAACTAGAAGTGCTAATATATCTCAAGGTGTTTATTATGTTATGTTCCAAGCAGGTGGGGCTAAACAAAGTGGTAAAGAAAAAGCAATTGATATGAGTACTATAACATTCTTAAATAGTACTGGTGGAACAGTAACAAGTGGTACTGAATATACTAAACATTTCCATAGTGGAACAAATAGACCTTGGTGGTATGAATACACTGGTGCTTTACCAGTACAACCTTGTTTTGCAACTTTGGATATTTCACCAACATCAATAAAAATAAGTATGAACTATGTTAAAGCAGTTGAAGCTATAGATAAAGAAACTGGTGTAATGACAGTAGATAAATATGACCCAAATAAACATACAATTGTTAACTTTGATAATTTAACAATAAATTATAGCGATAGAAATCCAGCTTATAGAACTGGAGTATCTGCTCCTTATTATAATGAAAATAAAAATTATTAAAGGGGATGGTTAAATGTCTATTAAAAGATGTATTATTAAAGACGGAAAAGAACAATGGATAGAAGTTGCTGGAGGAAGTAGTTCTATAAATACAGGTGAAGCAATAAATGTTAGTATAAGAGATAATGATAATCTATTTGAAAGTCAAAACGTAGAAGGGGCTTTAACAGAAATATCTTATGAAATACAAAATGTAGACAATGTTTTAACCAATCATATAAACAATTCTGCTATACATGGTGGAGGTGGAGGTGGTGGTAGTATGCCTACCATCACTTCTGATTTTACTATAAATAAATCAGATGGTATAACTGAAATAGAAATACCTATATTTTTTAATTCACCTAACTTAGGAGAAGGTTTAGCTTATGTATTAGTTAATAATGTTGAGGTAGGTACACAAACAGTTCAACAAGGTAATAATACAATTATAGTTCCTCCTTTGGGAGCTGGTAAAAATATAATTATATCAATCTATGTAAAAGATAGAGCAGGACTAATATCTAACCAAATAAACTGGACAGTAACAAGTGGTGGTATAACATTAACAATGCTTACTGACACAAGTGCAGATTATGGTATTACAAGTAGAATAGTTTTATCATATACAATATCTTCTATGACTGGTGAAGATATTGAAGTTTTCTTTGATGTAGATGGTACAACATATAAAACAAAAGGTACAAATGGATATAATACTTATGAAATTACAGGATTAGATATAGGAGTGCATGTTATAACTTATTGGGCAATATCAGCTGAATATGAAACAAAACACAGCACATTCACATTAATAGTAGTAAGTAAAGACCAAGTAATAATATCAACTCAATTTGATTCAACTGTTGAATATGAAAGTGGTATACCAATTAGTATACCATATAGATTATCAGTAGATAGAGATGAAGATTTTACTGTAAATTTATATATAAATAATGTTTTAGATAAAACTATAGTAACTAGACCAGCTTCATTGTATTGGACTATATCATCATTAGATGCAGGTGATTATACTTTAAAAATAGAAGCGAAAAATGAATCTTTAGGAATGAGTAATTATATAGAATTTAAATGTAAAGTTATTCAAGGTGAATATACTAGAATACAACCAGTAATAGATAGTTCTTTAATAGCTTGGTTTGATGCAACAGATAGAACTAATAATGATAATGATAGAGATGTTTGGACAGATAAAATAAAAGGTAATAAAGGTTATCTTCATAATTTCAACTATGGTTCTAATGGATGGTTAAAACAAACTGGTAAAGAAATTAGTGAACTTGTTATGAATGGTACTGCTTATGTTGAAATTGATATGACACCTTTTGCTGATAACTTTAAAAATGGTGGTGTAATTGAATTAGTATTTAAAACTAGAGATGTTGGTAATAGTAACGCTAGGGTTTTAGATATAACTGATACATTGTCACCATATAAAGGTGTTTATATAGATACAAGAGAAGCATACTTATCTACTTCATCACAATCTATAAATGGTTCTATAGGTGAAGATGAATATATACAAGTGTTATATAATATAGATAGAATTAATAAATATTGTCATATAGTTGTTAATGGAGTAATAATAAAATCTTGTAAATTAGCTGATAGTGGTAGTGGTACTTCTGCTATATTAGAATCATTGGCTCACACTAAAAAGATTTATTTAAACTGCCAAAAAGGAACTGATAATTTTGGTTCTTGTGAAATAACACATTTAAGAATATATGATAGAAACTTTACTTTTGATGAAATATTACAAAACTTTTTATCAAATTATGATGACTTAAAAGTACAAAAAAGTAAATCGGATTTTAACAATCCATTAAAAAATATAATGCCTGTTATGAATATAACAGCTGACCAAAAACGTTTAGATGATATGACAGATACAAATAGAGTTGAAGTTGCTATGACATATACATCACCTAATGCTGATTTATATGGACAAACTTTAACAAATGCTAGTAACTGCTTAATGTATTGGCAAGGTACATCTTCTATAGCATATAATATTAAAAACTATAATATATTACTTAGAGATGAAAATAGACAACCAATAATGTATAGTCCTTTTAAAAATTGTATACCACAAGATTTATTTTGTTTAAAAGCAAACTTAATGGAATCTACTAATGCTCACAACGTAGGTATAGCTGAATATGTTCATGATTACCTGTATACAACCTTAAATCCAGCACAAAAAATAGATAGTAAAGCTAGTAGAACAGTACAAGGTTTCCCTATATTGCTTTATATAAATGGTGAACTACAAGGAGTATATGACTTCAACTTAGATAGATATTCAACAAAAGCATTTGGATATGAATTAGATGAATATAAAGATACTTGTAGAGTATATGAAGTTTCAGCAAATACTAATAAAACTGCTGGTGCATTTATTCCTTGGACTAAAGAAACAGGTATGGATGAATGGACATGGTATAAAAATGACTTTGTTGGTATATATCCTGAACGTATACAAAATTCAATTAATGATGATTTCTCTGCATTAAAAACACTAATATCATTTGTGCATGATTCTACCGATGAAGTTTTTACTACAAATTTTGCCACATATTTTGATAAGGAATCAGTAATAAGATATTATATTTTAGTAATGGTTTTGGGAATGGTAGACTCACTTGGTAAAAATGCTAAGTTAGTAACATTTGATGGTGTTAAATGGGAAATGCAATTCTATGACTGTGATACGGCTTTTGGGTTAAAATAATAGCTCAAATAAAACCTTTTCTGATATACGGCGAAACTCCTGGAGAGGACAACGCCTTCCAACTATTATTTATTGACAAATTATAAAAATATATGTATAATATAAATATAAAGAGAATATATATATAGGAGGTGATTATGTGTGTAAGAAAGAGAATAGTTTTGCACAATGGTTTATAAATGAATTTGGATTAGAAAAATTTAACACTGTTATAAATCATGAAAAAAATAAATCATTAGGCATAGATATTTGGAACGTATCAAAGAGAAGTGGTTGTAAAATTTGGTTTAAATGTGAAAATAAAGATTATCACGAATATCAACTTACAGCCGATAAATATTTTATTGGTAATAGATGTAAATATTGTGGTAGAACAAAATATGTTCATCCAAGAGATTCGTTAGGTCAATATATAATTGATAACTTTGGAGAAGATTTTTTAAATAGAGTATGGTCAACAAAAAATAAAAAATCGCCTTTTGAATATACTATTGGAACTGAGAAGAAAGTTTGGTTTAATTGTATCAATGGTATTCATGAACCAAAATTAAGACAAATAAAAAATTCTGTTGCTAACGATTTTAAATGCCCATTTTGTTTAAAAAATTGCCATATTTCAAAATTAGAAAAGAAAGTGTTTTTATATTTAAAAAGCATTTTTAAAAACATAAATAGAGAAAGCAATTGTAATTTAATACCCAAAAATCCTAAAACTAATAAAATAATGCCTTATGATAATGAGATAGTGGATATAAAATTAATAATAGAAGTACATGGAAAACAGCATTATGAATTATCAGGAGATACAAGTGCATGGTTACATGGATTATCACCAAAAGAGTATCTTCATAAAAGAAAATTGTATGATAGGTATAAAAGAATGTACGCAAAGTCCAATGGTTATTATTATTTAGAAATACCTTATTGGGCTGATGATTTAGAAGAAACTTGGAAAATTATGATTGATGATAAAATAAAAGAAATATTAAGTCAATAAATAATAGGGGAACAACGACTAAGCGAAAAGGGCTTGTAAAACAAGTATGCAATAGTCTGAACTCACACTATAACTCAAAATATTAAGAAATGTGAGAAGAGGGGTCATCGGTAATCAGACCGATAGTTTAAAATTATTTCATATAAAATAAAAGAGGGGTGATAAAATAATGAAGAAAAGAAATTATAATCATTTAATAGGTAAAAAAATTGGTTCAATAATTGTACTTGGAATAAATGAAGAAGAAAGTGAAATAAAAAAAAGATGTATTTTAGATATAAAATGTGATTGTGGAGAATTAAAATGCGTTAGAGCAAGTGATGTTGAAAGTGGAAATGTTAAGACTTGTGGAAAACGTAAAATTCATAAAATACAATATTATGATAATATAGAAGGTCAAAAATTTGGAAAATTAACAGCTATTAAATATACATCTACTATAAATAAACATGCTTATTGGTTATGTGAATGTGAGTGTGGCAATTATTGTATTGTACAATCTTCAAACTTAAAAACAAATCATACTACTTCATGTGGTTGTAATAAAATAACAAATACTAATGGAACATTTATAAAACATTTAAGAAATATCCTAAAACCAATAACACTTAAAAAGATAGAAGATGCTGATTATAAATGTGAAATTTTAAATAAAGAATGTGAAATACAAGTGCATCACATAATACCTTTTAAAGATTTATATGAAAAAACATTAGCTGACTTGAATATTGACTTCAGAAAAGAATTAAGTCAATATAATATGGATGAAATAAAAAGAATAGATGATTATTTTTTAAAATTAAACTCGACAGATATTCTTATTGTTATTTCTTCTGAACTCCACATGTCTTTTCATAAAAAATATGGATATAAAAATTTTAAAAAAGAAGATTTTGATGAATTTATAAATAGTGTGAAATAATTTTAACAAGAAGAACCTCTCTCGCTAGACATATTATGTCTAGTCAGTAGCCTTATATGGTGAAAGTAACAGAATGTAGATAATACAGGTGCGTTAAAATATGATGTGGATATAGAAGTTGACCCTGAACATTTCAATACTGCTGATTCAGTATTATGGACTAGAATTAGAGATTTATTCCATAATGATATAGTTGCTGAATATAATAATATGAGAAATCAAAATTTAACACCTGAAAAAATATATGAAAGCGTATTTACAAATCAAATAGAAAAAATACCTGAAAGTCAATATAATCTTAGTACTCAAAAGAAATATCTTGATACAGGTGAATATATTATGATGTCTAATGGTAATAGATATTATAATTTAAAACGTTGGATAAAAGAAAGATTTATATATTGTGATACTTTATTTGATTACACTCCTACAACTGCTAGTTATGTAACTGTACGTTCAGGAGTAGAAGGTAAGGCTTATTTGGATATAGAAACTTATTATCCTATGTATATAACTATAGAGTGGAGGAAACAATATTCCTCGTATGTAGAGAAATCTGCATAGGACACAACTTTAATTGCAGGTAATGGGTAAAGCTCTACACCACAAGCATAGAGAAATCATGTGTTGAAGGTACGAAAGTAGAAAAAACGTAGAGATTCTCATATGGTTAAATCCTAAGTGAGAAGTGATTAAATTCACACAATCCCTGTTCATGCAGGTAAGATTCTAAGTGATAATTTATCATATGAATAAACTTCAACGACTATCCTGGAAAGATAGGTTAAAATCCCTATCAATAGGAGTACGGCTCAAGTGATTGGAGTGGGTGAAATTCCCTTAAATGGAAGTGGGTTGCCCTTAACAGGTAATGCTGAAGGTGAAGAAATAGTCTACTCTCATGTGAAAGCATGAGCAGTTCTTTGAAATTAAATGTTAAAAATTTAATAAAGAACGATATGTATGTAGCGAATACATATGAATATAAAGGAATCAGGCTGATGGTAGTGGTCGCCAAACATTAAAAGTAGGTAGAAATAAAAAAGTAAGATTCAATGGTGAAGTTCAAGCAAAAGACCAAGAAGTACTTGTTTATGGTGCTCCACACTTAAAAACAATAAGTGGAATGGATGGTATAAAGCCACGACATTTATTATTAAATAATGCTCATAAATTAACTGCTGTTGAATGTCCAAATAATACAGAATTAATAAATATTCAGATTGATAACTGTTCTTATTTACAAAGATTGAATTTACAAGGTTGTAGTTCTTTAGGTAACTTAACATCTTCACAAGTACTTATAGTTGATGGATGTAATAATTTAAGATATTTAAATGCATATGGTACAATAATTACATCAATAAGAACTAATCAAGAAGGTGGAAACTTAGTTGAACTATATGTACCTAAAACTTTACAAACATTATCATTAAGAAATCAATATAGTTTAACAACTATAGGAATACCTAATGCTAATGTTCATGGTGATAGTAGATTATATGACCTTAGAAATAAAGCTAGTAATATAGCAACATTTTCATTAATAAATTGTCCTTTAGTTAATAGATTGACTTACAATTCATCATATAATATTAATAGTAATTTCTTTGATATACATGGGAATGAAAGAACTTCAAGTGAAATATCTTCTTTAACTTATGTTGGAAAATGGAGAAGGTTGATGGATTGGGGAAATGGATTAGCTAATGCTAGTGAGATTCATATAGAAAACAGTTGTCTTGATATTGAGGAAATGTCATTTAGAGGTAGTAGTAAATTAGAAAACTTAACATTAAGAAACTTACCTAATTTAAAGACGTTAATGATAGGAGCAAACTGTGCTGGTTATAGATGGAATACACAAAATAATAATTATGAATCAGATAGATATGATACTTATGGTGAATTTAATTGGTCAGGATTAGTTATAAGAGATTGTCCTAATATAGAAGATTTTAGATTTCAAGAATTATTCCCATTCAATTGGAATGGTGGATGGAATGGCAACTTAAGTTATCTTACATTTAAAGAAGGTACTAATTCTCTAAATCTTGCTGAAAAATTCCCTAATTTAAAAACATTTTTCTGTAATTTGGCGACTCAAAATATACATCAAATAATTTTACCTCAATCATTAACTTGTTTAAATACAAGTGCTTGGCAAACAAAACATGATGAAGGTTATCCACATGAAGTTAAATTAGAAAAATTTAATATAAATAGCGTTTATTTTGAAGGAGAACATACAGATGACTATGTAGGTATTGATTTAGGAAATCATTTAATGCATGATGTTAGAATAGTAGCACCTTATGCAACTGAATTAATAGGATTAAATATTAAAAATGAATGGGTTAATCCTATATTCCAAACATTTAAAGAAGATAATCATGAAACAAGACCTTCATTAACACCTCAAGGTAAAATAGATTTATCTGAATTTAAATGGAAAAGAATATCAAACTGGTTTCAATACATTGACTTTACTAAAGGAACTTGTGAAATAGTACAACCTACTAATTGGGATAGTTTCCTAAAAAACATTGAAAGAGCAAGTGGTATGTTCTATCGTTGCAAGAATCCTAATTTCACTTGGGAATTTGCAATGAAATTCTTTGGTAAAATGGCTGATACAAGTGATAAAAATACAATGTATAAATATGCACAATTAAAAGAACAAACTAGTTTTGAAGAAGATGCTGTTGATATGATTTCTAATAAAGGAGCGTTTTATTATGATTATCAAGCTAAACCATTTGAAGGAACTAATTTAAAATATGTTAAATCTATACAGTTAACAGCAACAGATGGATGTTATGGCTTATTTTATGGTTGCGAAAGTATTATAAAAGTTGGAGATATAAGCATGACAGGAAATAATAACAACTGGTATGCTAATGAGAGTTTTTTCCAAGATGCAGTAAATCTTGAAGAAGTTGGAAACATTTATTCAACAAGAAATAAAGAAAATGGAACTACGACTAGTGCTCATGCATTTTTTAGAAATTGTAAAAAATTAAGAAAAATAGGTAGAATTGATATGTCTGTATCAAATGGCAATTATATGTTTAATGAGTGTACTTCCTTAGTAGATGGAAGTATAGAACAATTACCATATACTGGAAAGATGACTAATGGTGCTTATATGTTTAGAAACACTAGATTTACAACAATTGAATTGGAAAATTTATCTAGTTTACAAAATGCTGATAATATGTTTTCTGCTAATCCTAATTTAAAAACAATTCATTTACCAAATATAGATAGAACAAGTCCTTTAAATAATTTGGCAAATACATTTAATGGAGATAAGTCCTTAACAAAAATAACAATTGAAGGAGATACTTTACCAATTGGATTAAAAACTATGACTGGTACTTTTAATGGTTGTATTTCATTAACTTCATTACCACCAATTCCTCAAGATTTTACATATGATATAAATATGCAATATTGTTGTTATAATTGTGATTCTTTAACTGATGATACGATTTATAAAGTAATACCATACAGATGTACACATACTCAATACATGTATGGTTATTGTGATGGATTAATTAATCCAATAGTAGAAGTTAAATCTGATAGTGTTTATGCTAGACAAATGTTTGAATATTGTAAAAATATTAAAACATTAACAGTTAATTTTACAGGTAGATTATTAAGAACAAGTATGTATTTTGCTCAATATTGTACAAATATGACTCAATTTAATATGAAGTTTCCCGATTCTTTATATATGCATGATTATTATGAAACTGGTGTTGCTCATTATAATATGTTACAATATTGTGAAAATTTATCTATTGTGAATTTAGACATGAGTAGTTTATCAAAGACTAATACTAGAAGTGATTTTGGTGGTATGTTTTATCAAGATAAACATATTACAGAAATACATGGATTAGATTTAACATATTTAAAGAAAGTTGTACATCCATTAACATCTAATGGGCAAGACCACTACGATTGGCATAATGATTCTATCACATATGGTGGTTCATATGATGACTTAAGTGTGCTTGAATTAACTGGTAAACTAAATACAAGTTATAACTTTAGAAATATAACTACAATAACACATACTAAAGAAATACTAAAACATCTTGATGTTGTTACTAATGAAACTTTAGGTTTAACTTATAATATTATGGATGCTATTAATGATGAATTAACTGAATATGTTGACCCTGAATTAAAACAATTAGCCCTTACAGCAAGAGATAATGGATGGACTTTCGTAGTTGTATAGGAGAGTGGTAAAATGAAAATTTATGTAAATAATTTAGGAATAACTTGTGTTGAACCTGATGAAGGTTATCTTCTTAAAAAAGGAGATATGATATGTAAAAAAGCATATTTAGGTATTAACGATAGAGCCGAATTATATGAACAAATCGTTGATGAAAATTATGTTTATAAAGAAGAGGATGAAAAAGAAGAAGTAACGGAAACTTCTTCTTTGGATTCTATTAAAGCTGAATTAATTAAATTAAGTAAATCAAAATTAGCTACTTACTTAGAAGAACATCCATTATTTTCTAAAGCTAAATATAAGGAAGGTAGATATTATAATGTAGATAGTGACCATCAATCAAGAATTGCTTCACAATTATTATTGTATCAAGGTAACATATCACTGGGTTTAGAGTATCAATTAACATGGAATGATACAGGTAGTGTATGTGAAAATTGGACTTTTGAAGAATTGTTTAAATTATCCAATGAAATAAATGCTTATATAAAACCAATAATAAAAAAACAACAAGAAATAGAAGTAGATATAAGAAATACTGAAACTAAAGAAGAATTAGATAAAATAGAAATAAAATATTAACGAGTGCAAAAGTCTTATTATACCTATGAGAGTAAATACTTTCATAGGTATTTTTTATTATGGAAGGAGTGAAAAAAATGGATACAGAACATGGAAAAATTAATTTAGAAGAATGGGTAAATAAAGAAATTATCAAGGCTAATAAAATAAATAAATATAACCAAAATATTGATAATTTATGGATACAAATAGAATATTTAGATTCACTAATTGGAGAAAATGTAGAATCTAATAAAATTATTTTCCATAGTGGATTAGAAGATGTTGGTGGTGATACAGTAGAAGATTTCTTAAATTATGTAAAAAATCAATTATGGTTATTAGGAAGTGCTCATATAGATATAAATAATTCCATTAAAACAATTCAAACCAATTTTAATAATTTAGAAAATAAAAAATATAAAGCTACAGATGTAGAATTCAAAAAATATACATATGTAAATGTTGGAGATTTTTTAAATTATTTAGACAATCAATTAACTGCAACTAATGATAAGGTTAAAACGAATGAAAAAAGTATAACAGCTACAAATACTAATGTATCAGAAAATGCCAATAGCATTACAGGTTTAAGAACTCAATTGAAAGGTATTAATACTTCTCTAGCTTCTATAAAACAAACTACTGATTCATTAAAAAATTTAACTGCTGATAAAATAATCTTTGATAATAAAGATTATTCAAATATTATTAACGTTAATGATTTTTTAATTTTCTTAGATAATGCAATAAAAACTAATACAGGTAATATAGATATTAATAAAGCAAATATTGAAAATGTTAAAAAAAGTTTAAATAATTTAAATGCTACTGAAGTAAAATATAATAATGAGAATTATTCTAATGTTAATGATTTTTTAAATTATTTAAATGAAAGTGTTCAAAATAATAAAAAAAATATAGATGAAATTTTAAAGAAAATAGAAGAAATTTCAAATAAATTAAACACTAATTAATATTAAATTTTGGTGATAATAATGAAAAATAATCTAATTAAAAATATGATATTATTTGTAATATTTGGTTTATTGTATTGTGGACTTGAAATATTATGGAGAGGATATACTCATCCATCTATGTTTATAGTAGGTGGTATATGTTGTTTACTAGTTGGATTGATTAATGAAATAACTCCTAATATGCCTATGTGGTTACAATGTTTATTGAGTGCTATTATTATAACAATAATAGAATTTTTCAGTGGTTGTATTCTTAATCTATGGTTAAATTTAGGTGTATGGAATTACACAAATATGCCATTTAACTTATTAGGACAGGTGTGTTTACCTTTTTCAATGACATGGTTCTTCTTGTCATACATTGCCATAAAATTAGACGATTGGCTAAGAAGAATATTGTTTCATGAAGGGTAACTATTAATAAAAGTCTTATTATACTCATGTAAAGAGTTGTTTCTTTACATGAGTATTTTTATTTAAAATTAAGGAGATGATAAAATGAGAGTAAATTTATCAATAGATAATAAAGATAAAGTTATTGAATTTCATTATAAAAAAGTGAAAGGGAATATTACAATTAAATTCATAGATGATGATACTGGTGAAGTTATAAAAACAAAAATATTATCTGATTTAGAACTTGGTACACATAATATAAAACCTACAGAAATAGAAGGATATAAGTTTGTAGGGGAAGAGATTGTTGAAGAAACAGAAGATGAAGAAGAATATGAAGACTATGATGAAGATGAATTAGAATTAGATGATGAAGAATACGACGAAGAAATAGAAGAAGATGACGACGAAATAGAAGAATTAGAAGATGATGAATTAGATTCTATTAAAAAATTTGTAGATGGATTAAGTGGAAAGGATGGGAAATAGATGGATAATAAAGAGCTATTAGAACAATTAAAAAAATGCCTTAATATATGTGATAATTTAAAAGCTGAGAAAAAAGAATTAATGCAACAATTAGAAGAAACAAAACAAGAAAATGAACAATTATCTAAAACTTTAGTTGAAGCAAATAACGCAGTTGTTGAAACAATAGAAGTCTTAGGAAAAACAAATGAATCTATTATGGAATTTAAGGAAGGTGTTTTAAATTATCAAGCCTATGTAACAGTTTCTTTAGATAATATGTATAAAAAAGTTAACAGTATCATAGAAAATGAAGAAGTAAAAAAAGAAGATTTAAGTAACTTTAAAGCTGAAGTAGAAAATACAATAAAAGAATTAGAAGAATTAAATAAAGGATTAAGCTGAGGTGAGTTTAATGGATAAAAAAGAAAAAGAAGATGATAAAAAAGTAGATGTACTTAGCAGTTCTTTATCAACAACAGTTAAAAAAAATTATACAATGGAACAAAGTAAGATTAAATTATTTTGGAATAAAGGAATTACTGGAGAAGGAATAAAAGTTGGAATAGTAGATACAGGTTTACAATTAGACCATCCTATGTATAATGGAAAAATATTATGTGGTAAAAATTTCTCTAATGATGGTAATTCTGAAAATGATTTATCTAGTAATCATTATCATGGAACTGCTGTAACATCTTTAGTATGTGGAGATTATATGAATTATCAAGCCTATGGTATAGCACCTGATTGCAAAATTGTAATAGGTAAAGCTATGAATGATAAAGGTGTAGGTAATGCTACTAATATAGCTAATGCAATAACATATTGCGTACAACAAGGAGTGGATATAATTAACTGTTCTTTAGGTTGTGTAGATGATACACAAGTATTAAGAAATGCTGTAAATTTAGCAGTTTCAAGTGGCATATCAATAGTTTGTGCTAGTGGTAATGATGGTCATAATGATACAGATGGAAGTGTTAGGGAAGTAAGATACCCTGGTGCTTATGGTGAGAGTATTTGTGTAGGTGCAATAGATATAAATTTTAAAGTAACTGATTTTAGTAATTCAAATGAATTTATTGATGTTGTAGCACCAGGACAAGATATATTATGTGCTTATCCTGGTGATAAATATGCTATAATAAGTGGAACTTCATTTGCCACACCTATAATAAGTGGGATGTTAGCATTACTTAAACAAAAATTTAGAGTAGACTTTAAAAGAGACCCAGTTGAATCAGAATTATATGGTATGCTATTAAAATATACTAGAGAAATTAAAGGTGTTTCAAGACAGCAACAAGGACATGGTTACATAGATTGTTCAATCAAACGCATAAAAACAATAAAATAGTTTACTTTTAATAATATTATTTGTATAATATAAATATATTAATAATTATTAAAGGAGAGATATTAATGAATGAAAATAAATATTATGTTTATGAATGGATTAGATTAGATACAAATGAACCCTTTTATGTAGGAAAGGGATGTGGGAATAGATGGAAGGAATTATTAAATAGAAATAATTGGTTTTTACGCATAGTTAATAAAATACCTTGTGTTGTTAATATATTACATGATAATTTAAAGGAACAAATGGCATATGATTTAGAAGTATGGTATATAAGAGAATATAGAGATATAATAGGATATAATATGTGTAATATTTCTGATGGTGGAGAAGGTAGTGGATTATGTGGAGAAGCCAATGGTTTTTATGGTAAACATCATACTGAAGAAACAAAACAAAAAATAGGTGAAAAATCAAAAGAAAGAAACCAAGGTGAACTTAATCCTTTTTATGGTAAACATCATAGTGAAGAAACTAAACAAAAAATGCGTGGAAGAAAAAAATCTCAAGAAGAAATTGAAAAAATAAGAAAAGCAGTTATGGGGAAACAGTATTTTTATGAGAATAATCCTAAATCTAAAAAAATAATATGTCTTAATACATTAAAAGTATATAATTGTATTAAATTAGCCATAGATGAATTTGGAACAGAAGGTATTTATAATGTAGTTAGTGATAAATGTTCTCAAAAATCTATTGTATATAATAATGAAAATTATTATTTTATGTATTATGATGAATATTTAAATAGTTCAGAAGAAGAAATAAAAAATAGAATGAATTCAAATAAAGATAAAAGAGTTATATGTCTTAACACATTGGAAGTATTTTCAACAATTAAAAGTGCTAAAGATAAATATAATATTTGTTCAATAAGTGATTGTTGTAGAGGTAAAGCAAAATCTTGTGGTAAATTAAATGGTGAAAAATTAGTATGGATGTATTATAAAGATTATTTATTATTATCAGAAGATGAAGTAGAATATAAAATAAAAACAGTAAACAAGAATTTACCTAAATAAAATATTTATAAAATATAAGGTGGTGATAAAATGCGAATCAAAAAAATTTATTTCAATAGACTTTATAATCAATGGAAAGGTGAACCTTTATATGTAGAAGATGGTTTGAGAGATGATTGTTTATATGTAAGAATAATGGATGTTAAATATGAAGATGGTTCAATAAATGCAGTAACTGCTGATTTTAAAGATTTAAATGGTTATTCGTATTCTGTTTTAGGAGAAACAGATTATAAGAAAAAGTTGGCTATATTTAAAATACCTTTATCAATATTAAGCAATAATGGTGTTTATGAAGTAGGTTTTTCAATATCTTATAATTCTAAAGATACAAATAAAAATTATAAAAAGACAGCTATCCAAACTTTTGAAATTGTAGATGCTATTGAATCAGATGATGAAGCTATCCAAAATGACCCTAAATATCCTATATTAACTGATTTAATTAATCAATTAGCAAATTATAAAATAGATATGACTGATTATCCTAAAAAAGAAGAAGTTGACAAAATAATAGATTTAAGATTTGATAATTTTCCAATTGATAAAATAGTAGAAAAAATTCAAGAAGATGGATATATAACACAAGAAAAAGTAAATGAAATATTAAGAGATTATGTAAAGAAATTCGATTTAGGTGATTATGCTAAAAGAACTGATTTAAATAAATATGTTCCTTATATAACTTTTAATAATGCACTAGATAGATATATCTTAAAGAAAACAGTTGAAGATAATTATGTTTTAAAAGAAAATGGAAAACAATTATCTACTCATGATTTTACAGATGAATTATATGATAAATTAGTAGGTATTGATATAAATAATATTGAAGTTGATTTACATGAATATCAAAAAATAATAGATAATAATTTAGATACAAATAATAAGGAAATAACTAAAGCTATAAATGAAGTAAATAAAAAGATACCAACTAAAACTAGTCAATTAAATAATGATAGCAATTATGTTGTCAGAAATGAATTGCATAATCATAATAATATGGATATATTAAATAATATTACATATTTTGATATAAATAGATGGAATAATAAATCTGATTTTAGTGGTAGATATAATGACCTTGAAGGATTACCAAATATACCTTCAAAGACATCTGAATTAATTAATGATAGTAATTATGTTAATAATAATTATGTACTTAAAAAAATAGCTGAGGCTAGTTTAAATAAAGATGTTGATTTGAGTGCTTATGCTACTAAAGATTTTGTAATTGATAACTTATCATCTGATGTTAAGAATTTGACGATAGTTAATTCAAGTGCTAAAGTTAGCCAAAATATTATAGATTATTTAAATGAAATTGTTAAATGTTTCCTAACTAATGATACAATTAGAAATAATAAGATAAAATATTATTATATATTAAGAGGTAAAATAAATCCATTAGATGACGAATTTAAATTAAGTGTTAATGATGAATATTATACTAATGTTTCTTATATTTCTATGTTAAATATAGAATGTAAAATATTAACAACGTTTTTATTTGCTAATGAAGGAATGATAAGATTAGAAACACCTGTCGAAGCAATTGTTGGTGGGGATGGAGTATATATAAATTTATCTATTACTGAATTAGGTAATGTTTATCTTAACAATAATAACAATAATATTGATATAGATGATATTGTACAATCAATTATAAGTGATGATAGAAATAATTTATCTGAATTTAAAACATATTCAAATTCTATGATTGAAAATAGATTATTAGAAGTTAATGCTGATATAACTGAAGTTTCAGATAATCTAAGTGGAGTTGGAAATAGAGTAAACTACTTGGAACAAAGAGAAACTTATTTTACTGAATCTTTGAATAATATTAAAAATTTACCTCAATTATCTTTTAATGATAATGGTGAATTAGTTGTAACTATTAATGGAGTTAGTAAAACTTTTATCCCTAAAGGATAGTCTAAAAGTCTTATTAAATAAGTGAAGAAATATAATATAAAATAAAAATAATTAGCATATAATAAATCTTTGAACATATTATATATCAAGGGGTGATGATATATGAAGTTTAAAGATTTAAATAAAATAAAAAATGGTATTGTGAAAATTGGAACTACAATAATATTGATATTTTCAATAAGTTTAAATTCTATTTTTATAAGTTTTGGAAATATTAATTATTCTAATAATACACAAATACAAATATTAAATGAGGTGAATGAAGAAGTGAAAACTCAAAACGGATTTACATTATTGGAAAATCAAAAAGATGTAAAAAATTGGTTAGCAAAACAAAAAGTGAGTAGAAAAATAACTAAATTACAAGTACATCATATGGATTTACCTAATTATTCTACATGGGAAAAGACAGATAAAAAATTATTTTCTGAACCACATTTTGGAAGAACACAATCTTTAGATAGTTATGGAAAATCTAAATGGGGTAGTGGAGCTAGTGATGGACATGGTCATCATATTGCCCAACATTTTAACATTTTCCCTGATGGAAAGATAACAACAGGTAGAAATCTTAATTCCACTCCAATTGGTATTAGAGGTTGGAACACAGGTGCAATTTGCATAGAGATATACGGATGTTTTGACAAGGGGCACGATAAAATGACATCTGCCCAAAAAGAAGCAGTGATTTATCTTTATGGTGAATTATGTAAGAGATTTGATATTCCAGTTAATACTACTCATATAAGACCACATTGTTGGTTTACTGCCGGTGGTACTTATCTTGGAAAATATAACCCTAATAGAAGTGCTAAAACTTGTCCAGGAACAAACTTTTGGGGAGTTGGATGTAGTCCTGAAGGCTTTGCTAAATTTATAGCAGATATTAAAAATTATGTCAATGGTAAAGGTATTAAAGTTCCAGTTATTAAGAAAGTAGACAGAACAGGAGAAAAAGATGTACCTAATTATACAGTACAAGTAATAACAGACTCATTAAATGTAAGATATGGAGCTAGTACTAGTTATGATAAAATATATGCACTTAAAAAAGGTGAGAAAGTTGTAATAACACATGAGAAAGACGGATGGGGATTGATTCAAGGTGCTAAAGGTTGGATATCTTTAAATAATAAATATGTGAAAAAAGTTAAAGTTAAAAAAGACGATGAAGTAAAGAAAGATACCGATACAAAAAAAGATGAAGAAAAAAATGAAACAACTTTTTATAGAGTTGTAACAGGTTCTTATTCAGATAGAGATAATGCTATAGCAGAACAAGATAAATTAAAGAAATTAGGATATGATGCATTCTTAGTTACTGCTGAAGTCAATAAAAAAATAATATTTAGAGTAGTAGCTGAATCTTTTAAAGATAAAAAAGAAGCTGAAAATTTAATGACACAATTGAAGAAAAAAGGTTATGACCCTTTTATAGTTATATATGTAAAAAATAATACAAATTAAGGAGAAGATAAGATATGATAGATTTAAATATTTTAACAAATTATGTAGTTTTACTAGTGGTAGGAATTTGTGTGTGTATAGGATATATACTTAAAAATAGTTGTCCTAAACTAGATAATAAATATATACCACTTATAATGGGATTATTAGGATTGGTACTTAATATTTGGTTAAGCAATTGGCAAATTAGTGGTGAAATAGTATTAGGTGGATTATTCAGTGGATTAGCTAGCGTTGGATTGCACCAGTCATTTAAACAATTAATAAATGGAAACAAAAAAGAAGATAAATAATAAAAAGGCTAGAGAAAATAATCTCTAGCCTTTAATTTTTTTATAATATTTTTTATTTAAAACTTAATACAATATCATGTGATTTTATGATTCTATTATCTTTGTATTTATCTCTAATTTCATCAGTACTATTATATATTCTCACATTGTTAGTAGTTTCAGTTAAATCTATAGTGATAGCTTTTTGCTTAACATAATCCCATCCGATTAATAAATATCTATCTCCATCTATAATTATATCACCACTAGTAGCTAAATCTCCTTTAGGATAGTTTTTCTTTTTAATTTCCATGTGTTATCCCTCCTTTATTCTTATATAATCTTTTAAATACATCCATTTAAATCCTTTGTGTTTTTTTAATTTACCGTTGCAACATCTGTTTATATGAGAAGCATAACCATTAACATCTCTCGAAGCTTCAGCTAAACTTTCATATATACATATAAATTCATTTTCTAATGAAAGTTTTACAACTTTTATTTTATTTGGATTGTTTTCTCTACAATACCTTCCTTTTAATGTATTTGATATTTTTTCTTTTTGTTCCTGTGTTTTTGCTTTACCTTTATTAGCATTTGATATCTTTTTATTTCTTTCAACATTTCCCCATACATTTATTTTATTATGTTTATCCCACTCTTCTCCATATGCTAAACTACATTGACATTGTCCTATTGACCAATAATATTTTTGAAGTTCATATTCAAATTTTAAAGCATCTTGTTCATTTTTAAATTCTTGAACCACTTCAATATTATAATTATAATTTATACTTTTTACATATTCTAGCCATACTTCATTCCTTCTACTTTTACCTTCTTCCAGTTTTCTATCATAGTTTTTACGTTCATTATTAATTGTACCTTTTCCTACATAAAAAACTTCTTTAGTTTCTTTATTAATATATTTATACACATAATATGTTTTATTCATTTTTATCAACTCTAGGGTATGGGTTTTTACAACAAAAATCGCCTTCATTGCATTTACCTCTTACACAATCTGCACCAGCATATTTAAATAAAGTAGGTGCTACTTCTTTACATAATCTTAACATTTCATTAGCTAGTTCACATATAGGTTCTTGTGCTCTATGGCAACATCTTTTATTAAAGAAATGTAATAATTCTCTTACATTCATAGTCATTACCATTTTAGTTTCACAAGCATTAGGCAACATTCCTCTTGCATTTTCATTTGCTACTTTTTCTGCATTCATACCATTAGTTGGATAATCATTTATTTCTACATATTCTTTTATTATTTTTTGCCATTTAATATACTTGTCTAATATCTCCATCATATCTTCATGCCATTCATCTGCCATATCCATCTCTTTTACCACATTAGGTGTAGTGTGTTTAAATGTTTCATCAAGATTAACATATCTTTGAGATTGTTGACTATATGAAGCCACTCTGTGACGGACAATTTGATGTGAAATTGTTCTATCAATTCCTTCAATAGCAAATGTAAACGAAACATGTTCTAATGGGCTATCGTGACCTATTTCAATTAAATGTGCTAAAAATTTTTCTATTTTTTCAGGAGTAAGTTTCTCCATTATTTCATCTACACCAACTTTACTATAACATAATTTTGCAGATTGGGCAATTACTTCTTCAGGATTTGGTGTATGTGCTAATATTTTTACTTTTAATAAATCATTCATATATTTCTCTCTCCTATCAAATTATATTATATTATATTATTATTTATTTATTTTCTTTTTCTTCTATTTCTTTTTGCATTTCTTTTTTTACTACTTCTTTGTACATTGTTTAATAATATTTGAAAAGTATATCTAGCTCTATCCATTCCTTGTAATTCGTTTGACATATTTACCAACTCCTTTATTAATCATTTACTTATATTATACTATTATTCTTGTTAAAAGTAAAGTATTTTTATATTAACATTGCAAATCTTGATATTTCAAAACCATTTAAGTAATATGTGAATTCATATATTTTCAATCCATCTATTCTTTTTTCTTCTTTAGTATGTAAACTTAATGGATACATAGTTAAACTTTGCATTTTTTCTTTTAACTCATTAGCAAAATGAAATAATTCTTCTTTCTTCCATTCTGTAAATTTATTAGTATCATAACATATTGATTCACATCTTAATATTCTTTCATTAAAATATTTTATCTCAATATCTACAAAATCCATTAACTTATTTCTATCATTATTATATTCGTCTCCCATTAATACCCTCCTTTATATATCATCATTATATTTAAGACAATTGATACCCCTTAAAGAAGCTAATTTCTTACTTAATGGTGCATCATAATCTTCTAAATATATTATTGTAGTTATACCACTGTTAATAATTGCTTTCATACAATTGACACATGGAAAAGTTGTTACATAAAGAGTAGCACTTTCGCAAGATACCCCTACTTTAGCACATTGTAAAATTGCATTCATTTCTGCATGGACTGCAAAACAAGTATCTAAATTTTCTCCACTTTTACTTTCTTTTCTTATACAGTAACCTTTATCACAACAAGGTTCTATACCTTGTGGTGAGCCATTATATCCTGTTGCTAATATCCTTTTATCTTTTACTATTACTGCTCCTACTTGCCTAGATAAACAACTAGAACGTTTAGCTATGTCTAAACATACAGTCATAAAATATTCTTCCCATGTTAATCTTCGCATTCAATCATCTCCTTTGTTTATATTATACTATTAATATTATTAAAAGTAAATAAAATCCTAAGAAAAAATTCTTAGGATTTTTTAATTATTTCAATTCTTTGTGATTTAAGATTATATTTAATATAATTCCAATTATAGCAGATAACGCTAAAGAAGATAATACTACAGTTCCTAATGTTAATGTAAATCCACCTAGTCCTATAATTAACATGATTATTATAATAATTATATGTTTTATAGATTCATATGATTTGTTATCTTTTAATGACTTCATACCAACCCAAGCTATCATAAAATAAAGTTGTAAACTAATTGCTCCTACCACAAAACTAGGGATTGATTGTAGTGTTCCACTAAAATAACCACACAAAGATAAGATTATAGCTAATATACCTGCCCTTCTAGTTAACTTGCTATCATATTGTTTTGTTAAAGCTAATACCGAAGTTGATTCTCCATAAGTAGTATTTCCTACACTTCCAAATAATCCTCCTAAAGCAGTAGCTAAACCATCTCCAATTAATGTTTTATGCAAACCAGGGTTTTCTATGAAATTTTTATTAGTAACAACGCTTAATGTAGTTATATCTCCTATATGTTCCAAGCAAGTTACTAATGCGACAGGGGCAATAATCATAATTGCCGTTAAATCAAATTTAGGTAATACTATACTAGGTAACATTATACTTTGTGATTGTGTTACAATAGAAAAATCAACTAAACCACATGAAATAGATATTACATATCCAACTAATAATGCTATCATTATTCCTAATTGTTTTAATAATCTTTTTCCAAATAATAGAATTAATAATGATATACTTAAAGATATTATAGCTATCAATACATTTCCTTGTATATTTGTTATAGCACTAGGAACTAAAGATAATCCAATTATTATTATCATTGTCCCTGTTATATGAGGTGGCAATATTTTATTAATTTTGTTTACCCCTATCTTATAGATTAATAGTGCAAATACAATATATATTAATCCTACTATTATAAATCCACCACAACTATATTCATAACCATATTGTGAGACAATCATGGACATAGGAGTTATAAAAGCAAAACTAGAGCCTAAGAATGCCGGTACTTTATTTTTTGTAATAAAACCAAATAACAAAGTACCAACGCCAGCAGTGAATAACGCAGTAGATGGAGGAAATCCAACCAATAATGGCACGAGCGTAGTTGCTCCTACACAAGCCAATAATATTTGTAAGCTTAATAACCATTCTTTTATATTTTGTTTTTTCATTATACCAAATCCTTTCTCTATCTCTCATGGATAGAATTAAAATTATTTATTATATTATTTTAATCTAAAACATACCATTTATCATTAATTTCATCAAATGTAAATAAATTATCATTACAACGATAATATGTTTTACTATCGTAATATACAGCCATTACCTCATTTTCTGATAAACAATATGCAATTTTACTATCTACACTTTGTATCACATACCCATCTTTAAATGCCTTAAATGCTTCAGTAAAATCATACTCTTTCTTTTCTAATTCAAGTTCCAAATCATCAGGAATAGTATTAATTCTATAAACATTATAGATTAACCCAAATTCAATTCCATTTTCTGTTTTTGTAATATATCTTATATCACTTTTATCATCAACACTTTTATACTTTTCACCAACTTTTATATTATTGATAACATCTATAAATTTCATATTATCCCTCCTTTAAAATATTATTTATTTATTTCATATTACCTTTTATTACATTCATAATATTTTTCATGTCATTATTAGTAAAAGTAAAATAATTAATATTATTAGATTCTAATATATGTTGTGTTATATTATCTATTTCTATAGCCTTTTCTTCATTTTGAAGTCTACCATTTTCTTGATATACTGTTTGTCTTCTTAATAAGAAATTAAGATTATTATATTGATTAAATGTTTTTAAGCATAAATCACATAATTCCTTATTATCTTGATTATAAGCATTAGTTAAAAGTATTGGTCTATCAGTAACTATTATATCAACTTTTCCATTAACTCTAAATAATCTATGATTTTGTTTAGCAAATATATATAGTTCATCTTTAAAAGTTTCACCTCTCCTTTCCCATACAAGGTCTTTAGCAAATTCAGTAACCATCTCACAGTCATATCCTTCGGTTTTAAGTTCTGCAAATATTTTAGCCATAAGAGTAGATTTACCAACTCCAGCACCACCAAATAAATTAACCACTAGAGTGTTTTTCATTGTTCATCCCACCTTTTATAAAAATAAAATATATTAATATAATACTTATTTACATTTTCTTATGTCAATAGTTTTAATAAATCTTCTACACATAATATTCCACCAAATTCTTTCTCTATCTCTATTTAATCAGTTATCTCTACCTCATATTTATATAATGCTTCATATAATTTATTTGGTATTTTATCTTTATATTTATCAGCAACTTCTTTAATTCCTTTTTCTTTAAATTGTTTGTATACTTGAAATGCTTCTTCTTTAGTTTGATAACGTCCTAAATGCTTACCCTTATAGCTACTCGCATACTTATTGTCTTTTGTTTCATATACACCTATTGGACATTTACCTCTTCGCTTTTTATTTGTTTCAAAAGATTTGTTGATGCTACTTGGAATAAAAACACACGTTTCAGGAGAGTATATTTTATTACCTTTTATTAAAATATCTTTATCTAATTCCATTTTCTCTCTTTCTATTTCATAATAATTTTCATAAAACCATTTAGCATAATTTTGGAAACATAAAAATTCGTCACAAACTTTACAATCTTTATAAGCAGGTTCTTTTATTAAATATTTTTTATTATAACATCTTTTTAACATTGATAACCATTTGGAAAATGCAACAGTTATCTTTTTATCAATATAAGTTGGAAAATTACCTTCTCCTAAATATCCTACTCCATAATATCTAGGCTCATATGGACACAACACTGCTCCTTTACTAAAATTTTTATATGTTTTACAATAAGCAATATAATTATATTTAGGAAACAATATATCTACATCATTTCTTCCTTTACATTTTATTATTATCATCTTGCTTCCAAAATTATTATAATTAACTTCTCCTGTTCTATCTTTAAACCAACCTTTACTTGGCATTGTTAATCCTCCATTCTTTTAATATATCCTCAGCACATAAAATTCCTTGACTACATGCAGTTGTTAAACCACGCCCCATTCCACTACAATCACCTATAAAATATATATTAGAATTAGAACTTTTACCATATTTATCTATCAATACTTTATTACTATGGAATTTCGCTTCCAATCCATATAGCAATGTATTATCTCCATTTATACCTGGTACTATCTTATCTAATTCTTCTATAAATTCTAATATAGTTACTAATGTTCTATATGGTATAGAACTTGTTAAGTCACCTTTGTATACATTTGCAGTAGGTATTATATCTAATTCTCTTATTCTTTCTTCGGTACTTCTTCTATTTAGTTTAATATCTTTTAAACTTTGAAGTATAACGCTTCCTTTTCCTAAAGAATTTGTTGCTTGGATTATTGTATAGGCATAATCCTCTAAAGGATTTTCTAAGTCTTCATTAAAATTTCTACTAACTAATATTGCAAAGTTTGTATTATCTGATTTCTTATCTGCATAAGCATGACCATTAGCAGTAAATAATTTTTTATCACCATGAGAATAACTTTCTACAGTTACAAATCCACTAGGATTTGTGCAAAACATTCTTGATTTATCTCCAAAACTTCCTTGAAAATATATTTTACATTCATAAAAATTATCGTTTAATCTTTTCATTACTTTATTAGGTACTTCTATTCTAACTCCCATATCTACCCTACCATTCTTATAATCTATGGCATTATTTTCACATATTTCTTTTACTAGTTTATTGCCAGTTCTTCCCATCGCTACTATTATTTTATCAAATATAAAAGTTTTATATTCTTTATTTTGCAAACAATATACATATTTATCCTTAACAGTAAATACTTCACATTCACTAATTATTTCTACTCCATGTTCTTCTAAAAAATACAACATTCTTTTATATACTGTTCTGCTATTCTCTGTTCCTAGATGAATTGTAATACAATCGCCTATATCTAATTTAGGATTATCTTTAATTATTTGCATTATTTCTTTTGCTTCTTCAGTATGTTCTTTTCCATATGCTTTAGATTTAAATTCTTCTATTCCAAATTGTTGATATATTTCATAAGTCTTTTTTAAATATTTAGTTATCTCTTCTTCGGTCATTAATTCAGCCATATCTCCTCCTACTCTACCTGTAGTATCAAAGTTAAGTTTGCTATCTGAAAAACTTCCAGCTCCACCACAACCATGTGTTATAGAACATATTTTACATTTTTTACAAGATGTGTCAGCAGTTACAAAACATTTTCTTTTATCTATTGTCTTTCCTTTTTCTAACATTGTTATATTAGCACCATCAAATCCATTATTGATTAATTCTATTGCTGTAAAAATTCCTGAAGCACCAGTTCCAATTATTCCTATATTATTATACAATATATCATCTCCAATCTAATGTCTTTAATGTTATTATACTAAATCAATTATAAAAAGTCAACAATTTTATAAAAAAATAGGAAGAAAATTTCTTCCTATTTTATATTGTTATCTACTTGATGTCGTCCCAAAGCCCCCTCTATTTTCTGTACCTAAATCATCAGTTTCATTAAATTCAATAGTTGGTGGAATTTGACATATCTCCATTTGACATATTTTGTCACCTTTTTTAATCCACGTTCCACTTACAGTTACTTTGTGTCCATTTATTATAACTTTTTCAGTTTGTTTTGCCATAGTACATTGACAAGGATACATATAAACGTCTTCATTCCCGCAGTATGAATTATCAATTATTGCGACGTGATTGGTTTGTATTATCCCCCACGTTTTAAAAGTTGAACTTCTAGGATATAATTTAGCCATATAACCTTCAGGTAATTTTAATGAAAATCCTAGAGATACTAATGCTTGACCCATATAAGGAATAAATACATCTTCATATGCATATAAATCTATAAAGTCACCTTTTGATATTTTTAATAATTTATTAGCACCTTCTAAATATTTTATATCTGCTTTTAAAGTTTTAGTATCTTCAGAAGTATCATCTATAATATCTTCTCCTTTTGTATCTTTTAATCCTTTAAAATATTTATTTAAATCTATATTTTCCATTATTCATTTTCTCCTTTTTTATTTTCTTCTTCTTTTTCAGTTTCTCTTATGATTTCATTAATTTTACCTATAATTATTTCATTCATTTTTGTTAATGCATCACTTAATTCTTCTGAATCTTCTTTAGTCATTTTTTCTTTTATATCTATTTTTTTACCATTTATCTCTAATTCATATATTTCTAATGCTAAAGTACCATTCTCACCAATTAATAATTCACCTATTTGGTCTTTCATAAGTATCAGCTCCTTATATTTTATTTATATTATACTATTATTTTTCTTTATTGTCAAGAGAAATTTTAAATTTTTTCTTTTAATCATCTATTTTATATTATTTATTTTTTTATATAAACAATAGGCGAGCCCGACAGCATCCATCATATCAGAATTTTTATCTTTATTATCTCTATCATTGTATTCACCTAAGTCTATAACATTCTTCCTAAGCCATTTAAATGCCCCTTCTTTTGATTTGCCAGTACCCGTTGCTATCTTTCTCCATTGAGAAGGAGAATAGATATAAATTAAATTATATCCATTCTCAAGTAACAATGTTATTATTCCACCTTGTAATTTAGCAAGTGTTTTACCAGTTCCTTGATGTTTTCCTATATAATTATCTTCTATTGATATGTGGGTTACATTATATGATTTGCATAATTCAAGACAAGTATGTGCAATGTATTGTATTTTTTTATTTTCATCACTATTGAAATCTTTTGTCTTTATAGGTAATCTATCATAAGCTATAACTTCTCCTGTTTCTCCATCTAATATAGCAAGACCACTACTTTTTATACTAGCATCAATTCCTAATATTATCTTCTTTTTCTCCAAAACAAACAACTCCATTTATATTATGTTTTATTTCTTCTTTGTTTTCTTACTTTTACTTTCTTCACATTCTTTAATATGTTTATTTATTATAGCTTTTACTTCTTTAATTGCTTCATCTAATCGACCATTACTATTTTTTACTTCACTATATACAGTATGAACTCTAAAAGGCATAAAACGTTCATAATCATCTTTTAATCTTCTATCAATTTCTGCTTCTAAGTCACCTCTAGCTAATGCTCTAGCTTTTATTTCTTCTTGTGGAGCAGTTATAAATATTGGAACTATCTTATTATTTCCTACATATGCTTTAAGTTCTTTAAAACCAATTGAATCAACTATAACTATCAAATAATTATCTTTTTCCAATTCTGCTCTTTCTATACCATATCTCCAAGTTGCATCTTTTTCTATGCCATTTTCTTCTACTTTAGTATGATATACTCTTTGTTCTACAAAATCTGTTCCTCTTTCAAAGAAATCTTTATCATTAATAAAATAATATTCTACACCATCTGTCTCACCATTTCTCATAGGTCTAGTTGTTGTGCTAATTATTGGTTTTACATTTTCCATATCTTTTAATACCTGCTTAAGTATCGTATCTTTACCAGCACCCATATAGCCAAGTAATACAAATATCTTTTTAGCCTTTACATTTCTACTCATTAACATCTCTCCTTTTATCCATTTACTTATATTATACTATCATTCTTATTAAAAGTCAATTATTTTTCTTCCCATTTTGTATTTTTATAATCTGCTTCTATTTTTTCTAATACTTCATCAATTGTCAATTCACCACTTACACCTTTACTCAAAGAAAATAACATTGAACAATAATTATATATTGGACAAAATTCTTCACATTGCATAATTGTATCACATGGTAAATTAGAAAAATCAACTAATAATTTGCCTAATTCTAAGAGTTTATTTTCATCCATATTATCAACTCCTTTATCTATATAATACTATTAATATTATTAAAAGTCAAGAGTATAAAAAGAAAAAACCTAGATAAATATTTATCTAGGTTTTAAATTTTAATTACATTTGCTATATCCACAATTTAAACATGAATCACATCCATTAGTTTTTATTAATGATGACTCTCCACATTCAGGACACACATTTCCTTTAAGTTCTTCTTTTTTATCATTATTCTTATTTGATTTTTCAACAACTTTCTCTATAACCTTTTCTTCTTTTCCTATCTCTTTTAAAAATGCCTTCATTTCTTTTAATATAGCCATACCACAATAACTACCATCTGATAAATGATTTCCTTTTCCTCTTTCTCTAGTAAAACTTGGACAAGCTGATACTCCAGCAAAACTTTTTTCAATCATAGATAAATCTCCACCAATTCTAAGTATAGAGGACATTAATATAGCTATACATTGTAAATTCTTTTCACATCCACCACTACCACTCTTAGTTATATAGACATCTTGTATAGTGTTTTCACTAGGAGACCAACCTATAAATAATTTAAGTTTTCCACAACCAATTATTAAATTACGTTTAACATAATAAGTATCTTCTGCTAAAGATTTCCATTGACCACGTTTTAATAATTCTTTTTCTTCGTCTTCTTTTTCATCTTTTGTTGTAAGAACACCTTGTCTAGCACATCCATCACGATATATTGTTAATCCTTTTAATCCTTCTTTCCATGCCTCCATATACAATTCTTCAACTTCTTCTACTGTTGCTTCATTTGGTAAATTTATAGTTGAACTAATTGAAGCATCTATATGTTTTTGCCATACCCCTTGCATTTTAACTCTCATGTGAGGATTTAAAGTTTGGGCAGTTACAAAGAAATTAGGTAATTCTTCTTCCTCGTTTAAACCATGAAGTTCCATATATTCTTTTGCTATTGGAGTGTATACTTTATAATAAACATCTCCTTCTTTATGAAGTGATTCAGTTTTTCTAGTATATGATAAATTAAATATAGGTTCTATACCACCACTTACCCCTATCATTGTAGATATTGAACCAGTTGGTGCTATTGTTAATAACTGAGAATTTCTAAGTCCATATTTCTTTACTAACTCATAAGTTTCTACACTTGCATTTTTTATTAAAAATTCAGAAGTTAATATAGAAGGTTTATATTTAGGATAATGACCTTCTTCTTTAGAAAGTAATGCACTAACTTTTATTGATTCATCTGCTAATATTTTGCCTATAGTATCACATATTTCTGTTGCTTCATCAGTATCATATTTTAATTCAAGTTTAATTAACATATCAGCTATACCCATAACACCAATTCCTATTTGTCTATAATCTCTAACGGTATCTCTTTGTATTTGCAATGGATGTAGTGGTAAACCTTGGTCTAATACATCATTCATTGCTTTTACTATTGTATGAATATCTTTCTTAAATGCACATATATCAAAAATTTTATCATTAACATAAGCTGATAAATTTATACTTCCTAATAAACAGCTTCCACCATTTGGAAGTGGTTCTTCTGCGCAATTATGAGCCACATAACCTTCTATTATCCCCCAATGGTTTCTAGGCTCTTTAAAATCATATACTAACTTTTTACCATTATCTTTTATATTTCTAACATAAGGAACTCTACTTTCTATTAATTTATTAAGTTTTATCTTTTTATAAGTTTGATAAAATCCTATAAATTGTGCAAATAATAATATATCATCATATTTATTTATATTTACATCATAACTTTCTCTACATTCATATTCACCATTTTCAAATTCTACCATATGTTTTTTATTTATTGTTAAATTTGCAGTTATCCCAAAATCTTTTTCTAAATTATTTATAAGTTCTAAAGCAAATTCTTTACAAGTTGTTTTATAACTTATTCTTTTATTTGAATTAACACACCCATTAGCAGAAAAACAACCTTGTAAAAAGTTTGCTTTTTGATTTAGATTCCATTCATTATAAGCCTTAGGCATGATTCTATTTGGTAATACTTCTTGTGAAAACTGAAGTTGTTCTAGTAAATCATTATAACCTTGTAAATATATAGCTCTATATGATTTTGTAGTATATTCATCATTTTCAAATAAATATCTTATATCTCCATCTTTAACACCTATATTAACTTCTATTCCATTATGCCATTCACTGTTTAATCTACTTAATTGTCCATCTCCTTGTATAAAGCCTAATTTAATAAACAATTCATCATCTTTTATTGTTTTATATATTTTAGGCATAATTTTTTTATTTTTTAAATTTTTAGCTTCACATTCCTCTCCATTGATAGTCATAAATCTATGGTCAGGAGTACATGTTATTTCTTTATTGTTTGATAGTATTAATTTTATTGTATCCTTTTCACCATTACACCATACTTTTCCTTTTGAAACTAAACCATCATAACTATATATTAATGGTTCTGTATCACATAATTCTTTTAAAGTTTTAAATCCTTCATGTGTTAATAATTTCATATCTCCAGTAAAACAAGGATTTACACCTGCATATTCAAATTCATCATCTTCACTTAATAAATTATAATCTTCTATTCTTGACCAATATAATATCCCAGGTTCTGCGAAGTCCCAGTTGTTTCTACATAATAATTTAAATACTTCTTTAGCTTTAACAACTTTTTCCATTTTATCATTTTCTGCTTCAAAATGTAATACCCAATCTTCATCATTTTCTACTGCCTTCATAAAATCATCATTAACTCTTACTGATATATTTGCTTTAGTAACTTTATTTAAATCTGTTTTTATATTTATGAAGTCTATAAGTTCGGGATGCGTACAATCTAATGATAGCATCAAAGCTCCTCTACGACCATTCTGACCAATTGTAGATGTGACCTGAGAGAAGGTATCCATAAAACTACAAGCTCCAGTAGTTTCTTTAGAAGCATTATTTACTTTCATACCTTTAGCTCTTAGCTTAGATATGTCGACCCCACAACCTCCTCCATAAGAAAATGTTCTAGCCAAATCACTACAAGTTTTATATATATCTTCTATACTATCATCTGTTTTAAGTACATAACAATTTGAATACGTTACTTTTTTACCATGTTTTTCTAATCCTCTATTGCTTAAAATTCTTCCTCCAAACAAAAATTTCTTATCTCTAATTAATTGTTTAAGTTCTTCATTTTTATTTGATACTCTATCTAACCAATCTTCAAAACTTTCACCCTCAAATTGATATTTATTATGCCATATATCAATTCCTAATTGATTATCTTCTCCTAGCCATTCTTTTATATCCATATTATCTCTCCTTTTCAAATCTAATATAACCACTATATATTGTAGCATATAAAAAATAAGACACTATATATTGTATTTTATAACCCCTAACCGTGAACTACCAACAAGCTAAAACTTATTTGCTTCTTAGGTAAAGTTACTATTGCAACTAATTTACTAAGCTCAAAAGGTCGTTCCAACCTCTATTTTTTTTATTTATTTATTTAATATTCTTAGTCCTTCATATAATATATTAATACTAGCGTTAATATCTCTATCATGATGTTTGCCACAATATGGACAATCAAATTCTCTTATAGATAATTCTTTTTTACCAGTATTATTTCCACAATTACTACATATTTGACTAGAAGGATAATATTTGTCTATGATAACGACAGTTCTACCATACCAATTAGCCTTATATTCTAATTGTCTTCTAAATTCATACCATGATACTTCGCTTATTGCTTTGGCTAACTTATGATTTTGTAAAAGATTTTTTACTTGTAAATCTTCTAAACATATTACTTGGTTTTCGTTTATAAGTTCAGAAGATAATTTATGTAAAAAATCTTTTCTTTGATTAGTTATTTTTTCATAAGCTTTAGCTAAGTCAACTCTAGCCTTATTTTTATTCTTACTTCCTTTTTTCTTCCTAGATAAATCTCTTTGTAGTTTTTTTATTTTATTTTCTTGTTTTCTTAGCCATTTAGGATTAGAATATTTAACTCCATCACTAATTATAGCAAAATCAGTTAATCCTAAATCTATACCAACCGCAAATTCATTTTTAGGCAATTCTTTTATCTCTTGTTCTACTAATATAGATATATAATATTTACCACTAGGATTTTTAGATATCGTCGCCGATTTAATCTTTCCATCTTTAGGAATTTGTCTATGTTGTTTAATTCTAACTAGAGTTTTCAATTTAGGTAATTTAATATGTTTATCATCAACTATTCTAAGGATTTGTGTTTTTTGATTATTATTTGTAGTATAACTATAATAATTATTTTTTTTAGATTTAAATTTAGGAAAACCTACATTTCTATCTCTAAAAAAATTTTTATATGCTTTATCTAAATCCATTTGTGTATTTGCTAATGCTTGACTATCCACTTCTTTTAACCATGGAAATTCTTTTTTGTATTGAGCAGGTCTATTATACAACATTTTATTGTTCTTTTTATAATATTCAATTTTATCATTTAACATTTTATTATAAATAAATCTTACACTACCAAAGCATTTAGAAAAATATATTTCTTGTTCTTTATTTGGATATAATCTAAATTTATATGCTTTTAACATTTTTTCACCTCCTATCTTTAATTATTTATATATTCTTGCAATTGTTTTTCTATACTTACTATGAAATTTTACAATATTATTCCTTTCATCTCGTTAGCTAAAATCAATTAATATTTATAAAATTTCATAAGTTGATATAATGTTAAAGTTTGTTGTTTTTCTAATGAAGCTAATATATTATTCATAATTCATCTCTCCTTTATTAAGATTATTTTAATTATATTATACTAATATTATTTATAAAAATCAATAGAATACATGTATATTTTGTAAATCTTTTGATAATAATATTAGTATCAAAGAGTTATCAACGTGCTTTCATGATGAATACAACCTATCGCCTTTTTACCAACTGACTAATTGTAAATTTGATAACTCTTTAATAGAATTATTTTGCTGAATTATCTGCGTTGTGTAAAGCTAATAATCTAGCATAGTTTAAATACCCAATTTTTCTAACCAATTTTTCAGATGAATATCCATTTTTAAATATCATATGATTATTTATTAACCAAGCTATATCCATAATATCTCTATCACAAAATTTAGTATATTTTATTAATATATTTATCACATCATAAGCTGACATATTTTCATGATTGTAATAATGACAGTATCTATTTTCCTTATCTTCTGTTTTTGCTATTGGTTTACTTATATCATGTAACATAGAAGCTATTAATAAATTTTTATCAAGTTTATCAACCTCTTTTATTTTTTTATAACAAAAATACATATGTTTACTCAAGGATAAATTATGCCATTTACTATCTTGTGACATTTCTACACAACTACTTAGTCCTAATTCAATTAATAAATCAATGTATTCTTTATAATTATTACATTCAATAAATCTTTCTTTATCCATACCTAAGTTATTTTTTCTTCTGTTATTAATATATAATTTTCTTCCAATATCATAATCTATAATAACTTCATCGAATCCTTCACATTTATGTGGTATTTCTATATTCTTATACATTCTTTCTATAACTTCATCAGGAACTCGTTTGCTCCTTGTATCATTATCTATAATACAATCTATTAAATTTTTATATTTAAACAAACAAATTGCTTTAGAATAATATTTTTTCATTTCTTTTAATAAAGCTCTTCTACGTTTACTAGATATATTTGTAGCTTCATATATAGTTATATGACCATTAGATAAACTTCTTTTCGTTCTTTCCTTCATTATATCAAATATTTCTTTATTTTTACTTTGGTCTTTTATATCATTTAATAACTCTTTTCTAATTTCATCCGATGATATAACTTCTATATTTTTATCCTTATTTTCTTCTATATAATCTTTAACCCAAGATGTTTTTCCACTTCCAGGTATCCCAACTGTAACAATTAAAATTCCTTTCATTTACATCACTCCTTAAAAATAATAGTTTGTGTACTTTAGTTATATTATACACAAACTATTATTGAAAGTCAATTATTTTTTATTATTTTTATTTATTATCTTCATCATCTTCATATTTACTTAATATTTCACCTAATGTTTTAGATGATTCATCTTCAACTTCATCCTCTTTATCTTCTACTTCTTCATCTTCATCATCTTCTTTATGACATTTGCAATTTCCGTCACATTCACAATTTCCACCACATTTGCATTCTTTCTTATCTTCCATTCCTTCATCTCCTTCCTCATCTTCATCATCATTTAATCCTAAAATTTCAGATAAACCTGTGTGTAATAAAGTTATTGCTAATTCTCCTTCTTCCATATCCATTAATTGAGCAAAGGTTTGGACTGCTAAAGCAGTTGCTTGATTAAATTTTTCATCTAATTCATCCCAATCAGGTTCACAACCTTCATATCCATAATTTATTATTCCTAACTCTATTGCTTCCTCATAGCCATAGTATATACATTTTAATCTACTTGCTTCAATTTGTTCTTCAGGTATATTTGTTTGTTCTCTTATCATCTTATCATATAAATCATCCATATAATCACTATGGTCTAAATCACTTCTAACTTCTTCTCTATATCCCATATAATGAGAACGACTACTATGATTCATACCAGCAAATAATTTATCTGCTGTCCTTTTATTAAATGCTATATATATTATGAATGCCATAGACATACAAGTTATTCCATTCGCTATTAAAGGTATCCCTAATTCTTGCATCTCTTTTATTCTTGATATAATTAAGTTACCATCATATATATTTCCTCCGGGAGAGTTTATAGTAACTGTTATCATAGGAAATTTTTGTTGCATAATTTCTTTTATATAAGAAGTCTCCATTTTATATGATGTAAATTCATCTATTATATCTTGTGTTTCTTCAATAAACTTATTAGATACATTATCATCAATTATTCCAGTTATAAATAATTCAGTTCTTAATCTATTTTTTTTATCTACCATATCAACTATATCTTCCCTCTTATGAGGTACTTCCTTTCTTATTATTTTAATTATATTATACTAAGAAATTTATTAAAAGTAAATAGATTATTTCAATATTTCTATTTCTAAAGTTGTAGGATTAATATTTATGATTTCTACAATATTTTTTTGTTGTAAAGCATATCTAATAGTATACCATGTCCCACCATGTTTTTCATGATTCCAACATGAAATAAGAACATTAGAATTATCTATCATTAATTCATTTCTTTTTATTAATTTTGCAATATGATACTCTCCTTCTATTGTATCTTTAACTTTATATTGTTCTACAGTATCAACATAAATAACCTCATCACATTTCGACTTCATAATATTATAAACTTCAATATCATTCTTTCTCCATTTTTTATATTGTTTTTCAAAAGGTATACAACCTATTATGTTAGTTTTTTGTCTACTAAACCATAATTCCTCAAAAGCTATTGTATCAAATCCTAATGCTAAACCATTATAAGCATTATTTATTTCACCATATTTATTTTCAACATAAGAAAAAACTTCTTGTAATTTATCTCTTAATATGTCATATTTTTTACTATAAATACTACCACCATATAATTTTTGAACCCTATGACCAGTGAAGGATATGTTAACCATATATTTCACCTACTTTTATTATATTTTTATTATCTAAAATTAAACATCCATTATCTGTTATTGCATAATTTAAAGTTTGTTTAAAAGAACAATCTAAAAATCTATTAAATTCTCTAAATAATTCTTCATGATTTTCTTTATCATAATGGACAAATAAGTTAACTATATCTATTAACCCTATTCCTTCATATTTCATTGGTATTGCATTTGTCATTACTACATAATATTCTAATAAGCATAATACCCCAGCTGACTCCCCTATTACAATTTTGTTATCTAATTGTTTTATTATATCTAATAATTTATATTTCTTTAACATCATCATTAGCATATCCATAGAACCACCAGTAAAATATATTACATCTGACGTATTTATTAGCCATTTAATGAGGTTTAAATTGTCTAAAGGAGTAATTACATTAAAATCTTTAATCCCATACTCTCTAAAGTGTTTAAAGTGTTTATTATAAAATTTACCATTATATTGTAAATCAGTTTGATTTTTAAATAAGTATTCTAAGTCACAAGCAAATGGAATACATGCTACTCTTGAATTAGGCTTTATATATTCTTTAACTTTATCATAACATTGCTTATCTTCTAAATAATTAGCATTAGATAATAATATATATTTATTCATATTAATCACCACCTTTTAATATATTTGTCTAAAGAATTGCAATGTATTTGAACAACGTGTATTATAAGTTACGATTATTTCAATTCCTTTATAAAATTCTCCGGTCTTTATACGATATCCAGTTTCTTTAGACAATTCATTAGCAAAACATTGTTGCATAACACAACTGTTTGGAGATATACCAGTCTGCTTATAAAATTCTTTTCTTTTTTCTGTAAAAAATTTTTCATATATATCCATAATATCACTCTCCTATCTTTCAGCACTAAAAAGCGCACCACTTTCAACATGATATAAAGTAATTGTTACTTGTGGTTTATATCCATAATCTTTATAATAATTTTTAATTAATTTAGCTAAACTATCTACATCTTCAATAATATCACGATTATCAGCTACTGTTACTATTATATTATTTCCATTATTTATAACTTTAGCATTATAAAAACTGCCACATAAAGTTCCTTCTACCTCAGAATCCACCTGTTTCATTGTAACGAATGGTTTATTTGTTTCACTTAGTCCACTATTACCTGTGCCTAATGCAATAATTCCTGCAAATGTTGTAAGTCCTAACGTTAATCCTATACCTAGTCCTAAAATTTTATTATTTACTTTCATATTATCAACTCCTTTTATTTATCTTATTTACTTATATTATACTACTACTCTTATTAAAAGTCAATATAAATAAAAAAAAGGATAAGCTAATTTATTTAACTTATCCTTTTATATCTTTTATTATGATTCCAATTTATATATTTCCATACTAATTTAGTCCCATCTTTTAACTTACCACAATAATTTCTTTTACCTTGACAACATGAACATAAATTTTTAATATTAATATTATAATATGCAGAACCTTCATTTAAAGTATAAAAAATTCTATTTGTTGTTATACATATAACACTTCTTGATTTAGAATTATTTTTTCCACTATTTCTAATACCTTTTTCTTTTCTTGATTTTTCTACACTATAATCACATTTACCTATAATATATCCATGCTTTAAATATTTTGCAACTGTTTGACGACATATATTTAATATATTACCTATTTCAACCGTATTATGTATTCCACTATTCCATAATTTCCAAGCCTTTATACATAAACTATTTTGACTTTCTTCCCATGCTAATTTCCAATCAATATTGCTTAAGTCAAAACATGGTGACAACTCTTTTATGATATTTTCTTTTAACCATTCTAATTCACTATATCTACAATCAATTACTATATAATTATTAATATGATTTTTAGCACATTTATATTTAAATAAATCATTCATTTGTTCTTGTTTTAAAGGTTTCCAATAATTTGCTTTATTTTCTATATAATGTTGTTCTCCATGAGTTTCTATTATCATGTTATGTCTAGGTAAATAAAAATCATATTCAAAATATCCACACCATTTAAAATTTGATTTATTTAATTGATATATAAAATCTTCATCTAATTGTTTTAATACATTTGACATAAACTTTTCAGTTATAGGTAAACCATCAGAACAAAATTCACATGAATATCTTCTTTTTACTACATTATCTAATATTTTTTTATTTTTTGATATATTACCACAATCTAAACATTTAAAATAATATTTTTTATGACTTTTACAAGATATATTATAACAATCATCAAAAATTAAATCATTCTCAGTTATAGCAATCATTTTAGCTACATTTGGATAATTATATGCTAAACTATCTTTATAATGAACTTTATGATTTCCACAATATCCACATTTTCTATTATTATAAAAATTACTACAACTTATTTCGTACCCAATTTTATTGCCTTCTCTATCATAATTATGGTAATCATTTTCTAAACAATATAGCCAAACTTTTTTATTTGATTGTTTTCTGATTTCATAAGGATGAATATCTAACTCATTATTCTTCTCCCAATTCCATATGTCATTTAAATTTAATCCTAATTCAACTTCTATATGATAAGCAAACGAATTATCATATTTTATTTTCTTATTCATTTATACCATCTTCTTTATGTAATAATTCAAAATATTTTAAATCACATAAATATAATATCATTTCTGTTCTATTCATATCTAATTTATCACATATGTATTCGATTCTATCATTTTCTATTTTATTAATTTTCATTGTTATAAGTTTATCTTTTTTCAAACTAATCTCTCCTTTAAAGTAAAACAAGGTATATACAAATATATAACATATCTGTATATACCTTTAATAAGACTTACTTTATATGAAAAATATACTATTATCTTTATCAGCACAAATTATTTTAGTAGTTTTATTTGATTTTCTAAGTTCTTCTTCCATCTTATCTCTAAATTTATATTTACTATCATCGCTATGATGTATAACAATTAAATTAGTATTGATACCTTTCATCATTTTAATTATTTCTTTTCCTTGTATATGAGAAGACCATGTATTATATCTTATGACTTTAGCTTTCTTTTTAAATGACATATTTTCAATTTTAACTTCTTTAGTATTGTCGTTTAATAATAATCCTCCTACTGTTGTTGGAGCACAATAACCAATTATCATTATAGTATAATTACTATCCTCTATATTTGCTTTTAAATGATTTAATATTCTACCTATATTACACATGCCAGCAGATGATATTACAATTTTTTGTTGTTCTTTATTAAGTGCTAAATTCATAGATGTCTCAAAGTCTTTTACAAAATGAAGTTTTTCCCATGATAATATTTGTTCAAATATGTCTTTATCTTCCTTGTTTAATATTTGTTTATAAACATCATTGATTTCCAAAGAAAGTTTACCATCTAAGAATATAGGAGTTTTAAAATTTGGGTCATTAGAAAAAGTATTATATAAGTAATATAATAAATCTTGAGTTCTAGCTTGAGCAAAAGCTGGTATTAAAATTGAATGACCTTGTTTTAATTCATTAATTATATCATCTTTCATTTTTTTTCTTTCTTTTTCAATATCTTTTGCATTAAATCCTCTTGATAAATCTGAATAAGTTGCTTCTGTTATTACTAAATTGGCATTTGATATAGTTTTAGTTTTTTTACGGAATGGTTGTTGATTATTAAAACTACCTGTATCTCCACTATAATATATTTTTTTTGTAACTCCACTTGGCATTTTAAAGAATAATTCTATTGAAGTTGCTCCTACTATATGGTTATTTGGCAAAAGTCTAAAGCTAACATATTCATTTAACTCATGTATAACATCTTCTTCATAAGTAGAAGTTTTTGATAACATTCTATATACATCGCTTTCAGTATAAAGAGGTTCTACCTTATATCCTTGATTACTCATTTGTCTACAATTTCTTTGTAATATATAAGCACCATCTATCAATAAAGGTTCAGATAATTCTTTATTCTCATAACCCATAATAAATTTATCTACATTATCTACTATAGCTGGTAGATTTCCTATATGGTCTAGTGATTTCAAAGATGTGAATGAGATACAAAACAAGCTTTTATTTGACCACATTCACAAACTTTTTCAACCACCCCCTTATTAACCACATATTCTTCTCTTAAAGCACCATTCATTTGAACCATACCACATTCAATAAGAACTTTTTCATAGTCTCCTTCTTTTGTTGGATATGATAAAAGTATAGATGTTCCAACAACACCATTATGACTTTCTCCTACAAATTCAACTATTACTTTATTTTTATTTTTCTTACTTATAATATATGGATTCTTTTTCTTCTTTTTCTTTTTCTTAATTACATTGAGATTTTCTTTTCTACAATCTAAAAAATCACCATTTATAAACTCTATTTTATTATCATTTCCTAATATATAATTTTGTAAAGTTGTATTTTTGCCTAGCACATCTCCAATAATACAAGAATGTTTTTTGTTCCATCTTACATTTTTACATGTTTTTACATCGTCTAAATCTATCAACACTCTTTCTTCAAGCTCTTCTTGAAACAAGGCATCATACAATACAATTTCAGCATAATCTTTATGTATTATTATTTCATTATTGTCAAATTCTGTTATAGGACTATCTGATATACAGAAACCATATTTCCTATATTCGTCCCAATGTTTTTTGCAAAGTCCATTTTTATTTTTTTTGCTTAATAGTTTTCCACATTGGTTACAGTATTTTTTATTATCTTTGTTCATTTATTTCCCTCCATCCATACCCTGATACATATATTTTTACATTTTTAATAATAATGTTCTTTGAATGATAAATCTATTTTTCATCTTATCACCTCATTATCTACATATATTAAATAAGTCAAACTCTTTATAATTATTTATTTACTTATATTATACTATTGCTATTATTAAAAGTCAAGGAGTAAATTTTATTTCACTTCCCTTATCTTATTTGCTAAATAATTAGTTTGCAAAAAGTAATCACCTAGACTATGTGCAAATAATATTTTTAATAACATTTAAACCTCCTAATAAAATCTTATTTTCTTATTGTATATCCTTTATCCTTTATATTTTCTAATTTTCTACCACAGATAGGACAAAAGTTAATTTCTATATTTATTTCAGGTACATGAGGACTATCAAAATCTATATCTAATCTATTACCATCCATCACATCAATGTAAGCTCCTGTATCAGTAACCATATAACTATCACTGTTACATAAAAAACATTTTTCCATATTCAACATTCCTCCTTTTATTTATCTTATTTACTTATATTATACTATTACTATTATTAAAAGTCAAGGAGTAGAAATTAATCTACTCCTAATTCTGCAATATTTGTATTAAAATTTTCATTTAAGTATTCACGCAAAATATGCCTATGGCAAAAATCAGTAGACTTTTCATAGCATAATAGCACAATTTCCGTATCTGTAATTCCTTCATAATCATATAAGTCTTCAAGTATTTGCTCTAAGTCTAACTCTTTTAATTTATCAGTATACGCATTTATAAAATCTTCTTGTGACATTTTGTTGTTCTTTAGTTTAAAAACATTGTCACTAGATGGAGCTAATAATTTATATTCCATATAATACTCTTCTCTATCTAAGAACCATTTAGGCAAACTGGTTGAAATTAATACAGGCATATATCTATTCTTTTCTTCTTTTGGCAACCTAGAAAATTTCGCATAATAACTAGTCTTCATAAAATTCCTCCTTTTATTTATTTAATTTTCTATATTCATATTCTTCTTTATTTAATTCTTCTATTTCTTCTTCATTAAGTAAATGATATTCATCACACCATATTTCAAACTCTCCATTTTGTACCCACTTTGTTTTAATTATTGTATTTCCGTCTTTATCTGTTGTTTCAACTTCTTTTTTTTCTTTTTTTGCCTTTTGGAACATATGATATACATTAATTACACTAAATGCTTTAAACGGTTGTGCTTCATAAAATCCTTCACCAACTTTTACCTCCATAGTTTTTCCAGTGCTTATATTAAAAATCCATGCTTTTTTATTCTTAAATTTAGTTACAACGTCAATAACAATACAAGTTGATGAATCATAATCTTCAAAATAATAATTACATTCTCCAGTCATTTCAAGATTAATTTTAACTTTATCTATTGATGGCATTTCGCTATCTTCTATGTTCGACATTAATTCATTACATAATTCTAATGCTTTTTCTACTTTATATTGTTTATATTTATCTTCTTTACTCTTTTCAGTTGCATATTTTTCTATTATTTCTTTAGGGTATGGTAAATTAATTTTATTAAATGATACTTCACCTTTTTTACTTTTTATTTTTTTACTTATTATATTTTCATATAACTTTATTATATCTAATAATTTTTGAGATTTACCAAATTCCTTGAAGAAATCTATTGATATCAGTATATTGAGTTGTCTTGAGTTTATAGATGTTTTATCATTTAAATCAATAAGTAAATCCATAAAACTATCATATTTATTATCTTTTAACATATATAATTCTTGTGATACTTGTTCGTTCATATATTTTATACTAGCCATACCTTTATATATAGAGTTACTTTCTTTATCCATAAAATATTCAGCTTTAGAATATCTAAATTTAGGAGGTAATAATTTTATATCAAAATAGCTTAATTCTTTTATTAGTCTATTTGTTCTAGTTGAATCATCGGAATAAATAGATAGGGCAACTGTATAATACTCAAGAGGATAATGTGATTTTAAAAATGCACCATATAGACTATCATAAGCATAAGAAAGTGAATGTGAAGCATTGAATGAATATTTTGAAGCATCATTAACTACTTGCCATGTTTCTTCAAAACCATCTATTGAACCAACTTTATCTATCCAACCTTTTTTTAATTTTTCTTCTAGTTCTATTAATTCTTTTTCTTTAAATTTTTTCTTTGATATTTTTTTTATAATTCCATATGTTTCAGGTTCAGGAATACCTAACCATATTAAATATTTCATAATAGATTCTTGATACATTAAATAATGATAACTATCTTCTAATAAATCATCTAATTCTTTTACGCCTGTTGTATATGGTTTCCTTTCTATAAAATTATCTAATAAAGAAGCAAATCCAGGTCTAATAGATGCAACAAAAGCACTCATTTCAGCTACACTAGAAATTTTATATCTTGATGCTAAATTAGTTGCAAAATCTGAATCAGATTGATTTATTGTGCAAGTTATTTTATCTTCATATATTTTAAATGTTTTTTCATCTAACATTTTTTCTAATTCTTTAATAGTTGGTATTTTAATATTAGCTAATTCACAAGTTTTTCTTATTAAAGTCCAAACGGTAACTGCAAGATACGTTAATACCGTTCCTTTCGGAATACTTTAACACCCATTTAAGGGTCGGACTAGACTATACCTTTATCTTCGACATTACTCGTTAAGATATGCCTATTATAGTCGTTGAAGGTTTCCCATCTTAAAGGGACTTCCCTGCTGATTATCCATTCATTCACCCTTAGCACTCTCACAAGGCTTTTATTTCAGCTTAGGCAATCCTTATAATTTTTTCTGCTTTCGCAACCATCAAGTTTAATGTTACCATTTACTTTGTGGTTTATAAGGCTTTAGGAACTCCCAGCAATTTAAGGCATCATAATCTACATAATTTCTTATATAGACGACTATTAAATTAATCATTCTTTAAATATTTATAAACATCACAATTATAACCATCTAAATTACAACATATTCCTTCTTTAGTTTTTATTAAACCAATTTCTTCTGAAACATTTTTATCATATAGTAACATTGAACAAGGTGATTCTGATATACTTTCCACTACTCCCTTAAATACTTTTGAATCTTTTATTATTTTTCCCCAATATTCATCGTTTTCATATTGCTCTAAATTTTTAGCTATTTCATCGTATTTACTAACATGCATATCATTTGCTTTACACCATAATCTAAAAGCAGATGAATCTTGTAAAGGTTTATATGATAAAATCCAAGCACAATTTTCTTCGCCTAATAAATCTTTAGTTGCTTGTATAAAAACTGAACGGTCTTCTGTATTTAAATCAACATCGGGTAATGAACGAGTACCTAATATACGTTCTATACTCATAAATCTAGTTGGATACAATGGAACTGGTGCTGATAATCTATCTATTTCTGTTAAGCCTAATAATTTGTTTATAAGAAAACTTACAGCAGAACCTCTTCCTGTCTTAGTTAATAAGCCATTATATTTATTTATTGCTCTTTGACATATTTTATAATCTAATATAAAATAATCTTCCATATGTGTTTTCTCAATTATATTAAATTCATATCTTATAGCTTCTAAATATTCATTCCATCTCTCTTTAGGTATTGTATCTCTTATTTCCATCCATCTTTTATTAATTATATCTTTTAATTCTTTATTTGGATTATTTGATATTGATGGCATTTTAATTTCTTTATCTAATATAATATTTTCACATTCATCAAAAATTAAAGTATTATTAATTGCATCTTTTATTTGCTCTTCATTTAATATATTTTGTTTATTATATCGTTCTATTATAGTTTCTACATCAGGATAATCTAATATAAAGTTTGTTTCTTCTTTATATATGATGCCTTTTGCTTTAAGAAATAATTCTCTATAAATATAATCTTGTGGATTAATATAATGTGAATCGTTACCATGAATAATATTAATATTATATTTTTCACTTAAGCATAGAATTTTTTTATTAAGATTTTTTTGTATATCTTCATTATGGTTTTGAACTTCTAAATAAAAATTATTACCAAAATATTCTTTCATTTTTATAATCCAATCGTCTAAGCCTTCATCATTTCTTAAACGACCAGCAACACAAGCAGTTGTTATAATTGTATTATTTGGATTAATACTAAATAATAATTCATCATCTATTCTATTTTTATAATATACCCCATCTATATTGCTATAGGATAATATTCTATTTAAGTCTCTATATCCATCTTTATTTTTTGCTATTATAACTAAGTGATAATTAGAGTTATCTTTTTCTTTTCTATCTTTAACATAATATGCTTCTGCACCAACTACCATTTTAATACCTTTATATGATTTATCGCATGTATCTTTATATTTACATTTTTCACAATTATGTTTTGTATATTCATTATTTTCTTGAGTAAGTTTTACACATACTTCACTACATAAAGTATTTGCTTCATATACATTACCTTGATAACCATGTTCAGTAGTAAAATATATTGCATCTTTACCATCTAATTCAATTGCTCTAACTATATATTCTATTGGTTTAGTAACCACATCTAAACTTTTAATATTGCTATATATTTTATGTGAATGATAATTATTACATCTCATATATATTCTCCCTTCCTTCCTTTATATATATTATACTATAAATTTTATTAAAAGTAAAATAGGATAGAGAATTTATCTCTATCCTTAATAAATTAATATATTAATATAATATTATCTAAATATTTTCCATTATTATTGACAGTCAATGGTAATAGATAGTGAATTATTATATCACTATTTATATTAATATCACTATCACCTATACAATCAATAAAAACTTGGTCAACTCGCATACCTTTAATTTCTTCTATATTATAATCTTTTTTTATTATTATTAGAATTTTTTCTTGATTACCTATTAAACAATCTATAATTATTTTATTAGGTATTTTTCTTATATTCATAATATCCATACAATCCATATATGTGACTATTGCCTTATGGATTGTACTATAAGTTTCCTCTATATCCGATGTTATAAATAATAATGTTCCATGATTTTTTTCTCTAAATACCCAATAATTATCTAATAATTTTTCAAAGGTTCTAACTCTTTTACTTTTTCTAATGTGTAATACACTATCACAATATTGAAATAATTCTTTTTTCATTTTTATATAACTCCTCCCTTTTATATGAAATTTTATTTAAAATGGTATGTTTTTATCTTTTTTCTTTTTATCTTTATCAATATGAGTTTTTGCACTCTTTATTCCAAAGCAAGGTTTTTTGCGAAAATCATCCCACTCAATAGTTACCACCATTTCATCTATTATTATATCAGGTCTTCCAAATATACCTTTCATTTCTTCTTCACATAAAAAGTCTTCTTTAAATACCCTAGAACAAAATTCTTTTTTAAATGTTATACCATCTATATCAAATGTTAATAATGTTGGATATGGATTTTTTATATTTGCAGGCTTAATTTTTAAATTAGACAAAATAAAGGTTGGCTTAGGGCAAAACGTAAACCACAATGGTTTTAAATCAACTATTTCATTCATTTGTTTAAATGATATAGTATCTAAATCTATTGCACAATCTATATTTATTGCTACATCTTCTACTTCTACATCTTCCATAACTTTATCAATTCTTTTTTTTACTCTTCTTATATTACTATAATCTGTTTCTACACCAGCAGAACCATTATGTCCTTTTACAGTAAGTATTTCTGTCGATTCAAGAATTGATTTAAAATCATCTATACCATATGTTCTCATACTACCTATTAATTTATCTTTTTTAGACGAAGCAGATAATAATACAACAGGTTTTTTATATATATCAATTAAATTAGTGGCTATTAATCCAGTTATTCTCTTGTCTACTAATTTTCTTTCTTCATCTATTATTGTCAAAACTTTACTATCATTACAATTATTTTCTTCTATATATTTTTCACAAAGCTTTATGCATTCTTTTTTCTTTTTGTCTTGTTTCTGCTTAACACTTTTAGCAATTCTAACCATATGTTGTTGTAATGTTTCTATTTGAACTTGTGGATTAGGATTATTTTTAGATTTTCTAGGTTTATATTCAAATTCTTTTTCTTCTCCTATTAATGCTTTAAATAATAATTCACATTCTTCCATACTACTAAATCTTATAGTTCCATTTATAATATTAGCTAAATTAAATGATATTGTTTCAGGTGTTATATCATCTAAATCAAAATCTTTTAATATTTCTTTAAAAAATTCATTTCTTATATTATTTAAACCTTTATGCACTAAGTATGCAACTTCTTTATCATGTATATCCATTATATCAGCTATACAACCAATTGCAACTAAATCCAAATAATGTTCTAACTCATTCTCAGTCATTCCGACTAGAAACTTATAAACAACTCCTACACCACTTAAATTATGTGAATATTCATCCAACTGATTATTGACAATAACTCCAATAAGAGCATTACTTGTATCTCTAAATACTGTTTTAAATTCTTCACTATTAGACTGTGGTCTATGGTGGTCAAGGACTAAAATTCTTTTGCCTATTGATAATAATTCTTTAATTTCCTTAAAATCATTAGTAGAAGCATCAGGTATTATTAAAAATTCTACACTAGATTTTTTTATTCGTTTAAAAACTTTTGGGTCAAGTCCATGAAATTTTCCATCATGAAAAAATAAAGTTATTTTTTCTTTAGGAACTTGACATTCATTAATTAAAAACAAATACATTAAAGCAGAACTAGTATATCCATCTACATCGGTATCAACTAAGATACCGATGTTACTCCCTTTATCAAGTTCACTTATGAATAATTCTATTCCTTTGTCTACATTTTTTATTTTAAATGGCATTTCTTGATATTCAGAAGTAGGATTAAGTAAAAAATCCACATCTTTTTCAGTCAATTCTCTATTTTTTAATACTATATCTCTTAATGTTCTACCAAAGGTGTTTTCTGTTTTTATATTATATTTCATATATTCACCAACCTAATCTTCGTATTCTTCTATTTCTAATAAATTAACATACAAAAATGTTTTATATATACTTTTATCATAACTAGATACTTCAAGTTCCACATAACTATTTGTTAAGTCAGCTATTTTTCCTATTACATTTTCATCTTTTGTTCTTACTCTTATATAATCTCCAACAATTAAAGTAATTTCTTTACCATTATTTTCTATTGTATATATTTTTCTTATTTCCATTATTTTATATCTTCTCCTTTTTCTAACAATGTGTTATATCCTAACAATTCATAAAATGAATAATAACTTAATTTTTTACCTGCTATTTTTGTAATTCCAAATCTATCTTTCATTCTTTTTATTAAAATACTTTTAATAATAATCAGCTCCTTTATTTACTTATTTACTTATATTATACTATTATTCTTATTAAAAATCAATCGTTATTTAAGATTTTCTTTTGATAATTCTTCTGCCACTTCGTTAATTTCATTGAAATAGAAGAACACATCATGAAATTTTTTAACTTCTTTATCTAGTTCTTTAGTTGTACTATAATATCCATCAAAAGAACAATGTATTCTTAAAGGCAAATCTTTGTTATTTATAAGTCTACAACTGTCTAAAATAGAAGAATAAATAACTTCTTCTATTTTCTTATACTGTATAACTCCACTGCTAACCTTTTTATCTGCAATAAGTTCTAATTCATCATTAATGTATTTTAAATAAATACCATAACTAGCTTTAGTTGTTTTATTTACTTTATTAACATATATATAAACTTCTATTAAACTATTCATACTTTCTAGCCCTCCTATACAACTCAAGGAATACAAATTCACCCTCATCAATTGGAGATTGTTTTAAATCTAAGTATTTACCATTTTTATCTTCTATAATATAACATTCAAGATTAAAATTTACTATTTTTTGACATATTTTATTTAACTTATTTTCCCATTTTTCTCCTTCTTCTCTATCAAATGCTAAATATACCTTTTCACAACCATTAACTTTTAAAAGATTAAGTTGATATTCTGATACTGAACTTCCACCAACTGCAACAGAAGGATTATTACCATAAATTGAATCCATTTTTAATACTGATTTTTCTGCTTCAAATATAATACATTTTTTGTATTCTTTTATTGATTCCTTATTTTTATCAATTCCATAAGCATTCATTGAAAGTTTATGTTTATATGTTATCTTATGTATAAAAGATGTATAAGGTACATATTTTCTACCAAACATTTCTACTTGTCTCTTGTCTAAATTTCTCTCCCTTATGCCGACCAGTCTTCCCAACTGGTCTCTATGTGGGTATAATTATTGAATTATTTTCAATATTAAATTTGATACCATATTTATCCATAGTTTCCGCTGATATATTTTCATGAATCCATTCGATAGGTTTATAATTGACAAAAGTATTAAGTATGCTTTCGTCGTATTGTGGCAATTGTTCATTAAAATCTATTTCTTTTTTAACAGGTTTTCTTATAGGAACTTCTTTTTTCTTAGGTCTACCAAATCCTTTTTGAAAATTCATACTTAAATTAAAATAATCTTCAATAAATTCAATTGATTCTGCAAATGTTAAATCCATTACCTCTTGAACCAATGTTATTATATCAAAACTACCACAATTTGTATAACAATGAAAAATTAAAGAATCTTTATATAATTCGCATTTCCATGATTCACCACCATGACATAACGATGTATTTAAGACCATTTTTTCATTTGTTTCCATTTGTTCATTAAATTCTCCACCTAAATACAAAACTAAATCAACTATCATATCCAATGTAAGTTTATCTTTAAGTTCATTACTATTCAATTAACTCACCATCCTTTACTTATATTATACTAAAATTTTTATTAAAAGTAAATAAAAAGAGATGTAAACATTTACATCTCTTTTTTAATAATATATCTTTTATTATTTTTTCATGCTCATGTTATAAGTTGTTATAAGTTCTTCTACTTCATATCCTTCTAGTGTTTCTTTTTCCATTAATTCTTCAGCTATTGTTGATATTAATTCTTTGTTTTCTTCTACTATTTGTAATGCTTTATTATATGCTTCATCAACTATTTTTTTCATTTCTTCATGTATTTTTTCTTGCATAAATAGATTTCTTTCATCTATTTTCATTTTACCTAATTCACTCATACCATAATCACAAACCATACGTTGTGCTATTGCTGAAACACTTCCTAAATCTCCACTACATCCACTACTTTCATGTCCAAAGAATACCTTTTCACTTACTGCCCCACCAAGAGATACTATCATACTATTTATTAGGTCTTCTTTTGTTCTTATAAATCTATCATCTTCTTCATGATATAAACAGTAACCTAAAGCATCTGCATGTGGTATGATTGTACATTTACTTAATTTCTTATTATTTAATATTTCTGACATCATTAAGTGTCCAACTTCATGATAAGCAGTTATTTTCTTTTCTCTATCTATCATGACAGTAGATTTTCTTTCTAGTCCAGCTATTTGTCTATCTATTGCTCTTAATAACATATCTTGAGTTATTTCATCAGCATCTTCTCTTATTGCTATCATTGCACCTTCTGTTAATATACCTTCCATATCAGCACTAGCCATACCATGTGTTTGACTAGCTATAACTTCTAAATCAACATCATCAGCTAAAGGTCTATCAGTAGCATATAATTTTAATATTTCTAATCTTGTTTTCTTATCAGGGTTAGGTATGTATATATGCCTACTTAATCTACCTTGTCTTTTTAAAGCTGGGTCTAATATGTCACTTCTATTTGTTGCACCTATTACTAATATATCTTCATTATCAGTACTTGCTAATTCAACTAATAATTGATTTAATGTAGCATTATGTTCTTTATTATTTTCTTCTTCTCTTTTTCCACCAACTGCATCTATTTCATCTATAAATATAACGGCAGGTCTATTTTTTCTAGCTTTTTTAAATAAATCTCTCACTCTTAATGCACCAACACCGACATATTTTTCATTAAATTCAGAACCAGCCATTGAATAAAATACTGCATCTGTTTCTCCTGCTATGGCTCTAGCTAATAAAGATTTACCATTACCTGGTTCACCTTCTAACAATACCCCTCTAGGAGGAGTAACTTTAAATTTCTTAAATTTTTCTTTATCATTAAAACCAGCTATTAACTCCATAAGTTCAACTTTAACTTCTTCTAATCCAGCTACATCATCTAAAGTAGTATTAGATTTTTCACCACCATCTGAATCTTCGGCTTGTTTTTTTATTATTTTAGAATTAAATTTAGATGTATCAAAGGTAAAAAATCCTGTATTTATGTTATCATCCTCATCATCCTCATCGTCTTCGTCATCTGTTTTTTTAGGATTTCTTATTTCATCAAATAATCCTTCTATTGATTTCATACTATCTTCTATTTCTTTTCTTTCTTTTTCAATTCTTCTTTCTTCATCTTTTATTGATTGTTCTACTTGAAATATTAATATATCAACATAATTATCTGCAACATCTTCAGCTACTGATAATGCTTTGTCATTAGGTTCTGCCATTTCAAATAATAATTCCCTAGCTTCAAATTTTGTGTCTATTGATTCAACATCTTTTATGCTTAAATCATCAAGGTCTACATCTTCTTTTAATGTACCTTTTAAAGTACAAGGTGAACAAACTAAGTAGTAACCTCTTACACTAGGATAAAATAAAGCACTACCATAAGTAAAAATTATATCCATAAAATAACTTTTTTGTTCTTCTCCATTTTTTCTTATTATAACTTTATTCCTTTTCATAAATATCTCTCCAATCTTTTTATAATTTATTTTACTTATATTATACTAAAAATCTTATTAAAAGTCAAACAATTTTCTGAAAATTTTATTTTATTTAGGTATACTATAATTTCAGTAATCATAATTAATATCCTCCTTAATCTCTCCTTTATCTTATTTACTTATATTATACTATACTTTTTATAAAAAGTAAAGAAATAAAATAAATTTTTCTTACTTATTTTAACAGTTTTATTAAAAGTAAAATAATAAAATTCCCCTACAAGAGGGGAATTTGCTACTATTTATCTTCTCTTCTAATTGATAAGTAATAAAAGAAATCCCCCTAATATCATCGCAATGCCTAATATTAGTTGACCACACATTAAATCTATTATTCCTATAACTATATCAGCACAACCTATAACAATCCAAAATTTATCCACTTTATCACTCCCATTTAACAAACAATAAATAAAATCCTGTTAATAACATTGCAATACCCATCATTATTTCACCATTCATTAAATCTATTATTCCTACAAGTATGTCACATATACCTACAACCCTACAAACCTTATTCATTTTATACTCTCCTATTCAATGACTTTTAAAAGAAATCCTAATATTATCATTCCCATACCTAATAGTATTTCGCCACACATTAACTCTATTATTCCTATTCCTATATCTATACCAGCTATAATAAGGATAGTTTTATCCATTTTACATTCCTCCTTATTGATTTTTATATTCCCTTTCAACTAACCATAACAAGCAATAATTTGCTAAGTCCAATATCGTATCATCAATTTTTTCATCTTTTACTTTTTGTTCCGGTGCATTTGGGTCACATAATGTCATTAATCTATTGTATTTATCGGTAATTCTCACTAGGAAAGATACACTACCAAATTTATCATAAGTGTCAGCAACACTATTACCATAATCGTTATTTTTAGCTTTATATGTTTCTTCTAAGCCATTTAGTATATATTCATATATGTCTAATCTAGGCATTTTAACTGATTTTAAATCACTTATATGTTTAGTTTGTTTTATTAGTTCTACCATATCTTTATTCCATGCAAAAGCATTATCTTCACTAGCTAAATAAAAATCACCGTCATCATCTATATATTCTATAGTATCAACTTTTCCTCTAAATTTCAACATCCTTTCTGTAACACTACACTCTCCATATTTTTCACCTACTTGTAAATTATCCTTTATTCTAACAACATCTCCTATTTTATATTCCATATTAATCTCTCCTTTATCTCATTTACTTATATTATACTACACTTTTTATAAAAAGTAAAGAGATGAAATAAATTTCACCTCTTTATTGCATTAACATTCCTGTACTTACCTTTCCTGCATATCCATATTCTGTTAACCTTCCGAAACTATCCATTTGATATAATAATACAAAATCTGTTCTTCCACTACGGTTTTTATCACAGAATAATATTATATAATTTTTACTTTTATCTAAATAACCTTTCTTATATTCATTTTGTTTATCTGTTCCACCATTTTGACTATTGATTATTTTAAATTTCTTTTGTTTAAATGTTTTTTCAAATTTATTATATTCATAATAAAATGGGTCAATGAAAGCTTTATTTTCAGGGTCTAATTCCCAAGGTCTAACTCTTCTTGCTAATAAAACACTATGGGCAACATCCAATACTTGTTTAGCAAAAGCAAGTTGAGAACCAGTTAAATATGAAACTTTATCAGTACTCTTTAATAACTGCATTGTCATAACTACTCCATATCCATTTTTTCTTCCCCATTTATCAAGTATTTTAGAATTATTAACCATTTCTATCATTGCGCTATCCATATCATCACTCTTAAAAGTATCAACCATTAAATAGTTATACCCTTCAGTCATTCCTAATTTATTAAAAACTTTAGTTATCTTTTCAAAATTAAATTCTTCAACACAAACAAATGTCATTTTACCTTCAAATTTTTCTTTTATAAAATCATTAGCTTTTTCAAATATTTCATATTCTTCATCAGTTAAATCTGCTTCAATTAATTTTTGTCTTGTAATAGTTTTACAATGGAATACATTACTACATACATAACTAACCATAAGTCTTTTTAAATATATTGATTCAAATTCATTTGATACATACATAACTTTATTACCACTTTCAACTAATGCCATAGCTACATTACACAACATAGTAGACTTACCAACCCCTGTTGTTGATGCTATTACATGAATACCTAATCCTCTTGATAAACCTACTAATTCTTTATCTAAATATTTAAATGATTGTATATATCTATCTTCATTTTCTTCAGTCTTCCATGTCATTGCTATATCAAAATGAGAAGTATCACTAATTTCTTTTTCTTTTATTCTTCTTTTTTCTTCATCTGTAAAATGTAAACTTTGTAATTTGAATTCTTGAAATTCAACATCTACTCCAACATCTAATATAATTGACTGCATAAGGCTACTAAATTGAGTACAATTTAAATATGGAGCTTCCTCTATTGGTATTATAGTTCTTCCACTTATTTCATATTTTCTTTCCAAATTAATACCTAAATCAATATATCTTTCTATTAATATCATTTTTTTCAAACTATCAATATATGATTCTATATTCTCTACATTAGCTTTTAAGTTTAATAAATTTTCTATTCTTTCATATCCACCATAATTATTAAAAACTTCAATTAATCCATTACTTCCAACAAATCCACTAACTGATAATTCATCAATTTCTTTTACTTTTTTAGCTAATTCATAAGCTAATGAAAAGAAAAATTTTGTATCATTTAAAGAAAAATATTCTGACCTTAATTCATATTCATTTGTTAATGTTAAATCTTGATATATACAAGATAGTATGGCACATTCAGTATCTAATCTTTCTTTTGAAATTTTCATATTTATCTATCCCCTTTCTTTTTACCATCTATTATTTTAAATATATTATTTGAATTTTTATCTACATTCCTTCTTTGCCTTTCTAATCTTTCAAATATATCACTATCTTCCTCATATTTTAAATTTATAATTATATCATCATTAGTGTTTATTTCAGTTGTGCCAAAATTTGCCGTATTATCTTTAATTTTATTCCTAATACAAGCAAATATATAACTTATTTTCCCATATTCATCTTGTATATTTTTTATTTCTAAATATCTTGTAATTTCTTCTTTATTACTTTCTATACAATTATATATTTGTTCTCTTGTATACTCTTTTTCCAATGCTTTTAATTCATTAACTTTTACTTTAGACACAGATGTATAACCTAATATATCATCTATACTAATAAGAAGTTTTTGCCATAGGCTTTTTAAATATTTATCTTTTTCAAATTCTTCTTTAGAACAATAATATGAGTTTGTTTTTTTATTTGTTTTTTCATTAATTTTTGTTATAACATATGCTTCACTTTTTTCTATTTTATTTTTACAAATCTTACAAGTTACCTTAGCCATATTCATTCTCACCCCCTCTTTATAAGTCTAAAATACATTTCTTATTTATATTATACTATGCTTTTTATAAAAAGTAAATAAAAACGACTGAAAAAATCAGTCGTTTTATATCAATTATAAATTTTCTTTTTTTACAGTTACAACTTTTCCATCTTCAGTTTCCACTATATAATAAATTAATTTTTCCTTATTATAATATTCAGCTAATATTTTATAATTTTCCATATTATTCTTCTCCTTTATCTTCATTATAACTAAACACATCATTAAATCTATCTAAATCTAATAAATTATTTCTTTTCAAAACATTCAAAACGGCGATTATTCTGCAACTATTATCATTGCAATTTAAACATAAATCGTCTATTATACATTTACTACAAGAATCATAATCAATTGCATGTGTGACTTTATTGAAAAAATTTGCAAATGCTTTTTTTGAATGTTCTTTTTCTCGGACACAACAATATTCTTCAATTAATTGCTCTTTAGTTTTTCCACTGTTAGCTAATAAATAATTTAATAAATCATCTGCACTATATTCTACCAATTCAAGCATTTCAAAAGAAAAAGTAAGTGGATAATATTTAGAATCAAGTATTTTACAAGTTCTATGTTTTTCATCTACATTTATAACAGTAAATATCATATTTTCAAATTGTTTCATACCATCTAAATAAACAATTCCATCATAACATTCACCTACAATTAAACCACTTTTTAATCTAACTTTATCTCCATTTTTTATTTTCATAATATCATCTCCTAATTATTTTATTATTTATTCTTTATCATAACTACTCACATCTATTATTTCACCACAAACAGGACATCTTAATTCAACAATAGTTATCACATTTGTTGGTGTAACCGTATATACAAAACTTTTATATCCTGTATCACATTTTTTGTAATGTTCGTGTATAAATTCATCTGCTCTTTTCTTTTGTACATCACTTAATGTGACTAAACTATTTCTTTTGTAAAACTCTAATTCTTCTCTTAATCTTGTTAATTCCTCATCTTTAAATTTTTCGTCTTTAACTTCTAAATATGCTTGTCTATAATCTTCTTTATCTTCTTGTAATAGGTTTATTAACGCTTCTAATTCTTTTAACGTATTTTTTATATCTTTCCCTCTAAGAACGGCTTTTCTCCAATTCATAATAATTCCTCCTTATTAACAATAATATGAAAATACTAAACTATCATTTTCCGTTTCAATATTTATTCTTAAATTTCCCTATTCAACGTGTTCTTTTTCACTTTATATAAGCTACTCAAGTTTTTATAACACTCCAAGGGCGTAAATTCGGATTTGAACATCCCTACATATCTATTGCTTTGTTTTTTTATTTCTTATTTACTTATATTATACTATTACTCTTATAGGATTTTTATATATTTTCATAATAATTTAAAATTTCACCTAAGCAATAATCCAATTCTTCCCAATTGTCAACTCTAGTATGAACACTAGATTTTATATTTTTATTATGTGGTGCAGAAAACAATATTGTATATGCAAAAGGATGGTATTTCTTATAATTGTCTAAATTCCCTATATAATCATCTACTAATACATCGGCTGATACAATATGCTTACAATCAGTATTTACAAATTTATCAAAATATTTATCTATTTCATATTTTCTTAATAATTCTATTTTCTTTTCAAAAGTATTTTCTTCTTCAGTAGCAGAAACCAATATAAAATGTACACCTTTATTGTGATATTTTTCTAAGACATCTTTTATAATTTCACTTTTTATTTTCATCTCAAGTATAATGTTGGAGTCTTCTAATAATTGGAATAATCCATGTGTAAACTTTGTTCTATCTATTTTCCAATCGGTTACATCATTTTCAACAGTAAAATTTGTTCCATATTTCTCATTATATTTATCTACTAAAGTTGGTATAAAATTTATAAGAACATCATCATTATCTAAAGCTACAGTTAATTCCATATTCTCACCCCACTAATCAAATTTTTCCATTTCATAATCTAACAACATGAATTTTTCATTTGTAAGTTGTGGTAAATTCTTAATCCAATTACGTAATTCAGTCCATGTTAATAATAGTAATTGTTCTTTTGTAAATAATTCAACTTCTTCTTTACTATAATATCTTCTTATTGTCATTAATTCACTATCATCAATAGTCCAATTATTTGGAATATTTTTTGCATATACTTTCAATCTAAATCCACCTATGGTATTAAATTTTATATATGTTCCCATATGATATACACCATTATCTGTTTCAAAGAATTCTTTAATATGTCCTTCACAACAGAAATCTGTAAAATATCCCATTTCATTTAATGCAATTATGTCGTCTACTATATTATCATCTAATTCAAATACTTTAGTTTCTTTAATTAACATATACATCACTCCCCTTATTTTTAATCTAAATATTTTGAATCTAAACTTTTCATTCTTCTCATTGGTAAGTCTTTGTATTTCTTTAATATTTCTTTATTAGACATTGGTTTTAAATACCATTCACCTAATTCCTCATCTTTTTCAGTTATCATTGTTATATTTCCAACTTTGTTGCATTCTACACAATACTTACATAAAAAATAACCATTTATATCGCTAACATATACTAAACATTCTTTGTATTCGTGTTTATGATTTGATTTTTTAACTGTTTTATGTTTCTTCTTTTTATATTTTGGTATTTCATTTTCATTATAATTTTTCATTTATTTCACACCATCCTTTTTTATTATTCTTTCTAAATCATCAACTATTTGTGAATAGACTATCCATTTTCCAAATTCTGTTTCAGTTTGAAAGTCTCTAAATCTTTCTTCTGTTTCAAATAAATTTTTCTTATATATTTCTAATAAGTTTTCTATTTCTTTATTCATTTATTTTTCTCTCCTTTATCTTATTTACTTATATTATACCATTGATATTATTAAAAGTCAATAAGTATTTAATAAAAAAACTGAGAAAATTTTCTCAGTTATATTACTAAACAAAGTAATGCAAACATTATTATTATAATTACTATTATTATAAAAGTAATTGCTTTTGCAATAACATAAATTTGTTGATATAAAAAATCATCATCTGTATTCATATTTATATCTTTTTCTTTACAATAATCTACAATTTCATCTGAGACTTTTTTATATAATTCACTTTCTTCACCATCTTTAAATAGTTTTATGCAGGGCAATAAGAAAAAAAATATTAAATATGATGCAAAACAAATAAAACAAAATATTAATAAAAATTTTGGCATATAAACATCTCCTATTTATTATAATTTTTATATTCTTTAATTAGCTTCTTTGTATAATTAAATAAACTATTCGAATCTTTTCTTTGTATTTCAACATCATACCATTCCATAGGTGTTCTTGAATAAAAATCCCCAAACCCTCCTGGTGCAACATGACCATTATGTACTCCCATACCTATTTCAGTACCATAATATATGCATATATCATTATTTTTAAAAGAGAACATTATTTCTAAAGCTTGTTTTATTTTATTAATATCATGATTAAAACTTACAGATATTCTCGTTTGGTCGTGATTGTCTAAAAATATAACAGACCTTTCTTCATTATTGTCAATAACTAAATGTTGTTTATTTATAACTGTGTTTTTAACCCATCCAGCTTCCTGGAAGTTAAATGTCTTCATACCTGTTTCTTTTGCATACATATCACTTATTTCAAAACTATCCCATGCTTCTCCTACAATATATGCGTTAGGTTTTATTGAATAAACCATATTACAGAACCATTTCCAAAATTCAATCTTATCACCACTTGCAAAAATAATAGCATCAAGTCTAAAACCATCTACCTTATGTTCTAATAACCAAAATCTAATTACACTTTCAATCATTTCTCTAACTTTTTCAGATTGATTATTAAGTTGTGGCATTTGCTCTGACCAAGGGGCTAGATACCATTTTTTATTACTATAGCAGTATTTCCATTGGTTATTTATTTGAACATCAGACCAAAAGTAGCAGTCATTTTTTCCTTCTATACTCTCTTGAAATAATTTATGATGATATCCGGTATGACATAAAACTAAATCTAATAATACTTCTAAACCATTTTCATGTGCCTTTTTAATAAAATTATCAAAATCTTCTAAAGTCCCATATTGTTCTCTAATTTTAAAATATGAATCTACAGAATACCCATGTTCATTATCAGATGGATGAATAGGAGTTAACCATAAAGTTGTAACTCCCAATTCTACAAAATAAGGTATTTTTTCAGTTAAATCTTTAAAATCTCTACAAAATGATGGAAAATATATTTCATATATCACTCTTCTTTTTTTATTCATTTTTTTCTTCACACTCCTTGATATAATCTTCATAATACATCCATTTTAATTTTGTTCCATCTTTTAATTTACCAGCATGTTCTCTTTCACCATTACAACAACTAGAAATATTACTTTTTCCCATATTGAAATATTCTTCAGCTTCGCATATAGAATCAAATTTTTTATCTATTGTTATACAATATACTTCTCGTGAACCATAATGATTACGACCTCTATTTTTATTATATCCTATCCTTTTACTTTCTTCTATTGTATAATCACATTTATCACATTCCACTCCTCTTTTTAGGAATTTTACAACAAGACTTCTATTTATTTTTAACATATCTCCTATTTTAACAACATCATGTATTCCACTATTCCATAATTCCCAAGATTTAACACATAAGCTATTTTGACTTTCTTCCCATGCTAATTCCCAATCAATATTAGATAAATCAAAACAATCACTAAGTTCTTTTATGATGTTTTCTTTTAACCAATTAAGTTCACTATATCTACAATCAATTGTAATATAATTATCAATATGATTTTTAGCACATTTATATTTAAATAAGTCGTTCATTTTTGTTTCGTCTAATTTTCCCCAATTTCCTCCTGGTTGAACATAATGTTGTCCTCCATGTGTTTCTATTATCATATTTAAGCTAGGAATATAAAAATCATATTCATAATTATTACACCAAGTAAAATTTGTTTTTGATAAATGTAATATATAATCAATTTTCAATTGACTTAATATGTTTAGCATAAATTTTTCAGGTATGTTTATTCTATCTCCACATATATAACATGAATAACCTCTTTTTACTATATTAGACAAAAGTTTTTTATCTCGTGATATTGCGTTACAATCTAAACATTTGAAATAAAACTTTCTATTACTATAACACGATATTTTATAACAATCTTCAAAAGTTAAGTTGTTTTTAGGTATCGCAATCATCTTAGCTATTTTGGGATAGTTATAAGCTAAGGAATCCTTTGGATGAAGTTTATTTTGTTTTCTACAATAGCTACATCTATTTCCTTCATAAAAATGTGAGCAAGTAACACTGTATCCACCATAATCATTATGATAATCACATTTAAGACAATATAACCATATTTTCCTATTACTCCTTTTAGTAATCTGATAAGGATTAATTCCATTTTTATTATTTTTATCCCAATTCCAAATATCATTTATGTTTAATTTTAATTCTTTTTCTATATAATATCCTATAGTTTCTTCATATCTAATTGGATGTTTTACTGACCCATCTTTAAAATCTCTATAACTTCTATGCTTAATGATAACTCCATCTTCAAATTGAATACTTATATCTTGATTATTTATGTATTCTATTATAGTTATTTTCTCACCTTTTTTATTATAGTTGCTTTCTCCTACTCTATTTATTAAAGGCATTTATCATAATCGCTCCCTCCATTTATATTATTTACTTATATTATACTATTACCATTATTAAAAGTCAACAATTATTAATAAAAAAATAGGAAGAAATTTATTCTTCCTATTTTTATTCATTTAAACAAATCAGTTACAGCAAGTATAAAAATAAATAAACATATTGCGCATAAAACAATCGCTATTATCATACCTAATGTTTGTAACATCTTATTCTCCTTTATTATCTAAATATTTCTGCTACACTAACTGCAAACATGAATAAACATCCAACACACAAAGCACTTACTACTATTGCACCTAATATTTGTAACATATCAACATCTCCTTCGTATCATTAATCTTCATTGTCATAAATAAATACTTGAATAAAACAATTACAATTTTTACATTCATAGGAATACACCATTCCATCGTATCCTCTAATTCCTTCATCATATAATGTTTTCTCATCTACTAATTTTAATTCTCCATCACAGTTTATACATCTTTTGTTATTATTCATTCTATCTTCTCCTATTTTGAAATTTTATATTATAACCTCCAATTATTTTTGTTGCTTATTATTTTCATAGTATTTATAGTATTTACATGAGTATGCTCTATGAACATCGTAATTAATATTATGACCATCTATATAACACAAATTTTTTACACTATAAAAACAATCTTTACAATTTTTAGTATGTGTTAATTCTTTTTCTTCCATAATATCACCACCTATAAATTAGTACTATCATAACTACCAAATGCTTTTACTTTTAAAATCAAATAATCTACTTCTGTCATTTTCATTTTATCTAAATACATAGAATAAAATTTTGTATTATTACCATCTACTAAATATGTCACTCTCATATCAGCTATTCTATTTTTATCTTTTAATAATACTTTACCATTTATTTCTACGAATTGATTTCCTTCACTATCTTTATAATAAGTGTAATTTAATTTTTGTATATATTTACTATATGCTTTATCTAATGTTGTATCTTTATTTATATTAGATTTTATATTTTTTACTGAATTAATTGCATTTACTTTTTCTTCATGTTTTTTGTAACCTACAATACTAGTTACTAAAGTTAAAACTATCAATCCTAACCCTATATATTTTTTTATCTTTTTACTTATTTTCATTTACATCTCTCCTTTAATCACCACTTTCATAAAATTATTTATCATTTGTTTATTTACTTATATTATACTATTGCTATTATTAAAAGTCAATGATTATTGTAAAAAAATAGAAAGAAAATTATTCTTTCTATTTTTACTATTTTATTTTATAACATCTCAATCAATCATTTAACGTCACCTCTTTTAATATTTTATAGCATTTTGCTTATTCATAAAGAAGTGTATTCCAGTTGAACATTCATTCCATCTATTCTCATCAAAATTATCTACTTTTACTATCTCTCCAACTTTATATATAAAATTAATATCATAGTCACTAGGGGTACTTTCTATTTTTTCACCAGTATCAATCTTTTCTATATCTAATACTTTAGCTTTATCACATCTACATTTAAGAGTTGTAGCACTATTTCTTTTGCTATCCTCCATTATTAGTAATTTAACAATATACTTTCCAACTTTCTTATACCCTATAAAACTACCTTCTTCAGGACAAGCTAAATTATATCCTATAGTATACATATTTGTTTTAACATTATTTAAATTTGCATTATTTAAATTAGAGCTATATAAATTAGCATTATATAAACTAGCACCACTTAAATTAGCATTATATAAACTAGCACCACTTAAATTAGCACTATTTAAATTAGCACCACTTAAATCAACACCTCTTAAATTAGCACATCTTAAATCGGCACTATTTAAATCGGCACTATTTAAATTAGCACATCTTAAATCAATATTATATAAATTAGCATATCTTAAATCAGCACCTCTTAAATTAGCACATTCTCCACCTTCACCATTTAACCATAATTTATGATTTTTTAATATTTCATTTAATTTATTTATTTCCATTTAACATCTCTCCTTTTATTAATTTATTTAATTATATTATACTATTGCCATCATTAAAAGTCAATTAATTTTCATAAAAAACTTTATATAATTTATATGTTTCAATCAAATCACGCTTTGATAATATTTCTTGAGGTGAATGCATGCTAATCATCATATTCTATTTCATATTTACACATAGCGTTATATAGTTTTTGTGGTATGAGTTCTATATATTCATTAGCTATTTTTCGTATGACCGATTCTTTATATTGTTTATAAGCCTGAAATGCTTCTTCTTGTGTAGGATATGTTCCTATAGTAGTCCATTTTTTGTAACCATTACTACAATATGCTTGATAATTTCCTGAAGGTAATACACGTACACCTAATGGCAGTTCTCCTCTATTTCTTTTGCTATTAACAAATAAACTATTTATAGTTTGAGGTACAAATACACAAGTATCAGGACTGTATATTTTATTATTTTTAACTAATATATCTTTATCTAATGCCATATTCTTGGCATTATCTATTTCATAATAATTCTCCTCAAACCATTGAGCAAATATTTGGAAATTGCACCATTCGCCACACACCGTACATCCTATGTATGATGGTTCTTTTTGTTGAAATTTTTTATAATAGCACCTTTTTAGCATATTGTTCCATGTATTATATGCTTTTTTACTATTTAAAGAAGAATATATTCCTTCTCCCATGTATCCATGTCCCCATAAACGTGCTTCATAAGGACATTTTATGTTTCCAATATTAAATTCTTTATAGTCCGAATTGTATTTTGTCCAATTATATTCAGGAAAATAAACATCCATACTTCTTGAATTTTTATATCTTGTTATTATCATGACACTTCCAAAATTATTAGTTTTTTCTTCTCCTGTTCTATCTATTTTAGCTACCATATTTTTATACACCTCTTATTTATTACTTTCATAAAAAACTTTATATAATTTATATGTCTCATATAAATCACGCTTACTAATTGTTTCCATAGGGCTATGCATGGATGCCGTAGGCACACCAGCATCCATTGTTTCCATTCCTCTTATTCCAAAGAACATAGCAACTGTTCCTCCACCAGTTTCACTAACTTTAGTTGTATCAACTTGATATTTTACATTATTATCAACACATAAACCTTTAATATATTCTCTCATCTCTATACTTGCATCATTTCCTCGTTTTAATCCAGTAAATGGTACTAATGCAACACCATTACCACATACTGCTTTGGCACTATCTTCAAAGTGACTACTATAATTACTATCAAATCCACCAGTTACATCTGCACTAATTACCTTTGTATTTCTCATAAACTCTCTAGTCAATAATGTATGTCCATTTGCTAAAATAAGAAATATATCATCTATAAATTGAGTTTCAGCACCACTCATTTGTCCACTTCCAGTTTCTTCATAAGCAGTGAATAAAGCTATCTTTGTTCTTTTATTAGGCTTGCTAGTTAATATAGCTTCTAATTCAGCATAAGCACAACTTTTATCATCATGTCCATAACCTAATAATAAATCTTTATCTAATCCCATTTCTAAAGTTCTAAAATAAGGTACAAAACTTAAATCAGCTAATTCAAAATTCTCTTTTGTTATTCCATATTCTTTTTCTAGCATTTCAAATAATTCTTCTTTATTTCCATTACTCATTCTTACTAATAATTTATCATAAGACAAGTCTTTCACTTCTTTTCTACCTCTTAAATGAGGCAATAAACTAGTTATAGAAAATAAATATCCTTTTTCTCCAGTATTTATATATTTGATTTCATCATCTACTTTTATTTTTCCAACCATTACAAAAGGTCTATCCAACCATAATTGTGGTATTATTCCTCCATATGGTTGTGTTTTTATAAATGTTCCATCATCATTAGATACAAATGGTTCACCTACTATAACATCTAATCTAGGACTATCAATATGACTTACTATTAAATTAGCACCTTCTGATATATCTTCACCTACTTCTACTAAAGCTATCAATTTATCTCTAAATTCAAATATTAATTTATCTCCTACATTAAAGTGTTTATAATTATAAGTTTTATATCCCACATCTTCTGCTTTATCTTTTATATATTTTAATACTTGTGTTTCATGTAAGCCTTCTTCTAATAAATATTTATATTCATCTATAAAATTATCCTCTTCATTATTATCTTGTGCCTTATATAATTCTTCTAATAAAACATCTAATACATCTCTATCTTTTTCTTCATCAATTATTTCTTTTAAGGTATCATATTTTATATCAGGAAGCCATTTTGAATACATAACATTATCTCTAAATATTATTTTTATTCTTGATTTTTTAGCTATAATAGATTTTGTGTTTAATTCATAAATCTTTTTCCATTGAGTTGGCAATTCTCTTCCATTCGACCAATAATAACCCAATTCTTCTAATGATATTAATACTTGCTCAATAACTTCTTTATCATCATTAACTTCTATTATAACTTGTTTATCATTTTTTTTACTTAATTCCTCTATTAAACTTGTTATCCTTCTTATACTCATTTAACATTTCTCCTTCTTCTTATTTATTATTCTCTATTCTATCTTTAGACATATTAAAATAATCCTTATCCAATTCTATACCTATAAAATTCCTATTAGTCTTTAAACAAGCAACTCCTGTACTACCACTTCCCATTGTAAAGTCCAATACTAAATCATCTTCATTAGTATAAGTCTTAATTAAATATTCTAATAATTCAACAGGTTTTTGAGTAGGATGGACACCACCTCTTCTCACCTTATTAAATTCAATTAATGTTATTGGATTTTTATATTCATATGTTTTTTTATATTCTTTTCCTTTACCCATACATTTAAAATCAGCATATGCACCTGCTTGAATATTGTTGCCACCACTTTTATAGGTTTTTCTCTTTTAATCATTTGTGGATAATATATTGTCTTTTCTCCATTTTTCGTAAATACACATATATCTTCAGTTTGTTGCATAGGTCTATATTTCGCATTTCCCATACCACTAGGTATTTTCTTATTCCAATCCCATCTATATTTAAATCCCTTTAAATTACTACATATTAAATTACTTGTAAATGGTTCATTCCCAAATAAACATATAGCCCCATTAGGTTTTATCAACTTATTTATTCTTTCCCACATTTCATTAAATGGAATTACACTATCCCATTTACATGTAGTAGTTCCGATTTCAACCATACGGAGGGTCAGTAAGTATACAATCTACTTGTATATCATGTTCTATTAAATAATCCATTACTTCTAAACAATCTCCATTAAATAGAACACAATTAGAGTCTCCGTATGAATTGAAATCACCTCCTTTAACTAAATCATTTAAATCTATCATATTAAATAATCACCTATCCTTTTCTTTATTATCTTATTTACTTATATTATACTATTATTCTTATTAAAAGTCAATAATTATTTAATAAAAAATAGGAAGAAATTTATTCTTCCTATTTTATTTACTTTATCTATTTTCTTTTATTAAATCTTTCATTTCTTCTATACATAATTCTAATGCTTCGGCATTATCTTGTATTGCTTCATCTAATGTTCTTTGTACTCCTTCTGAATCAGTACCTAATGCTTTATTCATAATCAATATAGCCTTATCTCTTAATCCTAATTCAGCACATTCTCCACCTAATTTAACTACATCTTCTTTTATTTCATCTATATCTCTATACTTTTCTGTAAACTCTCCTATTGTAGCTTGTTTTCTTTCTGTTGTTATATTATCTTCACCAAAACCTTTTATTGCTCTTTCTACTTCTGTCCATACTTTCTTAGCACTATCTTTTTCATTTTTTTCTAATTCTATTTCTAATGGCATTCTTACATATTTATTAGTTTTGTTTTTACCAAAAGAAGTTTTACATTCATCAGTTACTAAAAATCTGTGAACTTTTCCTTCATCATCATATCTTTTATCTATAAACCAAACGTAATCCATTTCTTTTTTTAGTATATCTAAAATTCTTTTATTAGATTGTGGTTCATATCTTAAATAACTATGTCCTTTATTATCAGTTAATTCTTCTACAGTAGCATGGCAAGTCCATACAATATTCCAACCAGCAGATTTTATAGGGTCAAATATTTCATCAAAATATCTAGTTACTAAACCATAAGCACCATTCCATTTTTTTACTTCATCCATAAATTGTTTACCTGCTCTTGATAGTATATATGATTCTATATACGAACCAACTTTAGTAGCAGTATCGACAATCAATGTTGAATATCCTAATTCTTCAATACTTTTTGGGTCAGATAAAACTTTTGACATTTCTTTTAAATCTTTAAATGATGCAACTTCTATTTCATTTGCACAAAGACAAGCTTTTGCACCATATTCAGTAGCTAACATTAAATGTTTCCCTTCAAACATACCACTAACCAATGATGTTTTTCCACCATCAGGTAAAGAATAAACTAAATAAGAATATGAACGTGGGTCTATACTTACTTTTTTCTCTTTATTTTCTTGAGTTCTTTTTTTAATATCATTTAAATTTAGTGCCATTATACATCTCTCCTTTTTATTAACTTATTTACTTATATTATACTATCACTCTTATTAAAAGTCAATATTTATTTTTAAATTTTATATTTCAAACATAATTTCTAATTCTAACATTTTATTCATTCTCAAAAGATAACCTAACGCATAGTCACCCATTTCAACCTCTCTCAAATTATCTTTTTCATTTTTTATATATTCCCTTAAGTTATACATATTGATATAATATAATTTATCTACTTCTGATAAGTAGTAAAACATTACATCACACTTTGTTTTCTCAAAGCAACCTTTCGTTCCATAATGCTTATTACTTGTATATTCATATACTATATTTTTAGAAAGATGTGCTTGAGTATCAGTTTTTACTTCTATCTTTAATAAATCACCATTTTTACAAATCAATATGAAGTCGACATCGTTATCTCTCCAAAATTTATCATCTCTAACATCTATTATATCTTGTGTAAAATTTTCTTTTTGTAAGTATTCTATTGTTTTTATCTCTCCTATTTCACCAGTTTTAAGGTCTATTATAAATTTATCGTTATTCCCCATAATCTCTCTCCATTATCCTATAAAAATAGAGATAGGAAATCAATCAGCTATCTCTATTTTTATTTTATATTATACTATTTTTATACTAGAATGGTAAATCTGTTGAAGTCTTTTTACCAAATCCTTTATGTGCAGTAAAATCTTTTGGTTGGTCTTGTTTAAGTTCTTCTAGTTTTCTTTCGTATTCTTCTACACCTTTGCTATATAATTCTAAGTTAAATGCATTATCACCTTCATATTCTTCTTCTTCAAGTGGGAAACCACCTATTGCTCTTATTTCTCTTACAACTTTTGTAGAAGGTGTAAATTCAACTTTTTTACCAAATCCTCTTTTACTAGTTGGTGTTTCTTCTTCAACTGCAACTACTTTTACTGTTGGTACTATTGAAGTTGATACAACTACATTTTCTTCAAATTCACTTTCTACGAAATCTTTAGCACCTTCAAATTCGTCATCACTATTAAAATCTTCTTTTTTCATTACTATTTCAAATTTATCAACTGCTACACTTTCTTCTCTATCTCCCCATGCATTTCTATATTCAGGAACAGTTAATTCAAATTTTATATATTCCCCATCACTATCTTCTAATATAACTGGAACTTTACTTACTACACCTATTAATTCACCTTCTAAATAAGGTTCTTTAGCATCTGTTTCTTTTGCTCTATTTACAAAGTTCACAGATAATCTAAAGTTTGAATTTAATTGACCATCTCTCATATAATGATTCATTGAAATTTTAATACCTTTATTAGCATATACAAAATCACATTCTTCTAAGCTACCTACTGTTGTTGCTTCATCTTTTTCAGGTTTTGCATCACTACTCATTCTTTTATTTGTTACTGTACTATCCAAAGATTTATATTCATCTCTTATAGTTTTAAGTGCTTGATAAGATTTATTTGCACTACCTGTTGATGTAAATTCATTTGCAAATATAGTTAAGTCAACTTCTTGATTTTCAGCAATTCTTAATTTTAATTGTCCCATCATCCAATTTTTTCTAGTTTCTTTGTTTACACCTAACATTATATTTTTACTTATTAAATAACCACCACATTTTACTCTATTACATTCTAAAGCCATTATACATCTCTCCTTTTTATTTTTATTTATTTATTATTTTAATTATATTATACTATTACTCTTATTAAAAGTCAATATCTTAATAGAAAAACATTTTTGAAAAAAAACTATTAACCATTTCTTCATCTATAAATTCTACTAGTTTATTGTCATCATCTTTATAAGTATGTATTTTCATTACTTTTTCATTATTTTCATCATATCCTAATGTTACTACATAGCTATTCTTACCATTGTATCCTATTTTAACTACATTCTTACTTCTTATTGGTATAAATTTACCATCATATATAGTTATTGCTCTAGGTTCTCTCATGTACATCAACTCCTATTTATCATATATTTTAAAATCATCTGATACTACTTGAAAATACTTACCATCTAGTTTCATAGAACTATTATTTAGCATTTTACAAAGTTCATTTGCATATTCTTCATCTACTCCCATACAAAATAATTCATCAGGTTTCATTTTATACAAGTCTCTAACTAAAATTTTCATTTTCCATCAACCCCTAATTCTTTTAAAATTTTATTTTCTAATTCATTAGTTGTCATTTCTAGTATCCCATTTATCAAGTGACCGAACATTCTAGTTTTTTCTAATTCTATTATTTCTACTGAAACATCATTACCTTTTCTAATAAATATTACTTTACAATCTTTTTCAGCTATCACACAATAACGTTTCAGTGCTTGTTACAATTTCAGAACAAGCTTCCCTATTCATCGTATCCTCTTTCCTTTTTACAAAGTACTCAAGTTTGTATGATACTCCCAGGGCGTAAATTCGGAACTGAACTTTCCTATTTATTTCTTATTTACTTATATTATACTACTACTCTTATTAAAAGTCAATAATTATTTTAAAAAAATTATTCAACATTTGTATCGTCTATTCCTTCCTTATCAAATCTTATATATTCTCTGCCTTTCCAGGTCGCAAACCTAAATCCATATTCACCTTGTTTATTTGTGCTTATCTCAAAATAGCTTATAGTTATTACTTTACCTATTAATTCATCTTTATGTTCCCAATAATATTTTCTTTCACTATCATTAAATCCTGAACCAACATAATTAGTATAAATTTTATCGTTATATTTAAATTGAACTTCAATTTTACCTAAAGTGCCAACTAATCTTCCTTCTCCTTCTATTATATCTGTTACTAATACATCTCCATCTTGAAACTTTTTAACCTTCATTATTGTTTTAGGTCGTTTACCAAATTCATATTTACCATTTAAATCATTCAACATTAAACCTTCTAATTGTTGACTTACAACTTCATTTAACTTACTATATATCTCATCAATATCTTTAGTAATACCAAATTTAGGAACAAGTCTTATAAACTCATTTCCCTTTCCAATTTTTTCTTCCATAAGTTTTAATCTTTCTGTATATGTCATGTTGCATTTACCCTTGTGATAATCTTCTATTGGTGTCATATCAAACACAACAAATTCTAAACCTTCCTTATTATCTGATTTACTATTTACAATAGTTGTTGTTAATCTAAAGTTTTCATCGGAAGGTATATTGTCATAATTAATTCTGATAAGTTCACCATCTATGAAATAACCATCCAATTTCAATTCTTCTAATGCTTTATTTATTTGATTTAACCCTTCTACTACTTTACCTTGTCTTGACTTATGAAGTATTCTATTGTTTTCAATCATAGCACTATTTCTAACTCCATCAAGTTTTAAACTCATAGATACTTCATTCTTAAGTTTACCTTCAAATTTACTTGCTAACATTACTTGATGTTGTTGTATTAAATTAGGTATAGCTTTATTAACTCCTTTTACATCCATTCCTATTTTCAATGATTTTGTAAATAAACCTATACAGAATTCCTTATTAGTATCAGTTTGTTTATCGCAAAATTCTCTTACAATAGCAATATCTATATCTCTACCACTATTATGTGCTTTTAAGTATTCCATAACCTCTCTAATTGTATCTAATTTAAGTTTATCATCTTTTAATGGTATATTTTTATTTATTTTTTTCTTACTTAATCCAGTGACTATATCACTATCTAATAAAAACTTCAAACATTCTATAAATAATTCATTATCTTTATTCCATCTAACTATTTTAATTTTGTCATTTTTACCACTAATTTTAGTTATTAAATTAAATATTTCCACAACTTCTTTTAAATTTTCCATATCTTCTCTCCTTATCTATCTATTATTGATTATACTAAAATTCTTATCAAAAGTCAATGTTCTTTAAAAAATTTATATTTTTCTTTTTAAGTTATATACAGAATATACATTTGCTTTTATATTCATATTGTTTAATAAACCTTTAATTTGTTTTTCACTTAATTCAATTCCAGTTTCAAGTTCAAAGTTTTTGATTTTATCTGCAACATAAGAATTATATAAAGAAGTAGTTGATATTCCTTCAACATCTATTCTTCTTAATATTCTGTTTATTTTATCTCTACCTGCATTTTCTTTAATTCTATCTAATCCATCATTGTTAAATTTATTTTTTCTATTTTTCCATAGGTATGGATTGCTTTCATTATAGTAGTAGTAATCATAATTACTTTTTTCTTTAACATACATTTTATATCCACGTTCTTTAGATGCTTTATCAATTATTCCCATAGTATAATCATCTAAAACTATTTTTTTATCTTCTAATTTTATTTCATTTTTTTCAACATTAATATTATCCATTTTTATATTAATGATTTCTTCACCTTTTAATCCATTTCTTAATAATAGTACTATAGCTTTATCTAAATAGTTTTCAAATACATTAACGCCCATTATAACTTCTTCATAAGGGATATATCTTAATGTTCCATTTTCTATATCTAATAAGTCATTTTTATTTATATCTCTATATACTTTATTTCCTATAAATATTAAATATTTTTTTAATAAACTCCATTTAACTGCTAATGTATTATATTTTCTACAGTCTAAAGAAGATAACATGTTTATACAGTCTTCTTTATTCCAATCTTCTATTGTTCTATTTATTGTTGTTTCATGTGCTTCTATATTTTTGAATAATGTAACATATGATTTTCTAGTACTTTCACTCATTTCTTTTTCTTTTAAAAATCTACTTATATTAGTTTCCATAACATCTCTTCTCCTTTTTATTAATTATTTGCCTTTTGTTTGGTCATATTTCTAATATCATAAACATTTTTTGTAATACCAAATTCATATTTTAAATAATCCCTTAGTTCACTTTGAGTTAAATTTCTTTCTATTTTATGTTGATGTTCAATTACTTTATCAACTACATAACTAAGGGTAAGGTTGCTTAATATGATAGTGTTATCATTTAATTCCTCTTTTATTTTTTGAAGTCTACCTCTCATGCCACTTATTTTTAAATGTGATAATCCATCATTAGTCCATTTGGTTCTTCTAGTCTTAAATAGATATTCACTATCCATATTGTATACTATTATTTTTTCATAGCTCCCTAGTGCCACATATTCTTTTTCTTCTGTTGCTCTTTTAACTAGATACATTGTATAGTCATCTATTCTCTTATTATATATCATATTTCTTTTAAAATCAATATCTTTTACTTTTAATTTTACTAAATCTTCTGCTTCAAATTTCATTCCTATACCATTTCTAGCTAAAAATAATAATGCTTTATCAGAATAGTTTTCCAATTTGCTGACTAGTTTTATTAAATCTTCTTTATAGATATATCTTTTTTCTTCATACTCTTTATTGATTTCTATGATTTTATTCAAATCTTTTTTTGTAATTAATTTTATATTTTTATTTCCTATGAAGTCATAATACTTTTTTAGTAAACTCCATCTGCTATTAATAGAATTGTATGTACCCTTATCTATGCAATGATTAAGTAATAATATAAATTCTTCTTTACTTTTAATATCTTCTATGTTTTTATTCAATACTTTTTCTAATTCTATCATTTTTGCAAATAGACTTTCATACATGTTATATGTATTTTCATTATTAATTGTTGCTAAAAATATTTCTCTATACTTCATGTATATCACTCCTTTTATATTTTATCTATATTATAGACAAAATTTAGAAGAATATACAAAATGATAAAGATTTTTTATTTTTTATCTTATTTACTTATATTATACTACTGATATTATTAAAAGTCAATAAAAAAAGAGAGAAAATTTTCTCTCATTTTAAAATCTATAAATCAAATATATTTATTTTTTGCATAGATTCTTGTATATCTTTACGTTGTTGTATATAGAATTTTTGTGATGTTGAAATATTCGAATGTCCAAGCGTATCTTTTATTTCTTGTAAAGTAATATTTGGATTTTCTCCCATTTTTGTACCTATTGTATGTCTTACATTATGAAAATGAACTCTAGGAACTCCAGCTATATCGCAACAGTCATACCAAACATTTCTTATACCTTGCTCAGTTAATTTTTCGCCATTTCTATTTGTAAATAAATATTCTCTATTTGGATTATATAATACTAATTTTTTTATAAGTTCAGCAACTTCATTATTACAATTTGTACTACGACCAATATGACCTTTATTACCTTTAGAACGTACCATTATTTTATTGTTATCTTCTAATTTTAAATCTTCTATTTTTATTCTACTCATTTCTCCAATTCTTAATGCAGTTGAAAATACTAATTTTACAATTACTTTATTTCTTAAATTTATATAATTACTATGACAGTTAAATTCTTCTTTATCTGTTGCTTGTAATATTGCTTTTATAATATCATCACTAAATGCTTTATCTCCTTTATAATCATTTTCCCCTTTTTCATTAACTTTAGGAAATCTATATAGACAATTATCATCTAATAATCCTTCATTGACTAAGAAATTATAAAAACTACTCATTTGTTTTATTTTTTTATTTATTGTTGCTATTGATATATCACTTTCATCTTTTTGTTTATCTACCCATTTAAACCAAAATTCCTTATCCATATTAACAAATTCATTAACTTCATTTATTTTTTCATCTTTGACAAATTTTTGTAGTGTACTAACATAACTTTTAATTGTAGCTTCACTTTTGTTTAATAAATTTAAATATTTCACATATTTAAAAATGCAATTATCCATACTCATATTTTTATCTAACATATAAACCACTCCTTTATTTATTTATATAATAATTGTAACATAAAGTTTATATAATGTCAATCATTATTTGAAAATTCTTTTTACTTTTATATTCCTTTCTTTACAATAAGGGCAATATGATATTTCGATTTTATAAATTTTATCTTCGGTATATAATTTATAATATGTTTTATCTTTTGCTATATAAGTTATTAGACAATCTTTACATCTTCTTATATTAAACATTCAATCACCCACTCCTTAATTATTTATTTTATACTTATATTATACTATTGATATTATATAAAGTCAATAGAATTCATAAAAAAACTAGAGAAAATTTTCTCTAGTCATTTTACTTTAACAAATCTTCATTCTCATATATGTTTCCCACAACTTCAACATCACCAAAATACATATAAATATATAAACTATCTTCCCATTTCCCTTCATTTACAACACGATATTCACCATTGGTATATTTTACATATAAATTGGCTTCTCCATCGTCAAGTTTAACTTTTAATATATCACCTTCATATATTTCTTTTCCGTTTTTATCTTTTAAATTTGTATATTGCATTAATCTACAAACATATGAATACGTAGCTCTCCAACGTCTACATTCTTCATCTTCCATACCAACCTCATAATCATTTAATCCTATAAAATTAACAGTTGCCATTTCTTGTTTTTCAGTATCCCATGCTCTAAATTTAAATTCTCTCATATTCATCACCTATTAATAATTTCCTAAATCTTCTTTTAGATTTTTTATTATTTTCTCAAGAAATGCTAATTCTTTTGTTATATTTTCTCTTTCTACTTTTAATTCACCCATTCTTTTCTTTTTACAACAAATTTCTAATCCAATTTCAGGATTAAAAATATCAGTTCTATGACATTTGGTTTTAAAAATATTGAAACTATTATCTATCACTATTACTTCAGGATTATTTATTATCACCACTTTAGCCCATTCTCTATTCGTAATCCAAAACTTATTTAGAAAATCATAAGGACAATCATCACCTAGTTTATATATTTCCATTTTATTAATTTTTGTCATAGGTTCTAGCATGCTCTTGCTAAAGCAGTATGGATTATAATAATCATCAGAATCAAGTTTTATTATATATCTAATACGTTCTTCGTTTCTTGATATCCTTACGATTTCTCCTACTTTACCTAAAGTATCCTTCATGTTACTTATGAATTTACACCCATCGTCATAAAATGTATCAACTATTAAGTCATTTTTAACTCTCACTTTATCTCCAATTTTGAATTTTTCCATTTTACCATCTCCTTTATTTTTTTAAGATAATTCTAAACATTTATGTTTTATTTTTTTAACCGCTCTATTGAAAATTTGATTTACATTTTGTTTTGATAAATGTAATATTTTACCCATTTCCTCAAACGTATAACCAGCTAAGAACAATCTTATAATTTGTCCACTTCTTTCACTTATTAAATCAGCATATTTTATTATTTCTTTAACTAAATCTTTTTCTATAATTTTATCTTCCAAATTATAATCATATTCTATTAATTCTAATAATGTTTTACTTTCTTCTTCATGAACAATTTTTCTATCCAAACTATCAACAGTTGCATCTCCTCTTCTTTTCATTGTATTTTTATTTTGATAAAATTTTTTACAACTCCATTTAATAGAATTTTCTATAAAAACAGATTTTCCCATTACTTCATCTAATTTATCTAGGTCTTTTAATAGATTTAATATTATTTCTGATTTCAAATCTTCAAGACCAAAATAATTATTCTTTGCATTGTTATAATAAAACATTCTTGCATATTTATCTATCAGCATTTCATAATCATTTATTATGTTAACCTTTAATTCATTATTCATATACCCCATCTCCATTTATAATTTTTATTTTTCTAATATGTATTCTACTATAGTTTCAATGCTTACATTTAAGCTTCCCTATTCAACATATCCTCTTTCACCTAATGGCTACTTGAGTTTGTGTGATACTCCCAGGGCGTAAATTCGGGTTTGAACATCCCTACATATTAATTTTTTATTTTTATTATCTTATTTACTTATATTATACTATTGCTATTATTAAAAGTCAATAATTATTTAAAAAAATTAAGGAGAAAATCTCTCCTTAATCTTCATCAACAGTAAGTTTTGCATTAGGCATGAAAACTAAAACTAAAAACCAAAACAATCCGTTTAATCCATTGCTATCATTTAACATAGGTGCTAGCCAATTTAACCAAGGAATACCATTGACATTTACATTAACTATGTCTAGTATCCAAATTACATAAATTGCCATCTTAACTAAACTAACTAAAGTATTAAATAAAAAACATATAAAAATATTTCTATATTTCATTCTCATCCTCTCCAATCTCTTTTAAATAATTTCCAAACTCAATAAAAACTTTCAAATCTCTTAAAGATTCATCGATATAATTAGAAGTTTTTATACTTACTTTTTCTAAGTTTTCATTTTCACATCTTAATTTATCTATTTCATATTCAATTCTATCATTCTTCTCATCAATTGGTTCAGAATAATATACATCAATTATATAGGGAACTTTATAATCAACTCTAATCTTCAATCCTTCTATCTTTCCATTTACAATATGATTTTGTAAATGTTTAATAGCTTCTCTACCTATTGTAACCTTATTACAACGTTTACTATGTGTCATATTATATAATTTAATGTTAACTATTAATTCATCATAATAACTATATTCCTTCATAATATCACCATCCTAATCAGCAAATTTAAAAGATACTTTCATATCAGCTTTAGTACAACTAGCTTGAGCATTATATTTTTTATTTAATAGATTATATTTTATTGTATATTTGTTACAACCTAAAACTTTACAAGCTATTAAATAATTGTCAAATACTTTATGATAACCATCATTATTAAATACAATTACTTCTTTATCTTCTATTTTATCACTTTCATCTTCATAATCATATTCATTAATACTTAATTGTTCTTTATTGTTTATTAATTCTTTTCTTAATTTCATTATTAATTGTTGCACTCTTTGTTTACTTATTTCCATTTTACAACCTATTTCCTCATAGTTATAACCATTCATAAGCATTATAACTATATCATATAATCTTTTATCTTTTAAATTTTTTATATAATTTAATATTTCATTTCTATAAATACCTGTAAAATCATCTAATCTTCCAACAGTTCTATCTCTAACTTTTTCGGTATCTTCATCCATACCTTCATTTTCATGAACTTTTCTTTCTCCACCTTTTTGAACATATTTATATAAATCATTATTAACAAAACTTAACATTTTATTTCTAATTGATTTTACAGCCAAAGTACTAAATTTTCCTTTACTTTCATCATAAGTTTTAATGACATTATATAAAGTTATCATTCCAATTTGTTTTAAATCAGCATATACATCATATTCAGATACAGTTGTATAGAAAAATCTTTGTATTACCCAATCCACTAAACTTTCATTTTCTATTAACATTTTTTCTATTCTTATTTCATTTTCAAATTTTTCCATCTTTCATATCCCCCATTCTTTATCATATAATAATTATATTACATTTTTTATCTATTGTCAACAATTATCACCAACTTTATTTTTTATTTTTTTTTACTTTATTCCCTCCATTCAAAATTTATTTTCTTATTTAAAGTTTTACTTTTAGCACTTTTCCTTAATCCTTGACATATTTTCCTAATAGAGTTCTTATCAATGCCTAAATCTTCACTAGCCATTTGAAGATTATCATAATTTTTATAAAATTTTCCATCTATAAAAGCTACAACACTTCCTTTACTTTTCCTAATTTCATGTTTAATATTAAATTTTTCTTTTAAGTTTTCTTTTATAAAAAACATTTTTTTATTTATAATACGATAATTATTATTTAATATTTCACTTATTTCTTTTCCGTTGTATCCTCTTAGCATATAGTAAAATATTATATAATAATCTCCACCTAAATTCTTTACATATTGTAAATACATTTCAATGTATAAAATTGTTTCGTCATCATAATCACCCAACATATCTTCAAGAGTTAACTTTTCATCTTCTTTAGTTTGTATATCTTCATTAAGTGATAAAATATTTTTATTATTTATTGTATGTTTTTTATTAATATAGGTTATAATAGAATTGTAAATGCATTTACTACAATAACAAATAAAGGATTTCTCATTGTTTATATTGTCAATAGGTCTATAAGTCTTATATGCTTTTACAATAGCTATTCTACCTTCTTGTAATAAATCATCATAATCATTGCTATAAATGAAATTTGAAAAATGTCTTTTGATATTTGATTTAATCAGATATTCATATTTGATTACAACTTCATTTATATCAATTGCGTTCTCCATTTTTCAATTCCCCCTTTATTACTTTATTTACTTATATTATACTATCATTCTTATTAAAAGTCAATAATAAAAAAAATAAAAAAGGAGAAAATTTTCTCCTTACAAATTTATAAATAAGTTATTTCTAATCCTAAATTTTTAGCTACTCCTATAATCTGATATACTTCTTCATCCCTTTCAGGAAGTACATAAACTTCATCAGCAAAGGTTAATATTTTTAATGAATAATTTATCAACTCATCCTTATCAATGTCCTTAGAAAGCCAACCAACGGCTTTCAATGGACTTATATATAATATATGTTTCCTTCCATTCTTTAAATCATCCCTAATCAATTCTCTAATTAAGGATTCAATTGCTTTTTCTTGTCCTTCCGTATTACTACCAGTAATAAATATAACCTTATAATCATCTAACTTCATTATATCATCCCCTTATAAATTAGTAGTTTTGTATCTAATTAATTTCATTGCCATGTCGTCAAGTTGTTGAAATGATTCTCTTAATGTTTTAGAAAAATATTGTTCTTTACCTAATTCCTTTTCTCCTAATTGAACAGTGCTACCACTAAAATCAGTTTCTTCAAGTTCTTCATTTTCATTTAAACAGTTTACCATTTTATTATATGAAACATCAGTCATAATTAATACTTCTTTATATTGTATTTCAAATACTAATTTCCATTTTCTTTTATCCTCAGTTCCATTTTTATTAATTTTAAGTTTTAGGTAATCACTTACTTTATCTCTTATTGGTAATATTTCTATTAAACTTCTTTCAACAGATTTTTGTATATTATTGTATGTTCTATATATATTACTATCATTTTCCATATTCCTTATTAACCATTTTTCATGAGCTTTAACATGACATACGCCAAACATTATATTAAGTGAATGGTATAGCCATTTATTTTCTTTTTTACTTTGGTTTATTATTATTCTTATTTTTGTTTTAAAACTATTTTCTTTTGCTATTCTTCTTGTGCCTTGATTACCATGTTGTTTATATTCTTCATAACTATCTAATTTTCTATAATCTTTTCTTTCTTTTAAATTTACATTAGTTTCTAATTCTTTTTTCACAATATCTTCTCCCCTTTTTATAATTTATTTTTATTTTTTACTTTTACCTTTTCCTTTTAATTCGGATTCTTTTTCTTTTTCAGCTTTTTTTGATTTCTTAAGTTCTTCAAAATAAGTTGGTAATATTTGTTTCATTTTTTTTCTAAATTCTTTTGCAAAATATTCTTTAATTTCTTTAACTTCTTTTTCTACCTCTTTAGGAATTTCATCACTTACATCAATTTCATTTAATATACTTAAATGCAATTTTCCAAAGTCATTATTATATCTTGCACTTTCGGCTCTAGTTTCGCTAAATCTAACTAGATATTTGTTTGTGTATTCCTCATTGAAACAATATTTATATGCATCAACTTGTCTGTCAACAAAGTTATCTAATTTTTCTTTATCACTTTTTTTCATAATCATCTCTCCCTTTTTATAATTTTTTATATTTATTTTAATACTTGATTGTTATATTTGTATTATTCTTCTTCTTAGCTTATCGGTTTGTTTCAATGCTTACATTTAAGCTTCCCTATTCAACATATCCTCTTTCACCTAATGGCTACTTGAGTTTGTGTGATACTCCCAGGGCGTAAATTCGGGTTTGAACATCCCTACATATTAATTTTTTATTTTTATTATCTTATTTACTTATATTATACTATTGCTATTATTAAAAGTCAAGTATTATTTTTATCTTATTTATTCGTCTACTTAGTTTCATGTTTGTTTTAGCATATGTTACATTTGTACGTAATCCATTTTTTAAATATAGAAGACTACTATCATGTTTCAGTGCTTGTTACACTTGTATGGAAAGACTACTAAAAAGACAATGGAGTTTCAGTGCTTTGACAAGCTTCCCTGTTCATCGTGTTCTTTTTCACTTTATATAAGCTACTCAAGTTTTTATAACACTCCAAGGGCGTAAATTCGGAACTGAACTTTCCTACATACCGAATATATCTTGTTGGTGATTATTATTCGGTTTTATTATATTTAATATTGTGCTAAGTTTATAGAGGCATTTAAGTCTCTATCCATTGTGTGTCCACATTCAGGACAAGTAAAAGTTCTATCTTTCAATTTTAATCTTTCTTTTCCTATTCTTATATATCCACATTTACTACAAGTTTGTGAACTAGGATACCATCTGTCAGCTACTACTAATTCAATTCCATAGTCATCACATTTATAAGTTAATTGATTTTTGATTTCATTAAATCCTTGTTGCCCTATTGATTTACTTAGATGTTTATTTTTCATCATCCCTTTTACGTTTAAATTTTCAATAACTACTCTTTGTGGTTTCTTTTCTACTATTTGATGTGTCATTGTATGTCTATAATTATTTCTTATACCTGCAATTCTATGTTGTAATTTAAGTATTTGTTTTTCTAATTTTATTATATTATTAGTCTTATGATATTTCTTTCCTTGTCTATTCATTTCATATTTTCTACTCACTTGTCGTTGCATACGTTTTAATTTCTTTTCTAATTTTCTAACATGAGCAGTTTTATTAATGTTTTTATATACTGTGCCATCACTACATATTGCTAAATCTTTTATTCCTAAGTCTATTCCTAATGATGTTGGATTTAATTCAGGTTTTTCTTTTATTTCTCTTAAGCCTACACTAATGCTCCAATATATCCCATTGTATGTGACTCTAGGATTTACATATTTAATTTTAGGATACATTTCGCTTTCTTCATAAGGTATATAACCTTTTCTAGCTAATTTGATTGTTCCTATCTTAGATATTTTTACTGTATCTTCAGTGATTTTTATACGTTGATAATGTGGTGCAAAAGCTGGAGTTGTTTTATTTCTACTTTTAAATTTAGGATAACCAACATCAGGTCTTTTGAAAAAATTTTTAAAAGCATTACAACTATCTGTATATGCAATTACTAGTGCCATTGAATCACAATCTTTAAGCCATTCATTACCTTCTTGATTTTTGTAAGCAGTGAAATATTTGCTTAATCCTTTTGATGGTATAAACTTTTCTTTTTTAGGAATACTTTCATCTTCATATCTACTTTTTTGAAATGCTAAACACCAATTATATACATGTCTTGCACATCCTGCTTGAAAGAACATTTGTTTTTCTTGTTGTTTTGTTGGATATAACCTAACTTTGAAAGTTCTAATCTCCATTTTCAATTCCCCCATTTATCTTTATTTACTTATATTATACTATCGTCCTTATTAAAAGTCAATAAATTTTGAAAAAAACTGAGAAGAAAAATTTTCTTCTCTATATTAAATCATATAGTTCTATACATATTCTAGAAAGTAAATTATCTATTTCTATCAAATTGTCGGTACAAACAACATCCGTGTATTTCATTAAATTGGTAAGTGCATTTAAAACTCCTTTAATTTCTTCTTTTGATTTAAAATTTATTATTCCATTTTTAACTCTATTGTATAAAAATAATAAATAATATTCATCATCACTCTTGAATCCTTTACCATACTTATTTAATGTTTTCTTTATGGCATCCTCTAGCATTTCACTTTCAACTAAGTTTAAATTATATTTCATAATTCCCCAACTCCTTTTTATTTTTTTATTTTATTTACTTATATTGTACTATTACTTTTATTAAATGTCAAGTATTTTTGAAAAAAACTGAGAAGAAATTTTTCTTCTCTAAATTAAGTATTTATTAAAATGTCTTAATTAAGAATACTATCATTATTACTACTCCTATGCCCCCTAAAATTGCTCCCATTTTACTAAATTTAATTTGTTCTTCCATTGCCATTATTAATCTTTCTTTGTCCTCTTGTACTGTAAATCCATCTTTTCTCATTTCCTCTATAAGCGTATCTATATTGGCTGAGTATTCATTGTAATATGCTCTATCTCTAATGTAATTTAGAATAGGTAAAAAAGCTAAACAAATACCAAATACTTCTAATGCTCTACTTATTAATAATGATAAATTCATAAAATACCTCCAATTTAAAGTCCTTAAGACTATTTATTTTTTTTATTTTGTTTTTTTATATTTATTATACTATTATTATATCATGTAGTTTATGTTATGTCAAGCATTTTTGAAAAAACTGAGAAGAAAATTTTTCTTCTCTTATAAACTTAGATTTAATAAATTAACTTGTTCTATTATTTCTTTATTATCAGATAAAAAAACTTTTTTTCTTCTATCGTACAATACTACATGACTACCACATTTCTTGCAACTAGCACCTTTGAAGGCTTGCTTTTTGCTTTCTGTCAATTTACTAACAGTTCCTATTATTCCATCTTTTGGACAGATTACAAAATATTTATCATTTCTTTCTTCATATTTCAATTTTACTTTCAGACTATCAGATATTTCTAAATACTTACAAACTTCTTTCCATCTATCATCATGATTACAATTATCATCGTGTAATTCATTAGCTATATAATGTGCTAATTCATGTTTTAATACGTATTCAAGTTTTTCATTTGTTGCATTTCTAAAAAATGATTTAGATATTTGCATGTCACAAGGGACTATTTTTTTAGAGTTTCTTGTAAGATAAAATCTATAACAAGCAACTTTCTTTTTAAATCTTCCATTAAGATTTATATCTTTTTCAAATAATGGTATTTCATTTCCTGTTTTCTTATTAAACATTTCTATGTTTTCATTTAAAAATACTCTTACTTCATTAACATTTTTTATTCTTCTTTCCATTCTTCATTCCCCCTAAAATATTTTTATTATTTATTTCTTTTATACTTATATTATATACTAGATTTTATCTATTGTCAAGTATTTTTGTAAAAACTGAGAAGAAAAAATCTTCTCTATTCAACTTCAACTTCTATTTTTTTAAAAAAATCTATCATTTCTTTTTCGTATTTATTGAAAAGTCTGACTGCTTTTTTATCTGCTATTTTTTCACATTCGATATTCCTATAGTGTTCCATTTGCATCTCACCAATTAACCAAGTATTTATTTCATATTCCTTTTCACATTCAAAATATAATTTATTATATCCATGTTTATCAAGCGACCTATTTAGTGTTATCATATGCCCTATTTCATGTAATATAGAAACCATGCAATAAACTTGAAAAAAATTCATTTCATATTTTTTCATTATGTAATTGTAATTAAAACCATAATGCTTTAAATAATCCACAAAATATTCATGCTGTCTAATTATACTTTCTCTTTCGGTATAAACATTTTCAGGAACATATAACAAACTATATCTATCAACTTTTTCTTGTCCTCCACATGCAAAAGATTTTTTTGAATATTTTTGTATGCAATAAGGTATTCCTTTTTTCAATTCTTTTTTCTCTATAAAAAAATCAAATATTGAATTCATAAAATCTTCTGTGATGTCAATATATTTTCTTTTTATTAAATCACTTTTAAGTTTCATTTTTTATTTCCCCCTTTATACTATATATTATATATTAAGTTTTATATATTGTCAATCACTTTTGAAAAAAACTGAGAAGAAAAAATTCTTCTCTTTTAAAAAAAATTTTCTTTAATAAAATCTTTTATTTCAATTAGAATTACTCCGTTTCAATACTTGTTATCAAGCTTCCCTATTCAACGTATCCTCTTCCCCTCTTATGAGGTACTCAAGTTTATATGATACTCCAAGGGCGTAAATTCGGAACTGAACTTTCCTATTTATTTCTTATTTACTTATATTATACTATTTTTACTGTTGAATGTCAAGTATTATTTTTAAAAACTGGGAAGAAAAATTTTCTTCCCTTGATTGTTTTCGCACAAAAGTAGGCTACGTCAGCACAAAAGTGGGCGACCCTATATTTTATTCCAATTTAATTATTCCAATTTTTTAATCATATAGTGCGTAATTTTTCTTTTTCCTTTTTTCTTTCTTTTTAAATCATATCCATGCTCTTTTAATATTTTTTCTAAAGTGGGTAAACCTATTAATCTATTTCTGTTATCCCTAAGGTTATTTTTAATAATTATATCATTAAAAATAATATCTCTAGTAATCCATTTATTAAGTAGATTATCTTCAATGGAAAGGTCAATTTTTATATGTTTATGTTTTCTATGAATAACACTAAGATGACAATGTATACATAATGTTTTATAAGTATAAAACAAGTGTTTTCCTAATACTTTTTCTTCTATGTTTTTCAACTCTAATTTTGTATAATTATCTATTGTTTTATATTCTTCTAGTCCTAACTCAATTAAAGTATCTTTTACCATATTAGCAAATGGATAAATGTGATGAACTTGTAAATCTTCAATTCCACCGCATTGTTCACATTTATTCTTTTTAACTAACTTTACAAACTTATACCAAACTTTTATCCTTATATAATTGTTTAATGTTTGTTTTCTTTTTTCATTATTTAACATTCCTTTTTTAATTATAATATTCACCTTTTATTTTTTATTATAAATATACATTTTGTAGAAATTATCCCAAATTTGATAGTATTCTTCAGAATATTGAAGTTGTCTTAATCTACTTTCTTTCATAAGTATAGCATATTCAACATTAAATCCATTTCTAGATTTTATTTTTTCATCAATAGTTTTTTTATTTTTATTTTGTCTTTTTAGTGCCAAAGATTTTCTAATTTCATATATATCATTTTTAATTATATCCACATCAAAACCATTTAAATAGTTCTTCTTAATATATTCTATATCTTTAGTTAGAAAAATTTGAAATGCTTCATAAGTATATTTATATCCTAATTCACAAGTCAATTCAAAACTTAATTCTTTATCAAAGTCTTTTAATTTTTGAATATTACATTTTATATTTTCCTTTCTGTTGCCATATACTAAATCATTTCTACTTGTAATACTATATTTCTCACATATTCTATTTTCAATATCTATTACTTTTCTTAATTGTATAGAATTTGTATTAAGATACACTTCATTATTTTCTAAGTCTACTGCAATTTTCACTTTATACCATTTTATTAAATTATCTTTTTTTTCAAGTTTATTTAAAGCAGATAAAAAATTTGAATATAAGGCAGAATTTTCAACAGAGAAAAAATCTTTTTTAACTATATCTTTATCGTTTAAAATAGGATATTGATAATTAATATTCTTTTTTTCATTTGGATAAAATATTTCTACTAGAGCCATACTAGTTAGCCAATTGTCAAATGTTTTTACACAATATGTTTCATCTTTAAAATTGCAATAACCTATAATAGAATTTAATAAAGCTTGTTTCATTAAAAAACTCATACTCTTTTCATCCTCCTTAATATCATATACTTTCCTTTTGGAACTATCAAATTCTATCCCATTGCTCCCCATAAGAGTATAATATACTCTACTTCCTATTTTATTTTTTTCCACTGCACATACTTTGGAAAGTTTATTGATTAAAGTTTTTTCTTTTTTTCTAAAATTACTATAACTGTAGTCACAAAGTTCACAAAGTTCTTTTGATGTATAAGTCCCATCTTGTAATATTACTTCCATATCATCAACTCCTTTTGTCCCCCAAACAGTTCTCTATATATATTATATTATATATTATATTATAGAACTGTTTGGGGGACATTATTTTTATATATTTATATATATTATACTATAAATTTTATTAAAAGTCAATAATAAAAATAAAAAAAAGAAAGGCTATTTAAACCTTTCTTTTATATGAATTAAACATTAAACATTAAATCACCTAAGCATAAAAGAAAATCTTTTTCTAATTCCCAGTTATCCCATATTAAAACATCATATTCATTTTTTGTATGTCCTTCATATCCTTTTTCACAATATAACCAAGTTATTAATTCACCATCGGCTTCTCTGTAAGTTGCTCTATGTGCCACTACTGTTTCTAAATAATTTGTATCATGTAAAAAATCTTCATTTTTTAAATCTTCTTCTGTTAATTTGTCTTTTGCTATTTTTAAAACAAATATATCATTACAGTTTTCTATATCTTCATCTTTATAACCTAAAGTCACTGTTGCTTCATAATTATCATCCAATTCTTCTATATCTACATTAATCTTATCTATATCTTTAGCAGAATCTAAATATAATTTTTTATTATCATTTAATTCATTATATTGTGGCTGATATTCTTCAATGTTTCTTTCGATTTCATTTATTATATTTTCTTTTAACAATTTTTCACCTTGTTCTATTTGGTTATTAGAACATCCTATCATAGATATGGCCATTAGACCTCCTAAAATCAATCCTAAGCCCTTTCTAAATACTTTCATGAATAATTCCTCCTTTAACCTTTAAAATTCATTTAAATCAATTATATCCCATTATAGGACAGAATATACAACTGAGGATATTAAATATCCTCTTTATTTGTTTTTATCAGGTAGACAAACTATAACTAATAGTGCGAAAAATCCAAAGAAAAATCCTAATAATAACCAAGCTACAGTACTTCTACCTTTTTCAGTAGCAATAAGACAACATCCAATTGCAAATAAAATACTCCAAATTAATATAGCCATAATTTCAACTCCTTTTTAAATTTTATATTTTGTTATCAACTGAGGATATTAAATATCCTCTTTAATTTAATATGTTATTAAATCCAATTCTTCCATTTCGTTTAATAAGTCATAATCGCATACATCTTTATAATAGCCATTTTCATATTTAAATAAATTTATCTCATCGCTTAAAGCATTTACTTCTACATAATATATTTCATCATTTAATTCAACTTCTACTGATTTAGAACATTCTAAGAATAATTCTAAAAATTCTTCTTCATAATTAAATTTCAAATACATCCATTCAGAATATCCAACTCTTACATCTCCACGTCCACAATGAACTCTAAATCCAACTATATATTCATCTTCTTTAGTATCATAATAAGTTCTAAAATCAATATGATTAATTAATGGTGCATTCCAGTTATAAGTATTATCGGCAGTTATTTCTTCTATCCAACCTTCATCAAGTCCTATTTCTAAATAATCATCAATATAATATTCATAATCAGTTTCTTCTTCTTTATCCCATATAATACCATTAATAACTTCATAAGGTTCTAAAACATTTAATATATCCATTATATCAACTGTCAATTCATTTTCTTTTATATTATAAGTTCCTTCTAAGCATTTTTTTACATCTTCTATTTTTGTTCTTCCAAACATATAAACCTCCAAGTTTAAAGTCCTAAAGACTATTTATTTTTTTATTTATACTTATATTATATAGTATAATTTATATCATGTCAACTATTTTTAAAAAAATATTTTAAATTTTTTATTTTGTTTTTATTGATTGTTAATAACTGAGAACATTAAATATCCTCTTTATACTATATATTATATATTAGTTTATATGATATGTCAATATAATATTAAAAAAATATAGAGAAAAAATCTCTATATTTTTTATATCTATGCCAATTGTTGTAAATCAGTTTTATTTATTTCTATTTTTAAAATTTTACTTAATGCCATTATGCCTTTAGGAGTGATTTTAAGATTACTATAATTATGACCTTCTTTCTCTCCAACTATTACCTTAAACCACGTTTTATCAACTTCAGAATACGGTAACCAACTTTTGCCTTGCTTGAATATAATTCTATTTTCATTTAATGTTTTATTAAATTGTTGTGCTGATTTAAATTTAAATAATTTAGCAACTTGAGTTGATGTATATAATCCATTGCTATTCATAAAATCATCAAAATAATTTACTTTAGGTTTATCTTTTTCTATTTTTTCTAATAATGGTTTCTTTTCTAGTTTTGCTAATTCTTTTGATGCTACTATTCCCTCTTGTCCACCATTATAGATATCTAGTAATAATTTTGCTTTTAATTGTTCATCAGAATTTATTACTTCTCTCATTGCAAAATATTCTCTTCTTAATTGTTTTCTTATTTCTTTTGCTTTTTCAGTTTTCATGAATCCAACCAATAACATATAACCTTGTTCAGATAATAAATAGCAATTTTTTTGTCTATTATTAGTTATAAATCCTAAAACCTTAGCAAGGTTTAAGGATTTTTCATCAGACATCAAATCCAATAAATCAATTCCTATTTCAAATTCATCTATATGTTCATTTATTAATGTATTAACTTTATCCAATCTAGTATCATGTATTTCAGATATTGTTTTAGCTAAGATAGCTTTTTGACCTTCACCAAATCCACTTTCTACAACAGGTATTTCTTTACCCATAAAATCTTGTGTGCCATTAACTTTCAATTCATTCATATTACCAGCTCCTTTTATTCTTATTTGATTATATTATACTTATGCCTTTATTAAAAGTCAATAAAAACCTAAAAATAAATTTTAGGTTTCATAACTGAGGATTAATTAAAACCCTCTTATTTTACTTTATGTCCATTTATGCTATAAGTATGAGTTTTGCCTTTATTGTCAATTCCTTTCACTGTCACCTTATAAGTTCTATATTCTTTTAAATCTTTTTCCATATTTGTTCCATGTAATTTGTTAGCTACTTGTTTTACTATCTTCTTAGTTTTAGAACTGTTTAAGTTGCTTCTAAATTTAACTACATATTCTTTACTATTCATTTTTAAACTATAACTTGTTATTCTTAAATATTTTAATACTTCTTTATTTTCTCTTTTTTCTATGCTGTCAAGTGTTATGTAAGTTCTTCCTTTTGCTCCTTGAATTACTTTAGCATTAATTATTACTGTATTTCCTAAAACCATTAAACCTATTAAACCTACCATAGTAATTTTTTTTATTAAATTTTTCATAATATCAAATCTCCTTTTTATTTTTTTATTCACCTTTTGGGTGATAACTGAGGATTATAAAATCCTCTTAAAATAAAAATTGAAGTTCATTCTATTAATGTCATCATGTATCATGTCATCGTGGACTTTTACCCACTCATCGGATACACTGCTTAACAAATCCTCTATGCCTTCATTGAAATAGCTTAAATAAAAATTGTCAAATTTAATTGCGTTCATATCCAACTCTCTATCCTCTGAAAACATATTATTTTTTGCTTCTACTGTCAATAGGTTTCAGTGCTCATTAGTAAGCTTCCCTGTTCAACGTGTTCTCTTTCGTTTTAAACTACTCAAGTTTTTTACAACACTCCAAGGGCGTAAATTCGGAACTGAACTTTCCTATTTATATTATATACTAGCTTATATATAATGTCAACTGAAAACTTAAAAATAAATTTTAAATTTTCTCACTGAGGATATTATTAAATATCCTCTTAATACCATTTTCCGTATCTACTTTCATATTCATCTAGTGTTATTATACTAAAATCAATCTCTGAATCTACCTCTGATATTTCAACTATATAAGGTTTTCTATTGATAAAAACTTTTGTATCTGAAACATATTTTATATTGTCTAAAACCTTTTTTAAATTTTGTTTATTAAGTTTATCTAGCATATTATCATATATACCTAATGTATACCCTTCACTTTTTATTTTATTTATTATTATTTCCTTATTTGTTTTCATTTTTAAAATCCTCCTAATTCATTTTTATACTATAATTGTATCATAGTATTTATCTATTGTCAAGTAAAAACTTAAAAATAATTTTTATTTTTCTTAACTTTCATAACTGAGGATTAATTAAAATCCTCCAAAGATATTAGTATTTGTTTAAATACATTATCATTGCTTAAATCTTTTATTATATTTTTTAAATCATTATTTTTATTACTGTCTCTTATTATTAATTCTATGTCTTCTTCTATGTAATCTATGCTGTCATAGACATATTCTTCATAGTCACATCCCATATAGCTTACTAGTTCTCCATTATCATTATAATGAAATAAATCTTCATTAGAATTAAAATTACCATTTTCAATTTTATCTGCTATTTCTAGTGGCTCTAAACCTTCCATTAATTCGTTGAATTCTTCCATATCATGAACTATTAACCAATCTAAATAAAAACTATTATAACTTATAACTTCAACAAGTTCTAATAAATCAGTGTAATTACTTCTATCCTCTAAATTTTTTCTTAAAGATTCAAATTTATTCATAATAACAACTCCCTTATTTATTTTTTTTATTTATCTTTATACTATGTATTATATACTAGTAATTATATATTGTCAAGTGAAAATCTAAATTTTATTTTTAAATTTTCATAACTGAGAATACAGAATTGTATTCTCTTTTAGATATTTAAGAATTCATTATCTTCTAACATTGTTACTTTATAATCATAATATTTTTTTATAATGTTGATATCGTTTTTATCATATGCTATTATATAAATATTACCTTCTACTTCAGCAACTTCTCCAATAATAAAATTATTAAATCGTTCCAATGTTAAATCTTCCAATACAGAATCATCTTCTTCAAATAATTTTTCTTTTTCTTTTTCATCTTTTGCTAATAAATCAACTAAACATTCAAAATGTAAACTATTTTCTATAAGTTTTCCATCAGCTATAACAAAAGCATTTTTTCTATATAATTCATAATCATATTCTATTTTCATAATAATAACTCCCTTTAATTTATTTTTTATTTATCTTTATACTATGTATTATATATTAGTGATTATATATTGTCAAGCATTTAAATAAAAAAATCCATATATTTTTACATATATGGATTTTAGATATTTTATTTAAAATAATAATTCATATTATTTACAATTAAGTTAGTAACATATAGTAAACCTTTTTTAGTCATACAGATACCCTTAGAATTATTATTTATATTTTCATATATAAATAAATTTTTCTTTTTATTTTTATCTGTTAATCTTTCACTTGTTTTGAATTGCTTTTGTTTTATCATAAATTTATTAAATAATGTTATTCCTATTTTTTTTATGATAGAATTCATATTTATTAAATAAATCTACGTATTCTTTTTTACCCATAATTACATTATCATCTAAACTATTTAAATAAGTTTTAAACTTATCTAAATTAGTTATATTAATTACTGTCATATCATTATTTTTAGTAGTTAAAGTTTTAGAACTTTTATTTAAATCATCAATCTTATCAGATAAACTTTCTATCATTTTTAATAATTCATTTATTGTTTTATTTTGTTCTTCTATTTTATCAAGTAGTTCCGTATTGTTTACTGTTAGTGTTTCATTATTAGAATTTCCATTTAAAATTATGTCAAGCATTTTACTTCTTATTTCTTGTGCTACTTTGCTATCTCTTAATAACATTGCCATATTTAAAAAACATCTTTTATTTACCAATGTATTACTTCTATTATTAAATTTTCTATTATCTGATATAAAATAACCTTTATAGTTATGAAGGGAAATATTGTCCCCTCCTAAAAATTCTCTTGTTTCCTTACCTTTTAATATTAATAAACCATTTTTAATTAATTCTCTTTTATTGTTTTGAACTAATTTTTTAATACATTCATAATCAACTTCAAAATATTTAGCCACTCTGTCAAGTGTTTCATATTCCATATTATTAATTGTAGTTATAGTTTTATATTTATTCATTATATCTAAACTTTTATTATTATTTAATATCTCTTGTCTTAATTCCTCTTTTTCTAAAATATCATTTAATACCATTATTACCAACTCCTTTTATATTTTTTACTTATATTATACTTATACATTTATTAAAAGTCAATGAATACTCATAAAAATATTTAATTTTCCATAAATATTTTATAGAAATATAAACTCAAATCTAAATTTAATTTTTGTCAAATTTTGTCGATTAATACCAAATAAAAAAACCCAAAGCTAAATTTAATTTTAACTTTGGGATAACTGAGGATTAATATAATCCTCTATAAATAATACTTGTAATTAATTTTACTGTTTATTATATTACCAACTCCCTATTGTAATAATTCTAACAATTTATTTAAACCATCATCTGTTATTTTACTGTATTTATAATATCTATACATATAATTATTATCTCTAGCATATTGTGTTTCAATTTCATTTTTATCTAACCAATTTATTTTTTTAAGTTTATTCATTAAGTATTCTAAACTAATGTCATTGTTAAGGTTATTATTTAATATTTTTAATGCTTGTCTATATGTGTATCCTTCATTTGTTTTTCTTCTCTTTTTTTCTTCTGTCGTTCTATTAATTATTTTAGATATTTGTTGCATTAATTTTAATATGTCATTATCTATGATATAATCTACCATTTTAGGATTCCATGTATAAACGTTTGTTATGCTTGCTCTACATAAACCGTTTTTAATAAATTCATTTTCAAATTTATCATTATGTATAAATCTAGTTTTTTTATTTATTAATTTATTTTCACCATATCCTTTTATTTCTAATGCTTCAAAGAAAATTTTTGTAAACAATTTCTTTGAAGGTAATTGTTTTATTAAATCTATTGTTGATAAATAATTTTCTATTCTTTCATTTTCTAATTCTATTTTATCAATTTCCTTTTGTTTTTCAGCCCCATATTCTTCTTTTAGTTCACCGAATAATTTTGTATTTAAAACTCTATCTTCTTCTGTATTTGAAAATATAGATTTATAAAATGTTTCAGCTAATATTTTTTCTTTTGAATTTACAATTTCTCTCATAGTAAAATAATCATCAACTAATTTATCATGTATTTCCCAGGCTAAATCTGTATCCATTATTTTTATAAGTTTTGCATAACCTCTTTCTGATAATAAGTAAATATTTTTAGCTTGTGTTATAGATTGTTTAGCGTAACCCATTTTTGTCAACGTATCGTTGTCGTCGATACGTTTAAGATTTATAAAATCTACACCTTCTTTAAATCTTTTGATGTTTTTATTAAGTGTTTCTCTAACATGAATCATTTTCATATTATGTATTTCAGATATAACTTTATCAGTTAAACATCTTTTTCCTTCACCAAAACCACCTTCTATCACTGGTATTTTAACTCCCATAAAATCTTGTGTGCCATTAATTATGATATTATTCATATTTACCAACTCCTTTATATATTTGATTATATTATACTTAACATATTATTAAAAGTCAATAAATACTCATAAATATATTTAATTTTCCATAAAAATATATATCTCTGAGCCATTTAAATGGATTTTAAGCTTGTTATAACTACTTAATGGATAAACTATTCATTAAGTTATAAACTCATATTTAAATTTAATTCTTGTCAATTCTGTTTAAAAATAGGCATAAAAAAAATCCTCTACCATAATAGTAGAGGATTAATTAGTTTCTAATAATAAAGTCCCTTCTGATTTTATTTTGTTACTTCCATAAGTATCTCTTATAGAACTCATATTTTTTCCTTATTTATTTCTTTAAATACTTCTTCATTTTCCTTTCTATCAGGGTGAAACTTCATAGCGTTTCAATGCTTGTAACAAGCTTCCCTATTCAACGTGTTCTTTTTCACTTTATAAGCTACTCAAGTTTTTGTAACACTCCCAGGGCGTAAATTCGGAACTGAACTTTCCTACATGTTATTTTTAATTTTTTATTTTATTTACCTATATTATACTGCTATTATTATTAAAAGTCAATAAATATTTTCATTTTTTTATTTAATTTTCACAAAACTTTTTAACTTTCAGCAATAACTGAGGATTAATTAAAATCCTCTATTTGGGAAAGATAGACTTCTACAGCCTATTATTCTTCCCTTATCATCTCTTACAGATTCATTTACCAAAGCTAAATCAGTTCTAGTTTTGCAAGCATTAGCAACCATAGCAGATACAATAAGGATAGTATCAGCTTGTTGTGGAGGTAATCCTATAACATCACCAAAAGTATTGTCAGTTATAGGAATTTCTATACCATCAGCAATTATACTTCCTGCATCAGTAGTAGTTTGTGATACTCTTATTAAAGTTCCGGAAGCTGGTATGGTAAGTATAATATTATTATCACTATCCATTATATTAATATCATGAGGCGTACAATTTATTAATTTTTTCATGATATAAAACCCTCCTAAATATTCTCATTTTTTTATTTAATTCCTATGAAAGTTTTTAACTTTCAGTAACTGAAAAAGGAATTTAATTTTCCTTTTTCTCGCACATATTTTAGGATACATAAGCTACTTGCTCTACTATAAAATTTCTCTTTTCTAACTCATGAGTTATTTTTTCGCTTTCATTTTTTAGTTTTTTTCTAGCTAAATCATAGAAGTCCCAAAAATACATTAAATTTATATCTATTCTATAACCACTTATTATTATTACTTGGTCTTCATATTCTAACTGTAAATCAGCACTTAAATAATCTTCTTCATTGACATATATTGCAACCCTTATATTATCATTATCTTTTCTATTTATCATGTTTATAGCTTTTTCAATGCTATTATATCTTATTTTTTTCATAATATAAAACCCTCCTAAAATTTTATTTATTAACTATATTATAGCATTTTAGCTATATAAAGTCAATAAAATATTTAATTCTCATGAAAGTTTTTAACTTCCATGTAACAGAGGATTATAATTAATCCTCTATAAATAGTATTTGTAATTAATTATGCTATTCACATAGCAACTTTCAGCAACTTTATATGCATTTAAGCTTCTGCTTATATGCACTCCAAAAGTTCTATTTGCTATTTTAACTGCTTTTGTTAGACTTATTAATTCTTGTTCAACTGCATAGTTTAAACAAGGATATAATGCAATAATTGCACGTCTATTGCTTTCAGCTCTAACTATTTTTCCATTTACAACGAATTTTTTATTCATATAAGACCCTCCTAAATATTTCCATTTTTTTATTTAATTTTCATGAAAGTTTTTAGCTTTCATGTTACAGAGGATTTTAATTAATCCTCTACAAATATTTCTAAGATATCATCTTTAAAATCCCACGCTTCAAGATGCTTATAGCTTACATTATGTTCTTTTGCTTCTTCTCCAATGTCTAAATCAGATATTCCTTTTATGGTATATCTATTTACTAAATCTTTAAATCCTTCAGTTACTTTAAATTCATATCTTTTCATAATACAAAACCCTCCTAAATATTTTCATTTTTTTATTTAATTTTCATTTATATTATATACCAGTTTTTATATAAAGTCAATATATAATATAAAAAAATCCAAAGTTAGGTTTAAATTTAACTTTGGAATAACTGAAAAAGGAACTAATAAGTTAAAATTCCTTTTTCTTTATAACTTGCCATTTTAAAACCTAAGTTTTCATTTAATGTTTCTATATTGTCTAATATGAAAATCTTATCGTCATGATTCAAATATGATATATTATATTCTTTTTCATTGTTTACAGTCCATGATAAAATTATATTTTGTTCTTCCATAGCATTTAATAGAATATTAATATTGTTATAATTCTTTTCCTCTGCATAGAAAACTTTTAAGTCTATTTTGTTTATTTCAATTTCTTTTTTCATATATAAAACCCTCCTAAATATTTTCATTTTTTTAATTAATTCTCATGAAAGTATTTAACTTTCACGATTACAGAGGATTATAATTAATCCTCTATTATTTCTTCATATTCTGCAATTGTAACTTCATTGTATATTTCATTTACCATATACTCAAAAGCTAACCAACTTAAATTATTTGCATCTACTTCAAAATCAGGACTTAAATTTTCTTTTGTGCTATTGTATATTTCAAATATTTCTTCCATATGTTTAATGAAGAAACATTTTGTTTCATTAAAGTATATTAATTCTCCTATCATACCACTTGCACACCCATATTGAATTACTTCCTCTAAAAATGTTATTGGATTTTCATAATCATCAATATGATTAAGAATTATATCAATAACATTATCCTTTAATTCGCTTTCTCCATACATATTTTCTAAAAAAGTATTTAATTTCATAAAAACCCTCCTAAATATTTTCATTTTTTTAATTAATTCTCATGAAAGTATTTAACTTTCACGATTACAGAGGATTAATTTAATCCTCTAAGCTATACGCCATACACATGTTAAAATCTTTATCCTTATATTGTTCTGAAAAATCAATAACTATGAATTCGCCATTATTGCTTTTATGTTTATACCATTTTGTACCAGTTAATCCATTTAGCCATGATTTTTTACCTTTGACATCACCTTCTAACATTTCAAATACTACTTCATTATTATTATATCTAATACCTTTTCTCTTGCTTATATCTTTTGTTAATTTTACATATTTTTCATTTTCCATATTTAACAATTCATGAGCTTTTTCTAAGCTAACATATCCAGTTAAAACTAATTTAGATATACTTTCTCTTAATTCTATCATACCTTGTTTTTTAGTTATTTTTTTCATAATATAAACCCTCCTAAAATTTTATTTATTAACTATATTATAGTATAACCACTATATAAAGTCAATAAATATTTTAATTATTACAAAAGTTTTTAACTTTTGTTACTGAAGAAGGATTTTATTTTCCTTCTTCTATGTCTTTATTGAATAAAGATTTTATTTTCTTAGAGAATTTTTTATTACATGTCACGTCATAAAATTTGAATTCATTGTAAAAAGTATATTCTTTTAATGCTTCAAGGTGTGAATTAATCGCTTGAGTTGTAGAACTTGTATCATAATTGCAATTATCAACAATTATTTTACTTTCAAGCGTATCAATTATCATTATTATATTTTCATGATACATTAGATAGTAACTATCATTAATCTTGCTAAATGAATGATTCCCTATTTTCATTTTAATGTTACCTTCCATTATTCCTCTAAATAATTTTTCACTATATTTTCTCATATCATACCCTCCTAAAATTCATTTATTAACTATATAATAACATAGTGTTTATATAAAGTCAATAAATATTTTAATTATTACCAAAAGTTTTTAACTTTTGGATAACTGAAGAAGGAATTTATTTTCCTTCTTCTTTTCTAAATCTGAACTCAAATATATTTTCTTTTCTATGTCCTTTGATTAAATCAATCTCACTTTCGCCTTGTTGGTCTGTATTGTGGATTAAATTATATACTAAAAATCCAACTCTTGTATCGCCTTCATATTGAAAATAAACTAAGTCATTTTTAAAATCAATTCTTATTTTATTTATCCATATATTTTCATTTATTCTTTTTTCTCTTTTAATCATGTCAATTATTTTATCCATATTCTTTAATATCTCAAGTCTTATTTGTTTTCTATTCATATAAAACCCTCCTAAAATTTATTTATTAACTTTATTGTAGTATAACCACTATATAAAGTCAATAAATATTTTAATTATTACAAAAGTTTTTAACTTTTGTTACTGAAGAAGGAAAAAATCCTTCTTCTTATAAGTTTTCAACTTCTATGCTTGTAATTGTATTTCCATTGCAAGTTATTAAAAATCCTACTTTACTTTTAAAGGATTTTACAAATAATGCTTGAAAAAAATTACCCTTACAGTATGAACTTTTAGGACTATAGCCTATACTGTTCATGAAAGGTATAATTCTTTTTTCACCTTTTATAATGTTTATTTCTTTTATTTCCTCTTCACTAAATATTTTTTTCATTGATTCATAATTATTCATAATGTAAACCCTCCTAAATTTTTAATTCAGTAATAAAAATTACTGTTACTGAAGAAGGAAAAAATCCTTCTTCTTATAATGTATCTAAAAAGTTATTAACAATTGATATTTCTTTATCGTTTAATAATATTTCAGTATGGCAATATTTAGAATTAATGTAACTATTTTCAAAATGTATATTGTTTTCATGAAGAAAATCTATTAATAACATAGTGTCCTTTCTATTTAGTTCTATATTATAATATTTTTTCATAATAAAAATCCTCCTAAAATTTTATTTCAGTAATTTAAAATTACTGTTACTGAAGAAGAGAATTAAATCTCTTCTTCTTCTTCTTCTTCCATTGTTTCAACTTCATTATATATTTCACTTACCATATACTCAAAAGCTAACCAGCTTAAATTATTTGCGTTTACTTCAAAATCATCACTTAAATTGTCTTTAAGTTGGTTGTAAATGTCGAATATTTCTTCCATATGTTTAATGAAGAAACATTTTGTTTCATTATAGTATATTAATTCAGGTACTGTACCACTAATACAACCATAATTCATAATGTCTTCTAAAAATCCTTTTGGTTCTTCATAGTCTTCAATATGGTCTAAAAGGATATCAATAACATTATCCTTTAATTCGCTTTCTCCATATAAATTTTCTAACATATTATTTATTTTTTTCATAATAAAAACCCTCCTAAAATTTATAAATTTTATTTCAGTAACTCAAAATTTATATTTGAATTACTGTCACTGAAAAAGTATAGATTTTATAAAATCCCTTGTTTTTTCTTATATTTTTTATTCTTCAATTTTAAAATTTTTAATCTCAAGTCCAAAATTTTCTTGTCCCTTTTTATTTGTGTATTTTCTTATTTTAGCTCTGAAACTTATTTTTTGTCCTTCTTGAATATTTTCTTTAAACATTTTTTTAGTAACGTTGCTTATCATATCGCATAAGCAGTGACAGCATATAAAATCATTATCTTTATATATATTGTTGATAAGTGCTATTTTTCTGCACCCTCTTTTTTCTATTTTGTTGAAAGTTCCTTTGAATTCTACAATTGATTCATTGTATTTTTCAAGTCCTTTTCTATATTCATATCTCCCACTTTTACTATTTACATACATTTACAAAACCTCCCTTTTTTAAAACAAGAGATTTTATAAACTCTATACCTTTTCCGATTAACTGAAAAAGGATAAAATCCTTTTTCCGTTTTTAGGAGGAGGGAACATATTCAATTATATAATAGGATTTTTACCATTGCACTTCATACGCCCTTGTAACTGTTCAATGGCTGTTGGATAATAAAATCCAACTTTTGATTATTATCTTATAACCTTTTGAGTACTTTTCAGGAGTTCCGACTTAAAAAGTATGTTTTCGTAAGTACTTATTAATCGTCGATTAACAGTTTACCTATATAACCTTTGGTAATAGGGTTTTTACCAAAAGCACCTTTTAAGTTTTTCCTCTTGTCAGTTGCTTAAAAGTTTTAAGATAATGCTTAGCTCTAAAAAATGCTAAGCTTCTATTATATACCTTATGCGTATAGCTTAAGGATTTTTTTTATTACTTTTTCTTTAATTGTATCATGTCTTTTATTCAATGTCAACTGCTTTTTTAAAAATCTTTTAAAACTTTTTAAGTAGTTCCTAAGTTGCTTTATTAACTTAATTGTAGTAGTTCTTTTATTCAATGTCAACTATTTTTTAAAAGTTTTTTAAATTTTTTTTAAGTAGCTCTTAAACTGCTTTCCTAAGTTGCTTTTGTTTTATTATCTTAATTGTAGCAGGTCTTTTATCTAATGTCAAGTACTTTTTTAAAACTTTTTAAAACTTTTTTAACTGCCTTTCCTAAGTTGCTTTTGTTTTATTAACATAATTGTAGCATCACTTTATTGATTGTCAACTATTTTTTTATGTTTTTTTATGTTTTTTGTATACATTAAACAATATACAAAATACAATATTCATTATAATGTATACAATATATCTATATTCTTTTTAGTATCAGTTCTAAAATCATTTTTCTATTTTATTTTTTTTCTACTGTTGCCGTATGACGTGATATAAGGCGTTTTAAAGACTTTTAAGATAGTTAGTGGATAATTAATCAATTAGATAATATATTCTCTTATATTGTCTTCTATTGCCTTATATTGATATATGAAAAAAAATAGAAAAACTTTTGAATAATTGTTGACATTAGATAATATTATGCTAACATTAAGATAATAAATAAATAAAGGAGATTGATAAGCATGAAAAAATATAGTATAGAAATAAAGGGCAATATATGGACAAAGGAATTAATTGTTAATATATGCAAGGAAAAGAGACTATTTAAATATAATGTAACAGAATTATTAAGTGGATTAAAATACTGTATACAATTGAATGATTTAAGCTTTTGGAACTATCATTATTTTAAAAAACTTAAAAGAATAGAAGAAAAAAAATAGTAGACTTTTCTACTATTTTTTTATTGTATATATGAATAACTGTTCATATGTTTAATTGTATACAACATGTAATATATAGTATAATGTATCATGTATTAAATATCTTGTATGTAATATTATGCATAATGTATTTTGTATGCAATATATAATATACTGTATACATTATTATGTATATTGTATTATATTAGTTTACATGTTAACTATTCTCATATTGATAATAAATAATAGTTGACAAATAAACAAGTGTTCTGCAATCGAACGTAGCATACTTTATGGTGTTTGTCAACAGTTAATTTTGTCCGAAAAGTTTAGTATAAGTAAACATTGCAAACGTGAAACCATTGAAAATACTATATTATCATTTTGATAAATTTACAAATACTAAGAAAAATTCATGACCTATTTAAATCGATTCTAAGAGGGCGAACAAAATCCCTCTTTATAGTTAATTCTTTATATAAAGTCACCCTATACACTGCTTTAAAATCGACAGTAAAAGGTCGGTATGTATTTTTAAAAAGGTGACTATAGTTTTTATTGTATGCATTTTATTGTATACAATTTATTATCATAATGATAATATATGAATAGGTATTCAAGTATTCATATATAGAATTGTATATTATATGAATACTTATTCATATGTTTAATTATCAATATGTAAATAGTAAACATGTTAACTATTATCAATATGATAATATATGAGTGACTGTTCATATATTATGATTAATGTATACAATATAATATATGGTGTATACGTATGAATAAATGTTCATATATTACTATGCATAATGCATAGTGTATAATGTTTAATGTATACAGTATTATATATTATGTATGTTATACTATGTTTAATGTATACAATATATTATATAATGTATAGTGTATGATATACTAAGTACTATGTATGCTGTATAGTGTGCATTGCATACAATATGATATACTATGTATAGTGTACTATGTACTATGTATACAATATATAGTTAACATGTTAACTACTATCAATATGATAACATATGAGTGACTGTTCATACAATCAACTGTTATTAATATAACATATGAGTGACTGTTCATAGGTTCATATGATAGTATGATAGAACAACTGTTCCTATGATGTTCTATGTTAGAAGAACATATGATACAAAGAACGAACTGCTTAGGATTGATTGTAAGGCGTTGGCGTTGTGTCCTTCTTATGTTATATCGTTGAGAGTGTATCTCTTCTTATATTGCCTTGTATTGTCTTATAATAGTATATGTAAAAAATAGTGTATAGAGAAAAAAATTTTCTTAAAAATTGTTGCTAAATAAGAGAGGAACTGCTATACTTAAGATAATAAATAAATAAAGGGGATTGATAAATATGAAAAAATTATTATTAGTTTTAGGATTGGTTATTATTGCTGTATTTTTTAAAGACTGTATATTAATAGGATTAATGGATTTTGTTGATTTTGTGGGAAACTTATTTAACTTGAATGTAATTGTTCCGATTGACTTTTTAAATACTTTATATTATCTATAAGCAGAGAATAAGTGGGACAAAATATGTCCTACTTATTTTTTATGGTGTATTGTATACAGTATTTTTTATGTTGTATATTGTATGGTGAATTGTTTATGGTGAATTGTTTATATTGTATACATTATTATATATTATGTATGGTGAATTGATTATAATGTATTGATTGTTGTGTATTGTATGGTATAATATAATATGAAAGAGTTTTGTACATTTTTGTCAAATATTGTAATATATAAAGCCTTGTTACACGTGGAACACGGTGAAAAAACTAAGGGGATTTTGTGGGGAATTGTAGGGAATTTTAAGGAACTTATAAGGGGGGACTCTGAAAATTTTGTGGGACATATAATAGGGGGGTGGGTCGAAAAAAGTCCCACTATAAATTCTTTGTATACAGTGTTTTAAAAAAGAGTTCTTAGAGAACTATTTACCTTTTCGACATAAAGGGGGTAGTTTTCGTAACTTTTCGTGTTTTTTCGACAATATATGAGTATAGTCCCTTTATCTACACACTATCAAATTTTATCAAAGTATAACCAAATACTATCAAATTTCATAATATTTTACTATCAAAACACCATCAAAACATAATCAATATTTCTACATCATATACCACGTAAAATTAATATCATAAAAATACACTACGTTGTATACACTATATTGTATACACTACCCACATAACACAGTATACTTTACATTGTATACACTGTCCATACACCACCTATTCCCTATAAATAAGTAAAAGAGGGGGTACTTTATGATAATATCAATTACTGAATCAATAATATTACCTACATCCATATACACCATACCAATAAAATAACCACACTCTAATAAAACAACTATAAAAAAACGTGTTATTTTTGACCAATTTCAGTCTATTTTTAGCCAAAAACATACCATTTTTGACCAATTTTGGTACATTTTTGTACTATTTTTAATCAAAAATAACCATAAAATATACGATATATCATATAAAAAGTAATTATATAAAGTTATCCACAATTTCAACAAAGTTATCCACAGAATAATGTGGATTAAAAATAACGATAAATCACGAAAATATTAATATGACTATTTTTATATCCCATTAAGTCTCGTTTTTATAGGGTAAATAAAAAAAATGTACGGTTAACCGAATAGGAAAAAATCCTACAAAAAATACATGGTTAACCGTACTCAAGAAATTGAAGTAAATAAAATACATGATTAATGATATATAAAAGTGATAGAATGTAAAAAGGTTAAAGAAGTAATGAAAATAGACTACTATTACTGTCTTAATTTGTCTTTTAAGTCAGCATTGAAATAAAAAAATTCATCCATCTTTCTTTCAAAATCATCTACACATGAACCTCTATTTAATTTTTCAATCCATTCTTCATATGATTTAGTTATGTAATGGTCTAAAGTTATTTTATCCATAGGCGTTAATCCATATGACATAGGACTATAAACTCTTTTGCAATTTGAATCAACAATAGTATTATAATTATTAGACATCATAGGAAAATGAGGTGACATTGCTACAATTCTATGAGCTTTAACTATACATTTTCCTCTAATATCATTATAATAAGGTACAACTTTTGTAAATCTTTCTCTTACTAATCCATCTTCTTTTTTTATTTTGCCATTAGCATTATAAGTTAACCAATCTATATATAATCCATCATATTTTTCATATTGTTGCATAAAGTCATTTATATTAGAATTATCCTTTATATTTATAAATTCATCAGTATCTATAAAAGCTATCCATTTTGATTCCCTACTATAATTATATAAACAATTGTTATAACATTTTATTTGAATATTACCATGTTCTTTTACATTTAATTTCCAATCTCTTATAGTACACTTATTTAAATATTCCTTGTTTATACTTTCTTTAATTGGTACTGTTGACATATTATCATATATATAAAAATGATTAATACCTATACCAATATGATATTCTAACCATTCATTAATATAAGGATTTTCATCTTTGCATATAAGGCATATAGAAGTATTATATTTAAAATCCATCATTATTTTTCTTCTTTTCTATTTGCATTTGGAATAGTTTTTGGTTCAAAATAAACATTAGTTATATTTGTTGTTATATCTTCATTATCATTCAAATCTGTTGCGTTTAAACTATATACATCTGTATAAATATATAAGTTTTTATCTTTATCATTTATTTCTTTCAATCTTATATCACTTGTTTCAACATATAAAATTTTAAAAGAAAGGCTATGTTAGCTAACTTTGTGATTAATTATATCTAAAATAGGCTATAATATAGGTATAGACTATATTTCAACTAATTTACAGAAAGGATACCTAATATTATGTCAAAAATAGATATAAAAGCTATGATAAAAGATTTAAAAAAGAATGAACTTACAGAGTTAATTTCAGTAGCACAAGAAGTATTAAGTACTTTATTTAATTCTTCTGAAATTAGAGATAATGTTAAAGAAAGTAGATTTTCTAAAGGATACGAGTGCCCAAAATGTCAATGTAAAGATGTAAATAAAAATGGGAAATCTAATGGAAGACAAAGATATATATGTAAACGTTGTCGTACAAGTTTTGATGAGTTTACTATGTCCCCATTCTCTAATACAAAATTAGGGTTAGATAAATGGCTAAAATACTGCGAATTAATGATATTAGGACTTTCTATAAGAAAATGTGCTGAAGAAGTAGGAGTAGGTGTTAAAACGTCTTTTTACATGCGTCATAGGATACTTGATGTAATCAATTTATCATTAAAAAATGATAAAGTTGAAGGTATAGTTGAAGTAGATGAATGCTTTATTAAGGAGTCTTTTAAAGGGAATCATTCTAAAAGTACTACATTTGTAATGCCTAGAAATCCTAGAAAAAGAGGTAAAGGTAAAAATGATAAGAAGAAAAGAGGAATATCAAAAGAGCAGATTTGTATAGAGACAGCAATTGATAGAAAAGGAAATATCCTTATGGGTGCTGTTTGTAATGGTAGAATTACAACAAATCAAATAGTTAACTTCTTTGACAATAAAATATGTGAAGATGCTACTTTTTGTGTAGATTCACATAAATCATATATGGGAATAAAGGATAAGTTGAACATAGAGTTAAAGCAAGTTCCTAGAGGAAAATCAATGATAGATAGTGTTTATCATTTACAGCATATAAATGCTCTTCACAGTAGCTTTAAGAGATGGTTAATGACTTTTAATGGTGTATCCACAAAATATATCAATAATTATTTGGCTTGGTTTAAATTTCTACAACTAAGTAAGAAGAATAAAAAGAATGACCGAATTAAAGATATGCTAGTGAATGTAGCTACTAAGGATACATATGTAACTAGAGCCACTATTAGAAATAGATTCATTGAATTAACATAAAGTAAGGAACTTTACTTCAAATTAATGAAACCATTTTATAATTGGAAAACAATTGAATACTTTATATAATATAATTAAGTTCGTAATTATTATATATTGAGAATTAATTATAAATAAAAAGGGGAAATTTTATATGGTAAAAGTAATTAGGTTAAGTTTATTTTTAATTGCTATATCATTATTTTTAACAGGGTGCAGTAATTCAAAAGAAGATATAACTTTGGATATTAATAAAAATGAGAATTTAATTGATACTAATAATATTAATCAAATTATTTCTAATGATATTTATTCAAAAGAAACCGAAGAACAAGAATTGATAAATATAATAGAATCAGTAGAAAAAAATAAACCTACTATGTCAGATGAAGAACGATATGATTTAAGAACTGATATATTCTTTAACTTAAATCAAGAGCAAGTTCTTAAATTTGGAGACTGTTATACTGCATTGAACCAAGTTATTTTTGATGATAGATATAAAGAATTATTCGATAAGGCAAATAATCGATGGGATGCTTATGATAATAATGATTTATATGGAATTGTAAATACTATAAGATACATATCTAATTCAGTAAAAAATCAAGCGTTTAAAAATGATTTAAATAGAATTGAAGAATTGTGTTCATATGGATTAGAATATAGAGATATAATCGCACTTATTGATGCAAGAAGAATAATGAGAGATATTCAATATCACATATTTGAAGTTCCATATTTTAAAGAGGGAGATGCTATAGTTGAAATAAATGAAGAAGATTATAGCATATATTATGGAGCTAGTGAAGTATTAGAAGGAGATAGATATAAAACTATAGGTATATATAGATATAAATAGTTTAACATAGCCTTTTATAAAATTAGGCTATGTTTTAAATAAGTGTTGAAAATGATATAATATAAACTAAATCGCAATTGTCATATATTGTGACTTATAAGTAAAACACTATAATAGTGTTGATTATGAAGAAAGGTGATGCGATGAAACAAGAAAAAAGGATATATATACGAAAGTATGTTTCAGCAATTATATTTTCTAACATAATAGTATGGTTTAGCTGGGCATTGCCATTAATACTACTAGATGGTATAAAACTTAATGATGAATATCTTTTACAATTGGGATTTCTGTTAAGAATAGTGCTAAGTACAATACCTTTCATAGTGCTATTTGATTATACTAAGAGGAAGTATAAAGAAAATAAATTTACGAAAATGTGCTATATTTGTAGTATTATAAGTATGTTGTTATTACCAACTTTGTTTTTCATATTACATCTTGAAATAGGATATGGAGGTTGGTTTTGGTAAAAGTTATAATTTATAGAAGTAGCTTAATAGACAATATTAATATATTACGAACAATTTATAGTAAGTTATATAATCAACCACATATTAGAATTCAATATATTGAAAATTCTAAGGTGTGGTTGTTTTTATGTCATATTTATCACGAAGATAGCTAACATAGCCAAAAGAAATATCAGTACCATATTGACTAGCTTTATAACATATTAATTCATTTTTTTTAACAATATAAACTGGCATGTCTTCATATGAATCATAAGAAAGTAAATTCTTTTTATCGAATAAAAGTGGAATATCTATGCTTGATGTACCAACATCAACTATAACATGTATATATCCACCCATATCTAATAATTTTTCAATATTTACATCTTCCTGTGAAATGGTAGCATTACCATATGTATCTGAAGTAAATGTTATAGGAATCATTTTTGAATCATTAGTATTTACTCCACCTGTTTCATTATTGTTATTAACAATAAAACCAAATTTATTATTTTTATCAAACATATTATTTCTCCTTTCTATTCTTTTATTTATTCACTTTTAGGTACAAATATTTTACTAACTCCATTTATTGTTACAACTAGTTCACCATTTTCATTAAAAGATAACATATTATTTAGACTATCATCTACATATTTTTTAGTAGCTATTTCATCAATTTCTAATATTTTTTTACTCTTTATAATTAAATCATTAGTAAACACATAATTTTTAACAGATGCTAATGCAGTACTACAAGTAACCAAGTTATTATTAGAAAATGTCATACATAACTCAATGACATGTCCATCTTCCAATTCGCAAAGAGTGCCAGTATATCCAACTGTTTTATTTGAAACATATGTTAATTCATTAATAATATCTCCATAACAAGCATAATAAATATGTTTTCCATCATTAGGATTTATAACATTTAAATTTTGACTTGGTGAAATTCCAGCTCCACTATCATTACATTTGTCCAACTCAGACTGTGGTACAGTTAAAACAGTTTCTAATTCATCAATTAAAAATTTATTATCTACATATCTTTTAGTTACTGGTTGATATGTATCTGTAGGTGTAAATTCATTAGAATTATCTAATGTTAAATAATTTCTTCTTCTCACATATACAGATACAACACTATTTTTAATTGAATTAATATCTTCTTCTGATATATATCCTGATGAGATTCTTACTTGCAATACACAATAAGAATTATCATCTATTGTTGTTGTAGCGTTTGTACATCTCTTATTAGGTAATACTTTTACTGCTATATAACCATATTTTATTTTAACGCCGGAATAATTGATTGCATCTGATAATTCCATTTGAAAAGATTTTCCATATTTAATATCACCTGATATAGCACCAGTTTTTATTTCGTTTCCAATTTTATATTTTACACTAAAGAATAATTCATCTAAATCATTTAAACCATCTAAAGATTTATTTATATTACAAACGAATAAAGGTGCTTTATAATTATTGTTGACAGTTGAGTTTCTCATTTGTTCAAATGAAATTATATCAGATAATTTTGATTCTACAATTAAAAAATTTTTTGAATATAAATTTTCACTAATAGTTTGGATATTTTTAAGTTCTAAAACATCAGCTTTATCATCTATATATTTTTTTATATCTGAACTATTTGATTCATTGTTATTAATGAATCCAAATTTATTATCTTTATCAAACATTTTATTTCTCCTTTCTATTTATTATAAAAAAATAAAGGGAAATATATAGAATCATATCTATTATTTCCCTTTATACAAAATTAATTTAACCCTATATATCTAACTTTTGAACCACTTTCAACAACAACTATTGATTCTATTATTACATTTCCTAAACTTAAAGTTTCATTAGCACGCATTAATATTTTGTCTCCGTCATTGAATATAACATTTATTTCTCCTTCACCCATGTTTTGAACTTGAACGTTAGTTATTGATTCTATAGTTCCTTCATTACCATCAGATAATATTTCTTGATTTTCTTTTTCAGTTGTAACTACTTTACCTCTAACTTTAACTGCCATTGTCTTCACCTCCTTAATTACATTATACATATATAATATAATACTTGATTTTTAAAAAAAACATTAGTATAATAAAATTAAAAGGAGAGATTTAATGGAAGAAAAGAAAGTAAGTTGTGGATTTTGCAAATATTTTAGGGTAAAAGATTTAGGAAATGGATTTTGTGAAATCCTATGTGATAAAAATGAAGTAAATTTACCTTATCAACCTTGCGAGGTTTATGAAGAAAAACTAAAATCTAATGAACAGAATGGAGAATAAATATGGATAAAAAATACAACAAAATGGATATGGAAATGTTAAATGTACCTTGTGGTAGTGTTATTATGGAATTTGAAAAAGATGGAGAAGAATATAAGGCTGAAATAATAAAAATACCTATTAAATATTTTTTAATAACTGATATGCTAGATGGATTTATGAAAAGAATTATAGAAGATTTATATAAGCAAGGTTGGGATTTTTCTAAAGCAATAGATTTTACTGAAATAGTTAATGAAGATTAGAGAGGATACTATCCTCTCTTTTTATATTATTTATAATCTCTAAATACCATAATAATACCATTATTTCTTAAGACTATATAACCTGTTTTTACAGTAAAAGAATATTCATATCTACTTCTAAATAATTTCATATTTTTTACATTTGCTCTAAGACCTAAATTGTTCATCTTTAAAAGATGGTCTTCATATTTATGGCAAGGAATACCATATAATGTATATGCCATTTGAATAAAATCTAAACTATCTTTATCTTTAGGTATTATCTTATTGTTCATATCATTTAATCTATCTAATTTATCAACTATAAATCTTATTTCATCATAAGAATAATTAAGTATACTCTTAAGAAATACATCTTTATCTCTAGGTAAACTAAAACTTAATGTTCTCCAACGAACATCTTTTTTATATCTTACTTTACATTTATTTAATAAAACTTCCCAAGGTTTCATGGTTTTTTCAAACTTTTCAATAGATTCATCTCTCATATCCAAAGTGCATACATTAGATTTGTCTATATTTCCATACATTATACTTCTTAACATTAGTTCCATTTTATTTTCTGTTAATTGACTGCTAGTATTAGAAATATAAGTAAAAGTATTTATAAATAAAAAATGAGAAAATATTGATTTTTTAAGTGGAATATCTTTAGTCATAATATCTACATATCTATTATCATGTCTAAATATTACATCTCCATATTCATTTATACTAGTATCTCTATATTTACCAAAGAATATTCCTTCATCATTTATTAATATATCTAATTTTCTTTGAAAAGTAATCCTATTTAATCCTTTAGATTTTCTTTTAATATAATTGAGTGGTAATAATAATTCAACATGTTTATCTTTAGGAAAATATGTTAATACCTTTTCTCCTTTTTTATAATCTTTTATATATTTCCATTCTTGTCCATTAAAATACTCCATATTTTCTCCAAAGAAAGTATTTCTTGTTTCTAATCTTGGCATTAATATCAATCCTTTCTATTTTATTTACATATATTAAATAAGACAATAAAATTTTATACGATATTTCGAGTAATTTATTTTACTTTTAATAAAATTATGAGTATAATATATATAAAATAAATAAAAACAAAGGGGAGATAACAGTTAAAGATAAGTTATAAAATTTTATAAAATACTATTGATTTTTATCACTTATCTTAGTATTTTATAATAAAGAGGTGATAAAATGATAAAATCATTCACTATTAAATTATATCCAAATAAACAACAAGAATTATTATTTTATAAACATATTAATTGCCAAAGATATATTTATAATTGGGCATTAAATTTAAATAATGAATTGTATAAAAAAGATAAAAAGAAATATTCTTCAACAGAATTAGGTAAAATACTAACGCAATATAAAAAGCAAGAAATTTGGTTGAATGAAGTTTCTAATGCAACATTAAAAGAATCAATTAGAAATTTAGACAAAGCATATACTAATTTTTATAAGAAAAAAGCAAATTTACCTAGATTTAAAAGTAAAAAGAAATCTAAATTAAGTTTCTATAGTAGATATGAGAAAATTAAATTTTATGAAAATAATAGAGTTAATTTAGAAAAAATAGGTAAAGTTAAATATAAATCTAGTTACAATATTGATTTTAGTAAAGAAACTTCATTCAAGAATCCACATGTTAGTTATAATGGTAGATGTTGGATTTTAACTTTTGCATTAGATATTGAAGATAAAATTGAGTTTTTGACAAATGAAGTAATAGGAATAGATTTAGGAATTAAATATTTAGCAATTTGTAGTGATGGTGTTGTTTACAAAAATATCAATAAAGAAATGAAAGTTAAAAAATTAGAAAAAAGATTAAAGAGATTACAAAAACAAGTAAGTAGAAAATATGAAATGAATAAGAAAGGAGGTCGTTACTTTAAGACTAATAATATTAAAAAGTTAGAAAAAGACATTAAACGTATTCATCGAAGACTTAAAAATATAAGATTGAACTATTTACATCAAACAACTGCTGATATTGTGAAAACCAAACCATACAGAGTTGTAATGGAAGATTTGAGTATAACTAATATGATGAAGAACAAATCAATAGCTAAGCAAGTATCTAAATTAGGCTTGTATGAGTTTATAAGACAAATGAAATATAAATGCGAGTGGAATGGTATTGAATTTATACAAGTAAATAGATATTATCCTTCAAGTAAAAAATGTAGCAATTGTGGAAATATTAAAAAAGATTTGAAGTTATCAGATAGAGTTTATAAATGTGATAAATGTGGATTAGATATTGATAGAGACTTTAATGCTAGTTTAAATCTTATGAATTATGGATTATCACATTAAAAGATAACCATAATATGTACCTATTCGTTAGTGGGGAATTTAAGTCCTTCAAATATTATTACTAGAGTAGGTTTGCTGAAATAGAATAATAAAAGGAAATTATAACTTTTTTATAAGTTTTAAGTAACGGAGATAGATATGAACGAATTTGAAAAATTCATGATAATAAATGAAAATAAAAGTTTAAAGAAAGAAATTGAAAATTTAGAAAAAATAATAAAAGGTTATGAAAACAATAAATGTGATGAAAGTAATGAAGAAGTTGAAGGAATAGAATGTGCATATGACTATGATACTTCTAAAGAATTTGAAAATCAACTTAAAGAAATAAGAAGAAAACAAAAAGTGTTAATTAAAAATAAAGAAGCTATAATACATGACATGGAATGGACAGTTCAAGGAAGTGAAGCTAAAGGTAATAAGCTTATGAAAGATATATCTAACTTAGCACTTATGAGTTTCAATGATTATTGCGATACATTAATAATTAAATTAAAATATAGTGGAATTGACAAAGTAAAAGACAATATTACAAATAAATATAATAAAATAAATAAATTACTTAAATCTTTCTGTACAAGAATATCTGTTGATTTACTTAAATTAAAATATATAGAAGCTGATTTACGATGTGGCTGGTTAAGAAAAAAAGAAGAAGAAAAAGAAGAAATTAGAAGAAAAGAAGCTGAAATAAGAGAACAATTAAAATTAGAAGAAGAAATAAACAAAGCTAAAGAAAAAATACAATATGAACAAGCACAGTATAATTCTGAGATAGTAAGATTACAAGAACAATTAATTAATGAACAAGGTAATAATAAAGTTATAAAGAAACAATTAGCTAAATTAGAAGACAAAATAGCTAAATTAGAAGAAAAGAAAAAAGATGTATTAAATAGACAAATAAATAAAAAGGCTGGTTGGGTATATGTAATAAGTAATGATTCATTTGAAGGTAAAGAAGTATACAAAGTGGGAACAACAAGAAGATTAGAACCTTTAACTAGAGTTGCAGAATTATCTAGTGCTTCTGTTCCATTTAAATTTAAAGTACATTCAATAATATTTAGCGAAGATTGTTATGATTTAGAGTCTACTTTACATAAGGCTTTAGATGACAAACGTTGGAATTTAGCAAACAAACATAAAGAGTTTTTTGTTTGTAGTCTTGATGAAATAAAAGAAGAAGTATTAAAATATAATCCTACTGCAACATTCATAGATAATCCAACTGATGATGAATATGAAATAACTCAACAATTAAGTAAGAAGGTGATTTAATTATATGGGGTTTTTTAAGGAAAGAAAAGATAGAAAAAATGAAGAAAAAAGAATGAAAGAATATATTAGAGAATATATAAAAGTATGTGATACAATATGCTATGAAGATATTTATATGAAAGAAATTATTATACAATATGATGAATTAATACCTGATATGTTTATTAGTATACATGTTGATAATAAAGATATAGATGAAGTTTTATATGATATATACAATAGAAGATTACATGAAGTTTTATTAAAGTTTCCAAATGGACTTGAAGAAAAATGTAAAGTTAATGGAAAAATAGAGAAACGTATTGTTGATGAATTAAATGATGTAATATGGGAAGAACCTTTAGTAAAACTAAAACATTATAAAATAGATGTATCATTATTTGATTTAATAGCTCAAGATGTTAAAGTCTATATATTAGATTATGATTTGAAAGGAATTGATATTGATGAAAACACAAGAAGATAAGAGTATATGTTCAACTTGTAAACATTTGAAAGGTATATTTACTTACACCGAAGATGGTATTAAACCTAGTTATATATGTATGGCTAATGATAACTGTTGGATAACAATAACAGAATTGTGTACTAATAAAGATTTTGCTGAATGTGAAGATTATGAAAGTTTTGATAGGTTATTAACAGAAGATGTGTCAATATGTCCAATTAAATATGATAATAATGGTGAAATTAACCCAACTGATTGTACTAACTGTGCATATTTTTTAACTACACCGATTCAATTTCCTTGTGGGCATTGTATGATAAAGACTGACTTGAATGTTGGCTGTTTTAGATTTTGTGAACACTTTACAACAGAAAGACCAAAAATGCAATTACGAATTGAAGCAAATGATATGGACTTACAAAAACTTTATATACAAAGAAATCAATTATTATTAAAGAAAGCAACTAAAAATAAAAGAAAGGATAACGAAAATGATGGAAGTAACTAATGTAGATAAATATTATTCATTGTTAGGCATAAGACCCTCAATGATAAATGATTCAATATTTGGAAATGTATATGTATTAATTAATTTAGATAAGTCAAATTATCCTAAAGTATTCATAGGATATTCAACTAAGAAAGAAAAGTTTTATTTATTTAACTGTATATATCTTGAAGATGCTATTTATCCTTTTGGGAAATTAGTAGAATATATAGTAGTTGATTTAACATCAGCAGATTTATTTAAGATTGTAAATAAAGGAACAAAAATAAAAGACATATATGATAATAAAACAATATTTTCATATGTAATAGATGATACAGATGGTGACTTAGAACAAGTACAAAAAAGTTATTTATCCAAAGAAGAAGATATATCAAATGTAAATTTTTATGATACTTTAGAAATGGAACTTAAATTAACAAATGAACAATTTAATGAAATTATTTTATTATCTGCTCTTTAGAAAAAATAAAAAAGAAGAGATTAATTCTCTTCTTTATCTTCTAAACATTCTCCAAAAACCAATAATGGATAAATAAAAATCATGATAATGCCACTAAGTAAATCTAATAAACTTAAACATATATTATATATAATTTTTATAATATCTTTTATTAAATTTATAATAATTTCAAAATGAAAATTTTTAATATATCTTTTTATAAATTTCATTCTATCAACTCCTTTGGGTTTTATATAAATTATACTAAAAATTTTATTAGAAGTAAATAATAAATAAAGAAAGGTGAAAAATATGAAAAAATTTTTAGAAAAAATAGGAAAGAAATTATGTAAGGATTATTTACAAACTGTCAATGCAGAATCAGAAAACTTAAAACTTATGTTAGAAAAAAGTAGTAAAGATTTTGAAATGTTACATAAAGAAATCGAAGAATTAAGAAGTGAATTAAACATAGAAGAACCTAAAGAAATAATTGAAGAATTAGATGAAGAAGAAAAAGAAGAATAAAAAAATAGCCTACTTAATAGTAGGCTATTTTAATTTTTCTTTTAAACTTATACTAAGATTCACTATATTTATTATATCTATTTTTTTAATATTTTAAGATATTATTCATTAATAATTTATTATCCATAGACAATTACTACACCTAACCATTCTGTGGTATAAGTGAAAATAAACTCATATGTTTTATTAGCTGAAATTGTTGGAATATTTCCATTTTGCCACTTACAAGTTGGTAATGTTAAAGTTAAATCTGCTGTTGTACTAAAGAATAAATGAATTTTTGTAAAAGAAGTAACTGCTGGTAATGTAATTTCAGTACCATTTACGATAGTAGCAGTTTGATATTTGTCTGTTGTTAATGATAAAGTAGTACCTGATATATTAGTAGTTACTAGAGTATTATTAATTTTATCGTCTAAGTATTTCTTAGTAACTACATCCATATCATCAGTAGGATTTTTACCTACAGTTAATTTACCTGCATACCAAGCATTACCTTGCCAATCTAAAGTGTGTGCATTTGACCTTTTAGCATCACCAGCACCATTACCTACTATATGAGCATATTTATTAGCAGTATCTTCTATATTATATTTACCTTGTACATGTTGATATTTAGAAGAAGCTTTAGTATTATTACCTTCTGCATGTGAAGATTCACCTGAAGCTGTTGTCGTAGAGCCTTCTGCATGTGAACCATAATTACCTGAAGCTGTTGTATTATTACCTTCTGCATGTGAACCATAACTACCTGAAGCTGTTGTATTATTACCTTCTGCATGCGGACCATAATCACCTGAAGCCTTTGAAGACCATCCTTCTGCATGTGAAGAATAACCTGAAGCCTTTGAAGACCATCCTTCTGCATGTGAACAATCACCTGAAGCTTCTACATCTTCTCCCGTAGTAAAACTATTTTCTCCTACTGTAGTCCCTTCTTTTCTTCCTAAACTTACACTTCCTGTAAATACTGGATTATTTGTAGTAGCATATCCATTCAAACTTTGATGTTCTGTTAAATATTGACTATGTGTATGTGAAGTTACATCACCAGTTAATTTAGCTTCTATTTCTGCTTTAGTTATATCACTATTTTTCTGTGCTGTACTTGGTGCATGAGCTGCTTGACTATGTGTATAAGCAGCATCATAATTAGATTTTAAAGCATTAGTTAAGTCATTAGTAGATAAACCTTTACCTGTTTCTTTTTTAACGAAATTTGAGGTATCAACAGTTGTTCCTCCTGAACCTTTATTTGCATCGAAGTATTTCTTAGTAACTACATCCATATCATCAGTAGGTTCTTTACCTACAGTTAATTTACCTGCATACCAAGCATTACCTTGCCAATCTAAGGTATGGGCATTGGAATTTTTACCATCCTCACCATTACCAACTATATGTGCATAAGTACCATTTAAGTCTTCTATATTATACTTACCTTGCACGTGTTGATTTTGAGAAGAAGCAATAGTACTAGCGCCTTCTGCGTGAGAATTTTCTCCCGAAGCTGTTGTACAATTACCTTCGGCATGAGAACAATATGCTGAAGCAGTCGTACTATCACCTTCGGCATGCGAAGATTCACCTGAAGCTGTTGTATATTTACCTTCTGAGTGAGAATTTTCTCCTGAAGCAGTCGTACTATCGCCTTCTGCATGTGAATAATAATTTGAAGCAGTTGTAGAACTGCCTTCAGCATGAGAAGCAACACCACTAGCTATTGTATTACTACCTTCAGCATGTGAACCATAATCACCTGAGGCAGTTGTACCTTCACCTTCTGTATGTGAACCATTACCTGAAGCAGTTGTATCACTACCTTCTGCATGTGAATAATCGCCTGAAGCTATTGTCATAGAGCCTTCAGCATGTGAATAATCGCCTGAAGCTGTTGTCATAGAGCCTTCAGCATGTGAATTCATACCTGAGGCAGTTGTACCTTCACCTTCTGCATGTGAACAATCACCTGAAGCTTCTACATGCATACCTATAGCACTACTTCCTGCTCCTATATCTCCTACTCTTCCTAAACTTATACTATTTTGTAATACTAAATCAGTTTCTAAATATTTACTATCTAAATATTTAACTTCTTCTTCGTAAATAACTAAATCAGTAAAAGTATTAGTAGTAATATCATTTTTACCTAGTTCAATAAGTAACATTATATTTGTTAAATCCTCAAATGCTTGTATACTATAATTGCCAATACTACATACAATACAATTACCAATTTCTTCACTTACTAATAAAGTACATAATTTTTTACTACCTAAGAATTCTATATAATATCTTCTATCTTTATTAATAGAAACATTATTTACAGTAATATTATCATTTAATTTTATATCACTAGCAGGTACAGTAACTAATACTTTACTAGAAATAGTTTTTATTACATTATTATCATTGTTATTTCCATTGGTTTTATCTTCTCTAATAAACCCCATTAAATTCATCTCCTTTAAAGATATTTTTACATATCTTAATTTTTTAATAATCTACATTACGATAATAAGACCAGCCTATTATATTTAATTATGATTTATCATACATTTTATTTGACTTTTAATAACTATATTAGTATAATTTATGTAAAATATAATTTGGTGGGTGATGAAATGAGCAAACTTATAAAATTAGATAATCCTATTGAAATAGAATTTACTTTGGATAAAAAGGTATATAAAAGTCCTAATAGCAACTTTATGATATTAAGAATATTCAGTGACACAATGGAAATTAAACCTTATTTAAATCCTGTATACAACAATGTTAGTATGAAAGTAAATACAGTAGGAGATATAAAATATAATGTAAAATATAAAGCTAAAATAATGGAATTAGAATACGATAAAAAATGGGGGTATTCAATCAAAGGACAAGAGATAATACCTTCTGACTTTTCAGCAGATTCCATTAATGATGATGATACAATGTTAAATTTTATAGAATTATTTATAGGTGAAAGTGTAGCAGATAAATTAAAAAATGTAATCGGTATATGTGATATAATAAAAAATAAAAATACTGAAGAATTATTAAAGGTACATGGGATAGGAGAAAAGACAGTAAATAAAATATATAATTCTTATCAAGAGAATGTTGAAAATGCACATTATCTTATGACATTAAAACAATTAGGATTTACAGATAATGCTATAAATAAATTAAACACAGTATATAATAAAAATTTATATGAAGCATGTCAACAAATAAAGAGTAATATATTTGATTTAGTATTTAAAGGATTTAGATTAGATATTATAGATAATATATTCTTAAGCAAAATGGAAGGAAATAAAAGAGACGAAAGAAGATTAGAATGTTATACTTATAAAGCTATTAATGATGTATTATATGAAGATTTTGAAAGTTTTATAAGTATTAGTAGATTTATGAGATTACCAGTAATAGAAAATACAATAGATAATGTTGGAGATAAAATATTTAATAAATGTATAGATAAATTAATAAAAGATAGAAAGATTTATATCATAGAAGATAAGTATATAACAACTTATGGTATTTATAATTGCGATGTTAATTTATATAGAAATTTAAGAAGATTAATAAATGGAGATAACAAAAGTAATGTAAACATAGATATAGATAAAGAAATAAATTATGAAGAAGAAAGATTAGGAGTAAAATTAAACAAAGGACAAAGAAATTGCGTTAAATCTGTATTAACTCATAATATATCTCTATTAACAGGTGGTGGAGGTGTTGGTAAGACTTTCACTTTAAACATAATATTAAATATAATGGATAGATTATATGAACCATTCTTACCTACTTTAGTAGCCTTAAGTGGTAAAGCTAGTGGAGTATTAGCTGAATCAACTCATAGAGAAGCAAGTACAATCCATAGAGCTTTAGGTTTCTCAGGTGGATTTTTTATGTATGATAAAACTAACCCATTAAAAACTGATATACTAGTTATAGATGAAGTTTCTATGGTATCAAATGAATTAATGCTAGATTTATTAAGTGCTATTGAGACTGGAACTAAAATATTATTTATAGGAGATGAAAAACAATTAACTAGTATTGGACATTCTAATACTATAAATGATTTAAATAAATTACCAATAAATAAATGTCAATTAACTGAACCTATGAGACAAGCGATGAAAAGTGGTATATTAAATGTATGTACAGACATAAGAAATGATAAGAATCCATTTGTAAATAAAAAATCTGCATTATATGGTGAATTAAAAGATATGTCAGTTACTATAGGTGATGATAAATATTGGGAAATGATTAATGATTATGTAGAAAACTTTGATGTTAATAATAAATTAGATTATGTAGTTTTAGCTTGTACTAAAAAAGAAACAAGTAAAATAAATATAGATATTCAAAATGAATTAATTAAAAAAGGTAAACTTAATAAAAACAGTAATTATATAGAAATTAGTACTGACCTTAAGGAAAATGATAAAAAAGTTAAAATGAAAATATACCCAGGAAGTGTATTACTTATAACAAAAAATAAATATAACGTATTATCAGAAGAAGATTATTATAACAATAGAAAAGATGGAAATAAAAGTTTATTCAATGGTAATACAGTAATAGTAGAAGAAATATATTCTGATGCAATTAAAGTTAGTTTCAATAATGAAAACTTTATAATTCTTAGTGCATTTTATGATATATTAAGTGGTGGCTATAGCTATTCAATACATCGTTCTCAAGGAAGTACTATAAAGTATTTATATATCTACTTAAGCAACACATATGTTGTAAAAGAAATGTTATTAGTAAATGAAGCATTATACACTGCTATATCAAGAGGAAAAATAAGATGTAAGCTATATGTAGAAAAATACATTGTATTGACAAAAGCAATAAATAATAGAGAGATAAACAAAAGACAAACAATATTAGAATTATTAATAGATGGTAAAATATCTCTTAGATAATTTATAAGTTGTATTTGCTTTAGGAATGTTTATAAAAGGAGAGTAAAAATACTCTTCTTTTTTTAAAAGAATTAAATAATTTCATGAGCTTAAGCAATGAAAAAAATGTAAAACTGTCAATATAAATTGTACATAATTTAAAGAAACTCGTACATCTTTTAAAAATGTAAAAAAATTAATTACTAATGTCTTATAGTATATATGAAAAACAAATAAAGGTAGGTGAAAAATTTTGTACAGAATATAATTATTATTATATATTATATATTATATATATATTATAATAAGATTCTAATTCTGTGCAAAAAATAAATATGAATATAGAAAATCTAGAGTTAAATAAAGAGTATACATGGAAACAAATTTGTGAATTAACCGATATACCATATAAAACGGGTAATACTAAAGTAAAACAAATGAAACAATTTGAAAGTCTATGTAGATTTACTAAAGAAAAAACTAAATTTACAATACATGAAATATATAATAAACCTAAAGAAATAGAAGATGGTAGGAAAAATAATGGAAGTTTTGATAGAAAAAGTAAATATGAACCTTTAGACGACCAACTGTTTGCAATGTTTGATGATATACTTGAGAATAATTCCAATTTACCTATTATAGAAGATAAAACAAATGAGTTATATAAAGTGTATCTTTGGACAAGTGAAATAAAGAAAGTAACTGGAATGGTCAATAGTGAATTTAAAGGAAATAGAAACGATACGACAAAAACACATATTAAAGAAAGTGTAAAAAATATTACCCCTTATGAAAAATATAAAAAAAATATTAAAGAGGATATAAAAAACGAGGAGGAGATACTTATAAAAGAATATGAAAAATATGTTGATGAGAGTGTTAATTTAATATTTAATGATATATTCCCAACTTGTAAACAAAGAACAGATGAAATGTTACATGGAGCTTTAGGAAGGTTAGAAAAACAACATGTGATATTTGTAAATAGAGCCTATATGTTGCAATTTAAATATGAGACTGGAGAATATGATGAAGATGGGAATGAAATAATTTTATATTGTCAACAATATACAAATGGAGTAGAAGAAACAGCTGTAATAGATAATATAAAGTTATCAGTAATTGAAGATTGGAATAAAATACTTGATAGAAAAAAATTTATTAAAGGAATTGAATTAAAAATATATAAATATTTTAAAAATAGAAAAGATGAAAATGGTAATATAAGAAAAATATCTAATATGAATGATATACCTAATGATTTATTGAATATATTTAATAAATGTTTTAAAGAAAAAATGATAAAAAAATTTGGAGATTCTGCAATGTATTTTGATGGTGCTTTTGCTTGTAATGAAGTATTAATTAATAAAAAAATGATGAATTTTAAATATGATGATAATAAAAGAAAACAAATAATAACTTGTAAAAAGGATTTAACTAATAAAAAGAAAATTAATCAATTAGTTACAACTAGTTTAGTTAATACTTTTAAAAAGAAAATAGAAAATTCTAAAAACAATACTTCATCTTTTAGTAATAAAAAATATGATAAGGTAAGAAATGATTTTGAGGAAATATATCTAACAACAGTTGAGGATAAAGTAAGAATAGATTTCAAGAAAGATAATTCAGAAATACTTAGATTATCATCACCAAAAATAAAAAATGAAAGTGATACAATAATTAATTTGCTTAAAGATGATGATGATAGTAAGAATATTAAATAGTAATTATATTGTGCAAAAATGTGGAGTAAGCTTAAATAGAGCTTGTGCAAAAATGTGGAGTAAGCTCATATGAAAACAGTATATTTTGTACATAAACTAAAATCTTTCTATAGGATAAGAAGTTTGTGTGAAAATAAAAAAAGGAACAGAAAATTAATCTGTTCCTTTTTTGCTATCTAAAACCTTATTAATTATATTCATTCCATTTTTCTCTTTATGTTTATTAAATGATAAGAGATAATCTTTGGCACTTTGTTTTTTAGGTTTTTTTAATAACTTATCAATTATTTTCTTATTTGTTTTGGTGTTTGTTCTTCTAACAGTGACACCCTCATGTTTTTCTTTTTTAGATTTTTTAGGAGTTTTATCTTCTATTGATTTAATTCCATGCATTTGTTTTAATAACATATGATAATATCCATTATCACATCCATTTTCTACCCAATACATATCTCCTAAATCTTGTATATAATGACATGAATTAAAATAGTAAGTGTTGGATTTTCTAACTCCTGACATTACAGCAAGTTTATCAATCATTGCTTTATAACCATCTTTGATATTTTTAAATCTCATCCAACCATGAGTAGCTTTTAAACCTCCAGGGTTATTATAGCTTCTAAAAAGATGACTTTTACCATAGCCTGTTTCTATGCTTGTCATTGCTATAACTAATGTTGCATCTATTCCTACTTTATCACAGTATTCATAGATATAATCAACACAACCCATTAATTTTTTACTAGTGTTTCTATTGTATAAAAATACTTTAGCTTGATAAGGTGTTGATGTATTATCAGTTGCTATTATTGGTTTACTCGCATAACTAGAGCAAGGAAGTAAAACCATTAATGCACATAAAAATAAAGTAAATATTTTCTTTTTCATTATTTATCATCTCGACGATAATAAATATTCATATCAACTTTACCTATGCCATCAACATAACCCTTATCTGTATATTGCCACATTTTAAACTTACCTACTTTTATACATTTTCCATTCCATGAAGCAATCCATGTATAGTGATTATTTAATAAATCTTTTGTAAAATAATTATCGCTAAAATCTAAATTTGTATATATACCACTATCGTATCCATCTTTTTCTACTATTCTACAGAATTCGTCACCAAGAGATGTAACTAATTTCTTAGTAGGTATAACTCCAAATTGAGTAGAATATCGTACTGAATCATATTCATAGTCAAACCATACTCCTAATGTTATATGTTTTCTGTATGGTTCAATTAATTTTAAACAGAGGCTTGTCTCTTTCTTGACATCATTTAAATTCATAGCATAACTGAAATGATACACACCTATTTCCATATCATTTTTTATCGCTTGTTCTATATTGTATTTAAATTTATAATCTTCTGTTTTAGCATATCCAGTTCTTATTATACAAAAGTCTATCCCTGCCTTTTTAACTCTCTTCCAATCTATAGTCCCATTCCATTTAGAAACATCTATTCCTTTAAGTTGTTTCTTATCTGATTTTATATTACCCTTCTTTTTAGATTCTTTATTTATCTCTTTTTCTAATTCTCTACTGTTGCTTATTACTTTAGTTTTCTCTTCTTTGTTTTTCTTACTTTCTTCAACTTTAGAATTCTTTCCGATAAGAGAATTTATCAAATCTAAACCATTACTTTTTGGTCTTTGATTGCTATTGTCTAAAATATTGTAAATAATGTCAGCTGGTTGGGCATTAATTGTTTGTATTGGGAAAGTTAATACACATAAAGTAATTAAAAAAGACAGTATCTTTTTCAATCTAGTCGTCTTCTTTATCTTTTGGTATTATTACTTTAAAAGTTAATATACCAGCGACAACAAATAATCCCATTTTAAACAAATCAACCAAAATATTAACAAAACTTTCTTGTAGAGTTGTAAACCATGCTCCTTGTGGTGATATGCCTAAAGCTAAAACGAACATGATTGCCCACATTATCCCAATTGCTAGTTTCTTTTTATTTCTTTGAAACCAAGTTTTTTTAGGATGAGGACAACATTTTTCACAATGACATCCTGTTGGATGTTGTTCAGTTTTAGGAGATTCAACGACTACTTTCTTTTCCACAATACAGGATTCAACGCCTTTACAAGTAAGAGGTTCGTATTGTTCTCGTTGTTGAATTTCACCATTAATAGGACAACCTATTCCATTTTTACTTGTGCTGTTTAAGATGTTATTTATTTCATCTAGTTTCTTCATTTCAGCACATAACTCATCTTTTTTCAATCTTATGTCTAAGTTTTGAGTTTCTCTTATTCTTTTTTCCTCTAAAGCTTCTTTAATTTCACGAATGTTCTCATTTCTATCTTTTTCATTCATAGTGATTTTTTCAGCTCCTTCTAACATATTTTTGATTTTTAGAGATTTCATGCTTCCACCTCACAATCTCTTATTATTTTGGTGATAATTATTTTACATATATTTAATAATACATTTTTATTAATTTTATATTAAAACTATTTACTTTTAATAAAAACATTAGTATATTATATATATAAAATTTTTTAAACATATTTACTTTTAATGAGAATCATAGTATAATATAAATAAAGGAAGGAGATGAAGGTATGAAAAATCCAGCTAATCAAATTCATAAGAAGATGTTAGAAGAATTTGAGAATAAAAGAAAATACAACAAAAGAATGATAGAAGAAGATATATCTTGGAGAAAAGTACCATTTGAAGTAAAGGAAATGTTTTATAATGCATATGATTTAACAAATGAATTATCAGATAAATTATTAGTAAAAATAGAGAATAGTAAAGAAGAATTTGATTATGAGGTAGATGAATACTTTAATTATATTACATTAGAAGAAGAATGGTATAATTTAATATTTTTCTCATTATGTAAGAAATATGGAATAAAGAAAAGTGTTTTATCAATTTAGTAAAATATAAAATAAAAATAAAGTAAATATAGTTAGAAAATGGAGAGATAATAAATGGAAGAAAAGGAAAAAAGAGCAATAGATATAGAAGATATGTTTGAAATCTGTGTTATAAAAGATGAACATGGAGAAGATGGTTATAGTCTAGGAACATATAAGGATAGACAAGCTTTAAGTGGTTTTTATATAAAAGCAAAAAAAGATAGTTTATTGGAAAAAGTAGAAGGTTTCTTTTGTGGTAAATTTAAGTTAGAAAATGACCCTGAAAATTATAGACAAGAAGCAAGGATAGAGCTTTGGTTGTCAATAGATAAATACTATAATAAGCTTGGTTATGATGATACTGTTAAAGGAGATGGGTTAATATTTACCAATTGCAAATATAAGGCAATGGATATGGCTAAATTAGCTAAAGGAAACGTATCTGTTTGTGATAGAACAACTGGTAAATATTATATAAATAAAATAGAATCATTTGAGCAGAAATTTATTGAAGAAAATGATAAAATGAGAAATCAAAAAGATGAAAAATACTTAAGTGAAAAATATAATATTGAAGATTTTAATAAAGTATTTACAGGAGAATATGAGACAACAAATGAATTTATTCGATGGTTTGAAAAAAATAAAAGTTACATATTAACAAAAAAACAAATAGATTATTTAAATGGAGATGCAATAATAAAAAACGCAAGTGGTGTTTGGATAATAAATAAAAATATAAGAAAAAGAGTAGAAAGTTGTTATGCAAACGATAAATTAAAAAAAGAAAGAATTAAGAAATTAAATAAAAAATTAAAAAATGTAAATTATTTATTGGATTTCAGTGATGAAGAAGATTTGATTAATAGACTTAAGAAAATGTCTAAGAGAAAAGATGATAGAATCTTAATGAAATTATTTGAATATCTAACTAAAGACGAATGTATTCTATTAACTAGAATATTAAATGATAAAGATTATGAAGTTGAAAATAAAAAATTTTATTATAACATAATAGAAATATTGATAAATGAAGAAGCATACATTAATAATTTAATTGAAAATATGAAGAAGGAAGGTGAAATCCCTTGGGATTAAAAAGAAGAAATGTTAGAAGTGTTAATAAAAAAGATAAAGATATTGGTGGAATAAGTTTAAGTGATTATCAAAAAGAAGCAATAAAAATAGCAATAGCTAATAAAAAAGAAAATAATAAAATAGAGATATGTACTTCAGAGGAAAATAAAGAAGATATAAAGGAAGTTGCTACTGAAAAGGTAGAATTAGCTAATGACATGGTTAAAACTCCAACAGAGCCAATTAATGAGCTTACAGATACAACTGAAGAAGATACTAATGTTGCAGAAGTAGCTGAAGAAAAGGTAATTGAAGTTCAAGAAGAAAAAGTAGTAGTCGAAGATGTTGATGCCGAAGAAAAAGAAGAAAAAGAAGTAGAAGATTTAAATACAGAAAAAGATGATGTAGCAAAAATAATAGAAGAAGAAAACAATAAATCTGAAGAAGATAAAAGGGTTATATGTTTAGATACTGGAATAGTATATGAAAACAGTAAAGATGCAGAAAGTAAAACTGTTGCCAAAGCCAATGCTATCACTAGGTGTTGTAGAGGAAATTGTAAAAAAGCTGGTAAATTGAGATGGCAATACTATAGTGATTATTTACTTGAAAAATAAAATAAAAACATTTGACTTTTAATGAAAGTCTTAGTATTATATAAGTAAAGCTACGATAAATCAATAAAAAATATATATAGTTGTCTTACATAAAAAATGTAATATTTCGATTAATGCACCATAAATGGTATATTAATTAATATGTAAGGAGAGATGCGACAATGACTGAAAAAGAATTTGTAAGGGCATTGGTAGCAGAATGTAAAAGGAATGGTTATAGAATATCGCAACCCAATGTTAAAAAAGTAATAAAATCTTTAAGAAATTTGACATTTAAAACTTGCTTAGAAGGAGAAGAAGTTAGATTGTTAGGATTTTGCACATTTACACCTGAAGAAACAAGAGATGTAATCCTACCAAATGGAGAACATAATAAAAAGAGAACAGTCATAAGAGTAAAATTAACAGAAGTGTTTAAAAGAAGATTTAGAGATACAGCAGTATTAGTAAGAGATGGAGCTATGGATTTATCAGATATTCATTATAATATGTTTTTTGAAGATGATGAAGAATATGATGATTTGTTTGATGACTTAGACGAAGAAATAGAGGAAATAGAAGAACAGATAGCAGAATTAGAAGATGAGGACGACGAAGATGAATCAGAGGATGAGGATGATACTGACACAGGTGATGAAGAAGATACAGATAGTGAAGATGTTGAAGATGATGTAAGTGAAGAAGATAGTGACACAGATGACGATGAAATTGGTACAGAAGATGAAGAAATCATTGAAGAAGAAGACGATACAGAAGAAATGGAAGAAGACGAAGATGATGAAAATACAGATGACGATACTGATTCTGATGATGAATTAGAAGATGAAGACGACGAAGAAGATACTAATAGTGATGAAGAAGATGAAAATTCTGAAACAGAAGAATTATTAGAAAAATTAAATAGTTTATATGAAGAATTTAAAAATAATTTAAGAGGTGAAAAATAGTGGAATTAAAAGCTATAAACAATATTAGTGATGTAATCATAAGTACAGAAAATTGTAATAAATATTTATTAAAAACAATTAATTCTATAAAATTAATTTATTACAATAATGAAATCTATATTAAACTATCTATTGAAGTATTTTCAGAAAAAGAAATAGAATTATATAAGAAGTTCATACAAAAAACAATAGAAAAAGAAAAAAGTAAAGTATTTGTAGATTTTCATATAAATGAAGTAAATACAAATGGTAAAAAACATAATAAATATAATCATTTAAGTTGTTCTTATGGTATACCAAATAATATATGTTTATTAGAATTAAATTACACTGAAATCACATCAATAGATTATTATTTTAAAATTAATGATATTAATGAATTAAATTTATAATTAAAAAGGAGAGATGTTATTATGGCAAAAATTTCAAAAAGTATGAGTTTTAAAAATTTTAGTTTTCGCATTAATAAAGATGAAGTGTTAAATAAAGATGTTATATATTTAGTTGAAGAAACTAAAGATGACCAATTATTCCATTCATTAGATGAAATATTAGAATATTTTGCTGGTGAAGATGGATTATCAATGACTATAAAAATAGAAAAGAACCTTGGCGAAGAATAGTAATTAAAAAGAAAAAAAATAATAGAGGTGAAATAACAGTGATAACAAGTCCAAAAAGATTAAGAAGTAAACATGGGGTATTTGATAAAGAATATGATATGATAGAATATCCTGAAGGCGTTGATATACAATTAGCTTATGAATTTAATGTTTATAACTTAGGTGAAGAAAATGTAGAAATACAATTTAACAAAGAAGGAGATTTCTTAACTTTAGAACCTGGTGAAGGATTTGAAGTTTTCTTACCTATAACTCATGCAGTAGTTAAAACTGCTAATTCGAGATTGAAATATTCTTATTGGTGTTAATAATATTTTTTTCAAAAAGTGTTTACAAAATTAAATAAAAATGTTATATTATATATATAAGATAAAATAAGGCTACGATAATTATTCCTTCTAATTATATAAAATAAAAGATTAGGAAATATAAATATAATTATACCGTCTATCGGTATAATGAAAGTATAATTATCAATTTCCTTATTAATAAATAAAATTATGTTTGGCTATATTAATTATTCCTTCTAATTGGTGCAGATTACATATATATAATTAATGCTTTCCAAACAACAATATAATTTTATAATAAATATTTCATATACATCACCCCCTTTTATATATAATATCCACTCGGTTCGTTCGAGTGGATATTTTTCAAAGGTTAAATTAATGAATTTTCCTTTTGATAGTATGTCGCATTATATATGGCTATGTGTTTAGAATAAACAATTTCCATTAAATATAATGCGACTTTTATTGTTTATGTGTTGAACAGATGGAGATAATAATTTTTATCTCTATGTATTGAATATATAAATAAAAATTAAGGAGTTGGTATTTAATGAAAGAAATGAACACTATGTATTTAAGAAGAAGAAATAAAATGATAGTTAGCTTTAATGACAAAGATAGCGAAAAAGTTAGTGAACAAATAATAGCAACTTCATTAGTAAATTTAGAAAGTTATGGATATACATTTTCAGAAAAACTTATAGAAGAATTAAAATTATTATCTGTTGAACAATATATAGATTTTTATAATATGACAGTATCAATAATTAAAGAATTAGTAGGAGCAGATAAAGTTACCGAACCTATGTATCCTAATTTCCCACAACAAGTAATGGAAATGGATGAAGTTGAATTATATCTTAATGCAATAATTCATTATGCTACTGATGGTCAATTAGTTCCTGAATATGAAAAGAAAGAAAGATTCCCTTTAATAGGAAATTATGACTTAACTGTTATAGACTTAGGAAATGTTGAAGATTTCAATACAATATTTACTAATTTAGTATCTTCTAAAGTAAGTATATCTGCTTCAGATAAATCAGATATATCATGGTTTTTAAAAAAATTCAATAAAGAATATCTAAAGAAAATTATGCCTGAAGAAATTCCATTTAAAGAAATATTGAGTTATGTGACTTCTGAATTATGGTTTGGTGAATACAATGATGACATTAAAGAAATATTGATACCTTATTATAAAACAGCCACTGATGTCTTAAGATTAGCAACAGTTTTAAGTGATGGAGATGAAAGTTTATCAAAAGATTATTATTATAATTCATTTAAAAGAAAAGACAGAAGAATACTATTAACAATGTTAGAAAATGCAAATAACATAGAAGAGGATATGCTTAGATATAAAAATAGATGGATAAGATTAGGAGAGGTATTACACCCAGGTGAATATAAGAAATTTAAAAAAGTTAATAGAGCATTTGATAAAATAAGAAATGATAAAAAAATAGATACATTTAATAGTAATATAGAAAAAGCATTTGAAGAAAAAGACTTAGATAAAATTCTTGAATTATTAACTAGTAGACCTGGTGAATTCGCTAGAAGATTAGATAGAACTCTTAGATTAGCAACTGATAAAAATGAAAGCAATAAAATAGTATTAGCATTTAGTCAAATAGCTGAAAAAATTCCTACTCCTCTTTTACTACAAATTAGAAGTTATTTCATAAAAAGAAAAGAAAACAACAACTTAAGAGTTTTCTCAATAAAAGGTTCAGGAAAATTATATGGTAAAGAAAATGATTTAAAAGAACTAGATAAAATAACTTGTACTAGAATAGAAAACATTTGTAATCTTAGATTAATGAATGAATATTCTAAAAGAGATTATTTAGGGAAAGTTTATATAGACGAAGAATTAAAAGATTATATAGCACCAACATCTCAAAGAAACTCTAGTAAAGCATTAAAATCAATGGCAAAAGGTAGTAAAATGAAAATAAAAGATGGAACAAATTTTTTAAGAAATTTCGTATATTGGAAACAAAAAAATGGTTGTAGAACAGATTTAGACTTGAATGCATTATGTTTTACTAATGAGTTAGAAGTTATTGATGAAATATGGTATGGTAATTTAAGAGGTCGTAAAACAAATATTTGTCATAGTGGAGATTTTATATCAGCTAAAGATGGTGCAAGTGAATTTATTGACATTGATATTGAAAAATGTAAAGAAAGTGGCGTTAGATATATCTTAGTTTCAATTAATAGTTTTTCAGAAGAATATTTCAGTGAATTAGAAGATTGTTTTATAGGTTACATGGAATTAGATAATAATACAACTGGCGAAGTATTTGAGCCAAAAGCAGTAGCCAATAAATCTGACTTAAGTTCTGATTGTGAACAAGTAATCGCTAACATAATAGATTTAGAGGAAATGTGTATTTATTGGGCTGATATGCCAGTATCAAAAAGCTATGGATATAATAATATAAAATTTAATAAAAAGAATTTGACATATACCCTAGAATCAATAATGAATATATGCAAACCTAATTTATACGATGTAATATTCATGAATGCAATTGCTAGAGGAGAAGTAGTAGATAATAAAGAAGAAGCAGAAATAGTTTATTCAACAGATGGAGATATTACACCATTTGATGTAGATATAATTGTCGGAGAATATATATAATAATAATTTATGGTAGAAAAGTAATTTTCTACCTTTTTTTATTTACTTTTAATAAGAATCTTAGTATAATATAAGTAAAAAGGATAATAACAGATATAGAAGGAGAGATTGTATATGTTAGATGAAAAGTTCTTAAGAAAAGAAAATGAAACATTAGAAGAATATCAACTGAGATTATCTGTGATGAAATTAAAAGATGGAGAAGATATAGAATGGCAAGACATTAAAGAGTTATTAGATAGTGACGAACATAGAGATACTCTTAGAAGAAAAGGAAAAGGTCTTGTTATGGCTTATGATATATACGAAGAAAAAATAGCAAAATTAGAAGATGAATATTACTACAAACTTAAGAAAATGAGAGAAAAAGTTGATGAAGACATAGAAGATAAAAGATTAAGAGAAATCAATAACAAAGTGTTACAGCTTGAAAAAGAAAAAATTAAATTAAAAGACCAAAGAAATGATTTAAATGCAACAAAAAGAACAATAGCTAGAGTAGAACATTTAGTTGAATGCATGGAAGATAAAATAGAAGAATTAAGTAAAGCTAAACCATTACTTGAAAAAGAAGTTATTAAACCAATTAATAATACAATTGGGATAGCAATGATATCAGATATTCACTTAGGAGTTGGAGTTGATAATGAATTATCACAATATAATCCTGAGATATGTAAGAAAAAAATGAATCATTATATCAATGAAGTTATTAGATATGGAGAATTTAATAATATAAGTGAATTGTATGTATTAGGCTTAGGCGATTATGTTACTGGAATTATAAGAAATACAAATAGATTAGAATCAAGATTAAATATAGTTCAACAAGTTTTAGTAGTAAGTGAATTGTTATCTGAAGCCATTGGAAGACTATCAGAACATTTTATATGTAAAGTTGGTTTAGTTCAAGGTAATCATGATGAGATTAGATTGGGTGATAAGGATAATACATTGATAGAAGAATCATTTACATTTTTTATAGATGAATATATAAAACAAAGATTAAAAGAAAATAAAAATGTTGAATTCTTACCAACTGAAGATAAAGAAAAAGAATACATAACTTTTAAAATAAATGGATTAAATTTCTTTGCATCTCATGGACAACGAGATAAAGATAGACAACTTGATAGAACTATTGAAATGTTTGATGAAAGAATAGATGTTGTATTAAGAGGACATTTTCATCAACCGTCAAAACATTATAAGAATAAAACATTGGTAATAACCAATGGTTGCTATTCCGGTGAACCTTATTCAAAAAGAGCTAGATTGTATACACCTAGTATTCAAAAATTCTTAATATTTGATGAATATGGATTAGTATGTGATTACGACATCAATATAGATAGATATGAAAATTAACACATATAAATTTTATTATACGGTGAGAAATTAATTAAAGATATTAAAAATGTAAAAAGTAGTCTTATAAAAATAGTGTAAGTCAATGTGGAAGGACGGTTTCACAGCTTACAATTTCCTTCTTTTTTACTATACTATTCTTATAATAATCTATATTTACTTTAATATCTCTCCGATTTGGGTATCATAGTCCTTTCAACTATGATACCCTTTTTTTATTATATAAAACAGAAAGGAGAAAAATATGGCAAAAGCAAAAAAAGAAATAAAGAAAATAATATGTACTACATGTGGAAGAGAATTGCCTGAAAAAGACTTTGGTAAATCTTATTCATTTAGAGATAAGTTAAATGGAAGATTACCGATTTGCAAAGACTGTTGTGCTAGTTTATATGATAAGTTAATGGTAGATTATCAAGATGAAATGAAGGCGTTATATAGATTTTGTATGATATTAGATTTATATTTTTCTAAAGATACAGTTATGGGATTAATAAGTAAGAATAGAAATTCTGAAAGTAATCTTGGATATCTATATGTATTAAAATATAATTTGGTACAATATAAAAATAAAACATTTCAAGATACAACAGCATTTGTAAATATATTTGGTATGACAGAAGAAGAGATGGAAGAAGCATTATATTTAAATACTGAAAAAACAAAAGAAGAAATAGAAAGAAAAACTAAGAAAATAGTTACTCCGGAAGTAATCAAACGTTGGGGCTCGGATTTAGAGCTAGACGATTATATTTTTCTTGAAGATAGATATAACCAAATGCTTCTTGCTTATGATGTAATTATGCGTCCTATGTAAAGAAATTTGCATAGAAAATCTCCTTAATTGCAGGTAATTCCTAAAGCCTTACACCAAAACGGAAGGTGAAAACCTAAACGGCAACGGTACGAAAGTAGAAAAAACGTAAGGATGGATATAAGGTTAAATCCTAAGTATCCAAACATATTTATATATGTTAAAATGGATGTTCATGCAGGTAAGATTCTAAATTAAATTATTTTAAATACTTAACTTTTAATAAGATAAATTGTATAATATAAATAAAGAGAGGTGATAAAATGGCAAAAAAGAAATCTCATGAGGAGTTTGTTAATGAATTAAATATAAAAAATCCTAATATAAAAGTATTGAATAAATATGTAAATGTGTCTACGAAAATAATGGTTAAATGTATAATTTGTGGAAATGAATGGATGGCAATACCTGGTAGTTTATTAAATGGAACTGGGTGTCCAAAATGTGCAAATAAAAATAAATCAAATAAACAAAGAAAGACAAAAGAACAATTTATAGAAGAGATGAAAATTATTAATCCTAATGTTAAAATAATCGGTGATTATATTAATAATCATACGAAGATAAAATGTGAATGTTTAATATGTGGGAATATATATTTTATGATACCTAAAAATTTAAGGAAAGGGCAAAATTGTCCTGAATGTGCTATGAAACAAAGAGTATCTAAAAAATCTAAAATTCATGAACAATTTATAATTGAATTAAATGATATAAATAAAAATATTAAAGTATCAAATAAATATATAAATGCAAAAACAATCATGGAATGTTCTTGTGATATTTGTGGTCATAAATGGAAATCTAATGCTGATAATTTATTAAGAGGTCATGGGTGTCCAAAGTGTGCAATAGAAAATAGTAGAGGTGAAAATAACCATAATTGGAATCCTAATCTTACACAAGAAGATAGAGAAAATAAAAGAAATTATATGGAATATAAAGAATGGAGAAAAAATTGTTATGAACGAGATGATTATACTTGTCAAGTTACAGGGAAAAGAGGAGTAGAATTATGCGTACATCATTTATATTCTTATAATAAATATTATTGTTTAAGAACTGCATTAGATAATGGTATAACAGTATCTAAAGAAATACATGAATTGTTTCATAAAATATATGGACGAGGAGATAACACATTAGAACAATGGGAAGAATTTATTAAAAGTTTAGAATAATTTAATATGAATCAAAGCTCAACGACTATTCCGTAAGGAAGTAAAACCACAAGCTATTGGTGGAAGAAAAGGGAGATACCTTAACAGATAATGCTGAAGGTGAAGAAATAGTCTACTCTCATATGAAAGTATGAGCAGTTTTGTATATATACAAAACGGATTAAGTGTAGCGAACTTAATTGAATATAAAGGATAAGAATCCCTCATCCCTTTGGTCATATCAAGAAATATGTATGAATTATTTACTCCTTAGAAAAGATAGAGGAAATGTTCAACTTCAAAAAAGTATTCAAGAAATTAATAGTAAATTACAAGCTGACTGTAAAATGAAATTATCACAAATAGATAATGATGATGATGACAATGCTTGTTTTGGGAAATTTATAGATAGAATAGAATTATATGAACCATGTAATAAAAAGTTACCATTTTTTGAAGATATAGATGGAATAAGACAATACTTAAAACGATGGAAACAAAAAGCCACGACTGTATAGAAATATGCAGTGGACACAGATTTAATTGCAGGTAATTCCTAAAGCCTTACACCAAAACGGAAGGTGAAAACCTAAACGGCAACGGTACGAAAGTAGAAAAAACGTAAGGATGGATATAAGGTTAAATCCTAAGTATCCAAACATATTTATATATGTTAAAATGGGTGTTCATGCAGGTAAGATTCTAAGTGATAATTTTATATCATATGAATAAACTTCAACGACTAGAATGCAAATTCGTAGGGTGTAAGCGATTGACACTCGAAAAGGTCTGCCCTTAACAGGTAATGCTGAAGGTGAAGAAATAGTCTAGTCACTCTAGGAAACTAGGTGCTTAGAATTAACTAAGGTTTATAGTGTAGCGACTATAAGTAAATATTAACGTTTGTTTTGCCTTTTGCGAAGCAGTGGAAATTAGCTAAAAATGATGTTTTAGGGGGAGAAGAAGGAATAGAAGATTATGAAGATGTAGATAAAATATACAATGAACAAAATAAGAATAATACCGAAGTAGAAAATGAAGTAGAAGATGAAGTAGGTGAGGAAAACAATGACAAGTAGTCCAAAAGAAAATGTTGAAAAAGAAGAAATACTTTCCGATGATGTCATGAAAAGTCCTCATAGAAAAAGAAGGAATTTATCCCAAAGAAAAAAAGATAGATTAAATGAAGGTATGAAAATATGGACTGCATTTTATAGGTTAAATATTTAGCTTATTTTATTAGGTAACTAATAATCTAAACCCTTTGAATTGCTGGAAAGGACTTAGAGCCTATTGAACTACAACGTGACTAGAAATGGTGAGCGTGAATGTTTAAAAATCAATAGGATTGTTTAATCAGCAGGTAAGATTCTAAATTGCTATAAACAATATGAATAAACTTCAACGACTAGAGTTTAAACTCGTAGGCTACAAGTTATTGGTAGTCGAAGCGGAGGGCATCCTTTCATAGGATGAAGATATAGTCTGTTCTTATATGAAAATATAAGTAGTTCTTTATTTAATAAAGAACAGTATGTATGTAGCGAATACATATGAACATTTAGTAAACATCCATAGATTCGCACTGGATTTTTTGGGACTTAATTTATATCCGTTCCAAATTATATTGCTTTATATGATGAATATAATGTATAGCACTTGCCTAATATGTGCAAGGGGTAAATAGATATGCTCCATTATATAGAAATATATAATTAAAAATCAATCAAAATCGGTAAAAGTCTAAGTTTAATATTTACATTTTTTAGGAATATAAGTATAATATATAAAAGGGGTGAGATTAAATGGGTAAAATAATAAATAAATATGATAGAATAGGTGAAACATCGATATCAAAAGAAGGATATGAAATGAAAATAATTGAATATATTGATGCAAGACATATTCTAATAGAATTTCAAGATGAACATAAAACTAGGTTAATGTGTCAATATGGTGACTTTAAATGTAGAAAAAATATTAAAAATCCATATCATCCAGCAGTATATAAAATAGGGTATTTGGGACAAGGTAAATATAATAAAAAAAATTATCAACGTATATATTGGACATGGAAAGATATGCTGAGAAGATGTTATAGTGAAGAGTACTTAAAAAGAGAACCTTCTTATAGAGGCTGTTGTGTTTGTGAAGAATGGCATAATTTCCAAAACTTTGCTAAATGGTATGAAGAAAATTATTATGAAGTTGAGAATCAAAGAATGCATTTAGATAAAGATATACTTGTAAAAATGAATAAAACATATAGTCCACAAACTTGTATATTTGTTCCACAAATAATTAATAGTTTATTTATAACATCTAAGGCTATAAGAGGAGAATATCCTATTGGCGTTTCAAGAAAACAGAATAAATTAATTGTTCAAATTAATAAATATGATGAAAATATGAAAAAATCAAAATATACAATGGTAAAAAAATTTGAAATAGAAGAAGTAAATGAAGCATTTTTTTGCTATAAAACAGAAAAAGAAAATGAAATAAAGAAAAGAGCCGATTTATTTAAAGAATATATTCCAAAAAAATTGTATAATGCATTATATAAATATAAAATTGAAATAACAGATTAAATATGATAATACCGAGGTAAGATAGAAAATTAAAAAGTTCTATCCACTGTAGAGCATAGAGATTGAACCTTTGTAAGAACTATTATACAATAGTTCTTTTTTAATTGCAAAGAATAAAATATCTCCAAGAGTGATTGACACCTTACTATTAAGTTAAAGGTGAAAATATATGCCATACTGAGCTAGAATTGACTAGCTGATGAAAATGAGGGAAACCTCCAGAGGTTAAGATAAAAAACTTAACGTTAATAATGAATAGTTATCGAAATCGTATATGACAGCAATATTCCTTTGTTGTAAAGCAATATTATATCCAAATAGTTTAATTGTAGTTTCTTGTTCAACTAAGGAGCAAGCGAGATATAATGTCTCCTATATTAAGTGATTAGTATAGCAAATCTTTTGAATTGCTGGAAACTCCTAAAGCTCAATTCACTACAACGTAAGGTTAAATCCTAAGCGTGAATGTTACGAAAGTAGAAAAAAGTAATTGAGATGGTATAAGGTTAAATCCTAAGTACTTTTACAATGGACAATCAGCAGGTAAGATTTATATTTATTTTACTTTACTTTTAATAATTAATTTCGTATAATTTAAGTAAATGGAGGTGAAATATTATGGCATGGAAATATGAAGATGTGAAAAAGTATGTAGAATCATTTGGTTATAAATTAATATCAAAAGAATATAAGACTTGTAAAGATAAACTTCATTTAATGTGTCCTAATGAAAGTGATTTTATTGTAAGATTTGATAATTTTAAAAATGCTAAACAACGTTGTAAATGTGATAAATGTAAAGGTAGAAATCCAAGAATGTTTTCTTATGAATATGTAAAAGAATACATAGAAAAAGAAGGGTATAAATTAATATCAAAAGAATACAATGGAAATAAAAAACGTATAGAATTAGAATGCCCAAATGGTCATAAATGGAAAGTAAGATTTACTGATTTTAAAAATGGAAGAAGATGTTATTATTGTTCTTGTTGTTATAAACCTACCATTGGAGAAATTAGAATGAGATTATCAAAATATGGTTATACATTGTTATCTGAAGAATATAAAAATGCAAATGAAAAAATTAATGTAAAATGCCCTAATGGTCATAAATATCCTACTACATATCATAATTTTGATAATGGTAAAAGATGTCCATACTGTTATAATAAATATAGTAAAGGTGAGTATAGACTTATAAATTTATTTAATAATTATAAAATAAACTATAAACATCAATATATTTTTAATGATTGTAGAGATATAAATCCTTTGCCATTTGATTTTTATTTATATGATTATAATTGTTGTGTAGAATTTGATGGAGAAGGGCATTATGAACCTAGAAATTGGAATGGAGCTTCAGATGAAAAAGCAATAGAAACATATAAAATAACGGTATTACATGATAAAATTAAAACACAATATTGTAAGGATAATAGCGTAAAACTCATAAGAATACCATATTGGGAATTTAATAATATAGAAAACATTATTTGTCAAGAATTAAATATTAAAAGAAAACAAAGAAGAAAAGGTAATAAATTAAAATAAATATGAATAAACTTCAACGACTAAGTATCCTAGTAGTCTAGGTAGAGGAAGAGGTCTTATATTAATAAGATTGTGATATAGTCTGCTCTCATGCGAAAGCATGAGCAGTTCATAAAAGAACGGATAGAATAGTAACGATATTCTATTGAACATAAGGAATCTTATAAAGGAGAAGATAGCTAAAGAGCTATGTTCTCAATCGAAAATGTTAAATAGAGAAATTGCTAAAGTAGTCACTGGTACTAATGAAACAGTGGTTATCTTTAACAATGGTAGTACCATTCAAGTTTAATGCTTTGCACATTGAGTAATTAGTGTGTATAACCGATTGAATTGCTTGTAAATCCTAAAGCTAACTAAACTACAACGTAACCTGAAAAGGTAAGCGTGAATGTAGCGAAAGCAGAAAAAATTAGTTAGATGGTATATGGTTAAATCCTAAGTACTTTTACAATGGAAGTCTAGCAGGGAAGATTCTAAAATTATTTAAATTAAATATTTGACTTTTAATAATATAAGTTGTATAATATAAATAAATGGAGGTGATAATATGTCAAAAATAATGTGGGATGAAAAATCAATAAAAAAATTTGTTGAGCAATATAATCATGAATTCATTGAAATTATAGAATTTAATAACATAAGAAGTTTAATAAAAATTAAATGTAAAAATAAAAAACACAAACCATTTGAAATAAAATTTACATCATTTAGACAAACTATGCTAAAAAATGGAAATTCTTGCAAAGAATGTAAAAAAGAAGCAAAAATGTTAAAAAGAGAAGATGTAGAAAACCTAATTAGAGAAAGAGGACTTATTTGGCTAGAGGGAGAGTATATAAGTAATGATACAAAAAATTTATTAGTATGGTGTGGAAATATTAATCATGAACCATTTTTAACAAGTCAAAATTATATATTATGTAATAATGGTAATAGTTGCAAAAAATGTGGTATAGAAAATAATGCAAATAACAAAAGACTTTCATATGAGTATGTATATAACTATATAAAAAATGAGGGTGATGAACTATTATCAAAAACTTATGTAAACAATTCACAAAATTTAAAAATTAAATGTGGTAAATGTAATAATGTATTTGAAACTTCATTTGGGCACTATCAAAATAAAGATAGAAGATGCTTATGTAAAGCTCAATCAAGAGGAGAATATGAAATTAAACGAATATTTGATAAATATAATTTAATTGAAAATGTAGATTATGAATGTCAAAAAAAATACGAAGGATTAATTGGGGTTGGTGGTAGAAAACTTTCTTATGATTTCTATATCAATAATACATTAATAGAATATCAAGGTTCTTATCATGATGGAACTGCTAGAAAACAAACAGATGAAGGATATGAGATACAAAAGGAACATGATAAAAGAAAAAAAGATTATGCTAAAAATAATAACATTAATTTATTAGAGATATGGTATTGGGACTTTAATAATATAGAAAATATACTTATAGAAAATTTTAATTTAAATAATAATGAATAACCTTCAACGAACAAGTATCCTAGTAGTCTAGGTAGTGGTCGGTATCCTTAGTAAAGGATAATGATATGTTCTGCTCTCATGTGAAAGCATGAGCAGTTTATGTGATTAATTAAAATTCACAAATAAACGGTATAAGGTATAACGAACCTTATATGAACACAAATGCAGTAAACGCTTCTCAAAATACAAGAGGTAAATTTTTCATATCACTTTACATTTTTTAATAATTAGAGTATAATATAAACAAAGGGGGTGATTGAATTGAAATGGACTAAGGATATGGAGCAATACTTAATTGATAATTATAATAAATTAACTATTGAAGAATTAGCTAAAAATATAGGAGTAACAAAATCCTCAATAATAAATAAAGCTTTTTCATTAAAAATAACAAATAATGTTAAAAATAAAGATAGAGGAAATATTAATATATTTAAAAATATAAATTCAGAAGAAAGTGCTTATTGGTTAGGATTTATATATGCTGATGGTTATATAGTTAAAAGTGAAAATGATAAAAAACATCATAATTATGAATTAGGTATAGAACTTCAAGAATCTGATATTTCTCATTTGAAAAAATTTAATAAAATATTTAATGATTATTATAAAATAAAAACAAGAATCAGAAAAATGGATTCATTGGATATTTTAAATGGAAATGAAGTTTCAAATAGATTAAATAAAACTTGTTTGATAAGAATATATAATAAAGAAATAGTTAATGATTTAATAAAAAATAATATTGTTCAAAATAAAACTAATTCAGATATATTTCCTATTATAGATGATGACAATATGTTTTTACATTTTTTAAGAGGATATATTGATGGCGATGGTTCTTATGTTGTTGATAGTAAAAATAGATACATAATATCAATTCAAGGTAATAATAAAAAATGTTTTGAATTTATATCTAATAAGTTATTAACAAGTTTTAATATTAATTCATATATAACAAAAGATAAAACAGGTTGGAAATTAAATATAAGAAAAAAAGATGATGTTTTAAAATTAATAGATTTAATGTTTAATAATTCAAATATTTATTTAGATAGAAAATATGAGAAAGTAAAAGATATGAAAAAAGCCGTCTTTAATAGAAATATTAAAGATAATTAGAGAACAAAATCGGTCATAGTAAATCGTAAGATTAAGCTGATAAGAGAGCCTAAGTCCTTATAGGATATGGTAATACCGAGGTAAGATAGAAAATTAAAAAGTTCTATCCACCGTAACGCATAGAGATTGAACCTTTGTGAGAACTATTATACAATAGTTCTTTTTTAATTACAAAGAATAAAATATCTCCAAGAGTGTTCTCCACCTTATCATTAAGTTGAAGGTGAAAATATATGCTGGACTGGGTATGAATTGACATACCATAATGCGAGGAAACTCCTAGAACTAGAGGATAAAAAGCCTTTAGGATAACAAAACGTTAAGATGCCATGTACTCGTGGTTGATGAGTATAGAATGATACAAGGAGTAATATATAGCTCCCTATGTTTATAAAAAGCATAGAAAAACTCTTTAATTGCTGGAAACTCCTAAAGTCCTATAAACTACAACATGATTAGAAATAATGAGTGTGAATGTTACGAAAGTAGAAAAAATTATAGGAATGGTATATGGTTAAATCCTAAGTACTTTTACAATGGACAATCAGCAGGTAAGATTTATATTTATTTTACTTTACTTTTAATAATTAATTTTGTATAATTTAAGTAAATGGAGGTGATAAAATGTTAAAATATAATAATGATTATATTATCAATTATATAAATGAAAATTATAAAAATTTTAAAATAGTAAGTATAGATGGTAATGGAAAGGAAGCTATTGTAACTTTATGGTGTGGCGTTAGTGGTCATAAACATATACAATGCACATTTGCTAATCTTTTATATAAAGATAGTTTTCACTGTAGAGAATGTAAAAAAGATGATAAGATAAACGAAATAAAAAAGATTATAGGTGATGAATATCAAATAATCTCAATAGATTATATTAGTAATGATTGGATAAGAAGTAGAGCTATATTATGGTGTGGAATAGAAGGACATGAATATATTGATGTATCTTTTAAATCAATAATAAATGGAAATATTATTGGATGTAAATTATGTAGAAAAAATAAACATATATTAAAAATAAAAGAAAATGTAGAAAAAGTTAATAAAAAATTAATAGAAGTAAAAAAATATAATGAAAAAGATTATCACAAATCAAGAATAATAGTATCTTGTGGTAATGAAAAACATGAATTAATAGAGACTTCTTTAAATAAAATTATAAATTCAAACGTTAAATGTAAGGATTGCATAAAAGAAGATAATATTAATAAAATGATGCTATATATAAATTCTACTCAATACAAATTTAATAAAATTGTAAAATATTGTGAATCAGATTATATAAAAAGTATGGTAGAAATAACATGTCCAAAAGATGAAACCCACATATTTACAATGAGATTTTCTAATTTTAAATATGAAGGTAAAAGATGTCCTCATTGTGGTATGACTTATGGTGAACAAGAAGTTGCAAATGTATTAAAAAGATACAATATAAAATATAAATTTCAATATAAATATAAAGATTGTAGATTTATAAATCCTCTTCCTTTTGATTTTTATTTACCTGATTATAACATATTAATTGAATACGATGGTAAACAACATTATGAATCAGTAGATTTATTTGGTGGAGAAAAAGGTTTTAAATATACAAAACAAAATGATGGAATAAAAAATCAATACTGTAAGAATAATAATATAAAATTAATAAGGATACCATATTGGTGTTTTAATAATATAGAAGAAATATTAATTAAAGAATTAAAAGTAAACATAAATAAATATGAATAAACTTCAACGACTAGAACGTAAGTTCGTAGGGTGTAAGTGATTGACACTCGAAATGGGAGTTACCTAATAATAGGTAGTGATATAGTCTAGTCTCATATGAAAGTATGAGCAGTTCATAAGAGAACGTACATAACGTAGCGAATTATGTAGAATATAACGGTTTTGATACATTAAACTCAGTATTAAGACCATTCTTAAACTGTGTTAGAATACCAAAATTTAAGAATAGAGATGATGGAAAATATGCAGATTATCCATCAGAGGAAAACCAAGAGATTTATTTGAGCAGTGCATTAAAACTAGTGCAAACTATGGTGAAATGTAGATAGCTATAGTTGAGTATCAATCAAAATCGGTCATATGTATAGTGATATACATGGTAAGAAAGACTAAGTGTTAATTTAACATAAGTTGATACCGAGGTAAGTTAAGGAACTAAAAAGCCTTATCCACTGTAACGCATAGAGATTGAACCTTTGCAAGAACTATTATATAATAGTTCTTTTTTAATTGCAAAGAATAAAATATCTCCAAGAGTGATTGACACACGCTACATTTATTGTGTGAAAATATATGCTGAACTTATAGGAAACTATAAGAACTAAAGGATAAAAAGCCTTTAGGATAACAATTTGGGTTCGAGAATCATTGGAGTTATGACCTCTATTCTTCCCATGTTAAGAAAATGTTAGCAGGTGATGATTATTTTGTATGTAATTTACCTTATCAATTATCTGCTTATCATGGAATATTAACTAAAAAAAGAATACAAGATATTTTATCAGATGAGAATATGTCGGAAATATCATTTATGATGGAATTTGAAGCATTATTTTATTCTGATAAAGATACTAGTTATTTTAAATCAAGTGACATATTACCTTGTAGAACATTGGAATATGCATGGTATCCTCCAACACCTGAGGAATATTATAGAAATAAAAATAAAGAGAAAAAGAGTTATCATTTGAAGAAATTAAATGATAAAGAACTTAGAATAATTAGTTGTGATATAGCCTTAATGAATAGTAAAAATGGACATGACAACGATAATGCCGTATTTACTTTTATAAGAAGTATTCCAAAGAATCAAAATTATATATCACAAGTTTTATGGCAGGAAACCTATGATGGTTGTACAGCTAAACAATTAGCATTAAATATAAAAAGATTATATTTTGACACTCAAAGTGATTATATAGTACTAGATACTGCCGGTAATGGGATATCTGTGTTAGATGAGTTAGGTGAATATACAACAGATGTAGAAAGAGGAATAGTTTATCCTCCATTGAAAGCAATGAATGATGAAAAATATGAAGAACGTTGTGGTTATTCTGAGGCACAAAAATCTATATTTTGTGTTAATGGTAACTCAAAGTTTAACCACGAAATTGCAGTAACCCTTAAAACAGCATTTCAAAATAAAACCATTAGATTATTAAAAACACAATTTGAAGCAGATGACTTTATAGAAGGATATCATAAGATGTCTCCTAAAGAACAAGCTGACAAATTAATGCCTTATATTCAAACTTCTTTAATGCAAGATGAAATAACTCAATTGGAATATGAAATAAAAGATTCTTATATTAAACTTTATGAAACCACAGGTAAACGTAAGGATAGATATTCAAGTTTAGCTTATGGTAATTATTTTATAAGAGAAAGAGAAAAAAAATTAAAGAAAAAGAAAAAAGGTGGATTAGCTAATCTATGGTAGTCTTATTAAAATATTGAGAAAGAAAGGGATGATATGAGTGAGTGAAGAAAAAAAGCAAAAGAAGTTGTTTGCAGAAACTTCTGTAGCTAACAATGCACAAAAATATACAACTAAACCAGTTAAATATAGTGCTAGTGAAATAATGGGATTCTTAGAAGACCCACAAGCAAATGCACTTAACTTACAAAAAGCTAGTATTTGGTTGTATTATAATAGTGGTATATACAATAGAATAATTAATAACTATGCTGGTATGAATATCTATGATTTATATTTATATCCAACTACAATTAGTAAATTTTCTAAATCAAAAAGAAAAATAACACCTGATAAATTATATAAAGATTATTTAGATATAAGTAATTTATTAGAAAGAATTAGTTGGAAATCAAATTATCGTAATATAGGAGTTAACCTTATGATACAAGGAGAAGTTTTCTTATATGATGTATCTGATAATCAAGGTACTATATTAAAAGAAATACCAACTGAAATATGTAAAATATGTAAGGTTATAAATGATAATTTATATAAATATGCAATCAATGTAAATAAATTAGGTACAGCAGAATATTATTCAATGATGCCTTTAGGATTACAAAGATTATATGACCAACATAAAGCAGGTTCACTATCACCTGAACAATATTTAGGAACTGCTGGTTCAGGTTATGTAATAGTAGATGACCCTGAAGCAATATGTTTAAGTTTAAATAATATGACTTCAACAAAATCTGTTCCAACTTTATCTTATTTATTTCCTTCATTATTAAGATTAATGGAAGAAGAAGAAAATGAAGTTGTGGAAAATAAAGCTAATAATTTAAAAATGATACATATGCAATATGATGTAGATGAAGAAGGCGAATCAAGAATAGCTGAAGCTGACCTTATAAAAATGCATAATTCAGCTAAAGCCAATTTACCAGTAGGAGTAACATATAGCTCCCTATGTTTATAAAAAGCATAGAAAACTCTTTTAATTGCTGGAAACTCCTAAAGCTCAATTCACTAAAACATAATCTGAAAATGATAAGTGTGAATGTTACGAAAGTAGAAAAAAGTAATTGAGATTACCCAAGGTTAAATCCTAAAGGTGAATGAATGGACAATCAGCAACCAAGATTTTAAGTTTAATTCATTGATTTTTAATATAATATAAAATAAAGTGAGGTAATTAATATAGCATTAAAATGGACTGAAGAAAAAATAATAGAATTTATAAATAATGAAAATTATATAGTAAAAAAAATAATAAGTGGAATTGGAAAAGAAACGAGATTATTGGTATGGTGTGGTAATCCTAATCATAAACCATATAAAGTTATTTTTAATAATTTTAAAAGAGGAACAAGATGTCAGTCTTGTTATGATGAAAGAAGAAGAAAATGGACTGATGAAATTATTAAAGAATATTTAGAAAGTTATAAATATAAACTAATAGAAATTATAAAATCTAAAGGCGTTCAATCTATTGTAAAAATAAAATGTCCTAAATGTGGATATGTATATACTATTAAATTTGATACATTTAGAAATGGTCGTAGATGTATGCAATGTTTTCTTAAAGAAAATAGAATTAGTGAAGAAGAAATAAAAAAAATAATAAAAGATAATAAAGATATATTAATAGATATTGAGTATCATAGTTTAGATAGTATTTTATATTTATATTGTAATAAATGTAAAAAAAATTATCCTATTACATTTTATTGGTATTTAAAAGGCGGAAGATGCAAGTTTTGCAAAGAATCAAGAGGGGCTAGAAAAATAAGAGAATATTTAGAAAATAAACAATATAATTTTAAACAAGAATTTAGAATTAAAGAATGTAGATATAAATTTCCATTACCATTTGATTTTATGGTTACTATAAATGATAATATTATTTTAATAGAATTCGATGGGTTAGAACATTATGAACCTATTGAGTATTTTGGAGGTATAGTTAAATTTAATGAAAGAAAAAGAAATGATAATATTAAAAATCAATATTGTAAAGATAATAATATAAAACTTATAAGGATTCCATATTGGGAATATGACAACATAGATGAAATATTAAATAAAGAATTAAACTTAAAATAAGGTTCAACGACTAGAGCGTAAGCTCGTAGAGTGTAAGTGATTGACACTCGAAATGGAGAGTATCTAATAATAGGTAGTGATATAGTCTAGTCTCATATGAAAGTATGAGCAGTTCATAAGAGAACGGATTAGGAGTAGCGACCCTAATTGAATACAACGTTTGTGTAAATACTAACCCTTTGAAAGTACAAGCATTAACATTACAAAGAACTGGTAATGTAAATGCAAGTAATAGACAAACATTAACTGAATTAGTTTATAATAATTCAGGTGTTAATAGTGAGATATTCAATGGTAATCAAAGTAATAACCAAGCTATACTTACTGGAGTAACAGCAGATGAAATATATTGTGATGTTTTAAATAATGTATTTGAAAACTATACTAAATATAGAGTAAAACAATTAAAAAGAAATCCTTTATGGATGGTTAGATTTGTAAGAAACACTCAATACAATAAACAAACTTTAGTAACAGAATCAATGCAAGGTTGTACAGTAGGATTATCAAGAATGAAATTTTTAGCTTGTAATCATTATGCACCATTAGAAGCATTATCATTACTTGAATTTGAAACTGAAAATGGTATAGATGAATTCTTTGTACCTCTAGCTACTTCTTACACTCAAAGTGGAGATGAAGAAGAAGAATTAGGTAGACCTAAGAATTCAGAAAACCCTGATAATCAAAAAGATGTTGGCGAGAATCCTGATAGCACTAAATAATACTTCATTTTTCGATATTTTATTAAAAATATCGTCTTATAAATAATATGTAAGATTGACATTTTTCAAAGGAGAGTGTTGCTTTTATGCTTGTTTATACGACTGATGAAAGTATAAAAGATAAATTGTTAGATAATAAACAAGTTCTAAAAAAACAAAAAGAAGTTAATGGAGAAATGATTTATGTATTCTTTATTAATGATATGAGTTTATTAAATAGAAATTTTAGTAAAGAAGAAAATAGTAAAATAATATTAGTAAATAACAAATTTACCTTCTAATTTGAAAGGAGGTGTAATTATGAATAACAAACTTAGATTACCTATTAAAAGATTTGAAAGTACAGATGAAGTTTTAGTTAATACAAACTTTAAAAAAGTTAAAATATACATTATGCATACAGGTGAAAACCTTAATGGTTCTGTATTTTCAGTAGATAGTATAAATGATTCAATAGATACACTTGCAAACATTCCAATATTGGCATTTGTTGAAAAAACTGATGGACAAGATAACAAAGATTTTGCAGGACATGAAACTGATTTAGATATATTTACAGATGAAGATGGAACAATTAAAGTAAGAGAATACTATAAAGAAGTACCTATTGGAGTAATACCTGAAAGTAATGATTATTTCTTTGAAGAAAAAGATGGAGAAACATACTTAGGGTGTTATGGTTACATATGGAAATGTTATTCTAATGATGCTTATGACATATTAGAAGAAGACCAAGAAAAAGAAGTCTCTATGGAAATTTATATAAATAATTGTTCTTATGATAGAAAACAAAGATGTAATATTAATAAATTTGAATTTCTTGGAGTTACAGTGTTAGGTGCTAAATACCCAGGAGTGATTAGCTCCCTATATGGAGTGATTCATATAGCAAACTCTCTGAATTGCTTGTAAATCCTAAAGCTAACTAAACTACAACGTGATTGGAAACAATGGGCGTGAATGTGGCGAAAGCAGAAAAAATTAGTTAGATGGTATATGGTTAAATCCTAAGTACTTTTACAATGGAAGTCTAGCAGGTAAGATTCTAAATTACTATAAGTGATATGAATAAACTTCAACGACTATTGAAATAATTGTAAGAACCTTATTACAATTAAAGTAAAGTACATTCAAGTGAATGGAAGTAGAGAGTGTCTTATTTAATTAATGTAAGATAATGATATAGTCTCAACGTTTAGCGAAAGCTAAAGAAGTTCATAAGAGAACTGCATAAGAATAACGAACTTATGTGAAGATATTGCTATGGGGGAAGATTGTGTACTTAGTATGAATTTTTCTAAAGAAGATAGTGAATATAAAGAATATTTATCTTCTGTTGAAAAATTAAATAAATTATTAAAATGTCAAAGAGAGGAGGGATTAAGTGTGGATGTAAATAAAGAAACTTCTACTGTTGAAAACAAAGAAGAATTTGCTGAAGAAAACAAAGATGAAGAAGTTTGTCCTGAATGTGGTGAAAATCCTTGTGTATGCAAAAAAGAAAATCATGCAGTTAATGATGATGAAGAAGATAAAGCAGATGACAAAAAAGATGATGATAAAGAAGACGATAAAGACAAAGAAGATGAATCTTGTAAAAAGAAAAATCATGCAACTGAAGATAAAGCAGATGATGATAAAAAAGACGATAAAGCAGATGACGAGGAAGACGACGACAAAGATGATGATAAATCAGATGAAGAAGATGACAAAGATAAAGACAAAGAAGATGAATCTTGCAAAAAGAAAAATCATACAGTAGAAGATGACAAAGCAGACTTTGGACTTTCTTTAAATAATACATTTAAAGCTATAAGAAAACAATTAGAATCTTACACTTATGAATATGTGAGCTATTGGGGTGACACTTATACTTGGAGAAAATATTACGTAGTAGAATTAATCCCTGAAGATTCTGTTGTTGTTATAGAAGATGAAGAAGAAAATGAATTCTATGGAGTAACTTATTCTATAAATAATGATGATGTTACTTTAGATTTGGATAATAAAGCATTATATATTCAAGAATGGAGACCTAAAGAAACTAGTTCTGCTAGATTTGAAAATACTGATAAAAAAGAAAAATATACTGCTAAAGATGAAATGTATCAAGCAGTTGGAAAAGAATTAAAAGAACTTAGACAATTTAAAGCTGATATAGAAGCTCAAGAAGAAAAGGCTCAATTCGATGAAAAAGTTAATGCTATCTTATCACAATTTGAATTCAATGAAGAAGAAACTTCTGATTTAGTAGAAAAAGTTTATAACAAATCAATTAATTTAGATATGTTTGAAACTTGCTTATTTGCTTTAGAAGCTAAAAAGAATAGAGCAGAAAAAGAAAAATTTGCTAAAATGGAAAAAGAAAACAGTTTAAATATAGTTGATTCTAAAAAAGAAGAACCAGCAAAACCAAAATCAAGATTTGATTATCTATTAAAAGAATTTGGAAACAAAAATAAATAATAAAAGGAGCATGAAAAACATGGATGTAAAAAATATAGTTAGATTAGACATAATCGAAGGTAAACCAAGAACATTTGTTCATAGTGAAAACTTACAAAATGGACTTTTCCTAGAAATAGATGGAAAAGTTGAAAATGCTGTACTAGGAGTTGAAGCTGATTATGAAGCTTATAAAGTTAAATTAGCTACTGCTGATACTAAAAGAGCTAATTTATTATTCCATTGCAGTGTTGCAAACCAATACGATGAAAGAAAATTACCTTGCGAATTTGAATTAGAAGCAGGTAGACCAGGAAGAGGATATCAACCAGTTTTAGGTGATATAGTTACAATACCTGAAGCATTAGTTGCTGATACAGTAGTTGAAAAAGACGAATTAAAATTAGGAGCAGATGGTAAATTAGCTAAAGCTACTACTGGTGACACTGTAATAGCTGTTGTTGAAGCTAAAGAAGACATAGTAATACCTATGTATAAATATGAATTTGGAAAACAAGGTGTAGACGATACAGTACAAAAATCATTAGTAATAAGATTTGTATAAAATATAAAATAAATAAAATATAAGATAAAAAGGAGAATGAGACGAATGTCAGAATTAAATATAACTGATGTAAGAGATATGGCTTACAGTCTATATAAAGGTAAAACTGCTAATTTCGATGCAGAATCTGCAAATGAAGCTATAAAAAATATAATACTTAAAACAGCTGGATGTGAAGATGGTTGGGATATGTATAAATTCATGGATAACAAATACAAAGTATTTGCTATAATGAGAGAAATATTAACTCCAGTTGTAGCTGAAAATGTTTTAGCTAGATTTGAATCTTGGGTAGACATAGAAGATATAGCTTTAGGTGATACTAAAGACTTTGAAGTTATGAACCAAGAATTATTTGAAATAGGATATGTAGCTGATGGTACTTCTGAATTAAGAAGACAAAACTTAACTCATGGTAAAATTACTATGACTGGTTTCCAATTAGGTGCTAAATTATATACTGAATTTGATGACTTTAGAAGGGGTAACTTAGTTTACTAGACAGCCCCCTATGTTTGTAAAAAGCATAGCAAATCCTTTTAATTGCTGGAAACTCCTAAAGCTCAATTCACTACAACGTAAGGTTAAATCCTAAGCGTGAATGTTACGAAAGTAGAAAAAAGTAATTGAGATTACCCAAGGTTAAATCCTAAAGGTGAATGAATGGACAATCAGCAGGGAAGATTTTAATTAACACTTAATTTTTTATAAGTTTATGAGTATAATATAAATAAGTGGAGGTGATGAAAATGACAAGAAAGATTTGGAATGAAATTACAATAAAAGAATTTATAGAAAATGAAACAAATTATAAATTCATATCAATGGTTAAATTAAATGGAATGAAATCAATAGTGCTAGTATGGTGCGGTAATACTAATCATAAACCTTATAAAGTTCGATTTGATGCATTTAAAGGTACTTCTAAAAAAGAAGGAACGAGATGTGAACAATGTAGAAGAGAAAAGGATACTATTTGGACTAAAGATGAAATTATAAAATATGTAGAATCTCAAGATTATAAATTTATAAGATTTGTAAAATTTAATAAATATGCAAGTATAATAGAAATTCAATGTAATAAAGGACACGAATCATATGAAACATACTTTAGTAATTTCTATAATAATAGAAGATGTTTTCAATGTCATATAATATGGTCTAAAAAAGATATTATTAATTTTATAGAATCTCAAAATTATAAATTTATAAGATTTATAACATATGAAAAAAATAATAGTTTAATAGAGATAAAGTGTCCTAAAGGACATATGAATCAAGTTAGATTTAGAAAATTTAAAGAAGGAACTAGATGCACAGAATGTAATAAGTCTAAAGGTGAGGAAAAAGTAAAAGATATATTAAAAGAAATGTGTATAGATTTTAAATCACAATACAAATTCAAAGATTGTAAATGTAAAAAAGAGTTGCCATTTGATTTTTACATACCTTCATTAAATATTGCAATAGAATATGATGGAATACAACATTTTGAAATATTACCACATTGGGGTGGTATTGATAAACTTATAGAAACTAAAATACATGATGAAATAAAAACACAATATTGTAAAAGAAAAAGAATAAAACTTATTAGAATTCCTTATTGGGAATTTAAAAATATAGAAAACATACTTATAAAAGAATTAGTGTTAAATTAGAATAACCTTCAACGACTAGAGCATAAGCTCGTACACTCAAGTGGGTGGAAATGGAGGATACCTAGAAATAGGTAGTGATATAGTCTTGTCTCATGTGAAAGCATGAGCAGTTCATAAGAGAACGGATTAGGAGTAACGACCCTAGTCGAAAATAAACGCAGAACTGATTTTGCTGAATGGATAAGCAGATTAGGAAAATCATTTGAAGTTAAAATAGGTGAATATATAGTTAGAGGTATAGAAGATGCTTACTCTAGTTTAGGTGCTAAATTCGGTGTGACTGGTGCATACCAAGATGAAAAAATGGTTGAATTAATAGAAAGAGTTGAAGCTAAAACTGGACAAAAAGCTACTATATACGGAACTAAAACTGCTTTAGCTAAATTAAGAACTGGTGCAGATGGTGCATTCCAAGCATACTTATCAGATAGCGACAAAGAAAACATAAGCAAAACTGGTAGAGTTGGAGATTACTACGGAACTCCTGTTGTTGAAATACCTCAATCAGTTAACAGAAAAGATGAATTTATGTTAAGTAATAAAATGCTTTATGTAATACCTAACGGAACTAAAATAATAAAATTATTATTTGAAGGCGATGTAGATGTTATAGAAGTATCTGACCCAGCAGTAAGAAAAGATATGCAATTTGAATATATGTTCATGAGAAGAATACAATTAGGTGTTTGTAAAGCTTCTGTTTATGGAATATACAAAATGAACTAATTTATAAATAGTAAAAAAGGGAGGATATAATTTCTCCCTCGTATAATTATTTAAAGGAGAGATAATATGCGTGAAAGAAAAAAAGATAGATTAGATAAAAAAACAATCAGTGAGATGAAAAGAGATTTAAAGGATGCAGATATAACAATTAAAAATAATTCTATATTTGAAGTCGTTCTTAGAAGTGATAAAAATGGTGGAAGCTATATATCTTTAAAACCAACTGAAGAAGAAGATATAACTTTTAGTGATTTACAAAGTATAGTAAAAAAACAAAAGAGCTTATTTGAAGATTTCTCAGTATTAATAGAAGATGTATATTGTCCGAATAATGAAAATATTGGTATAGAAGAATTAGAACAAATAGTAGGATTAGGAAGAATTAAAAAAGGCATGGAAGAAATCCCTGATGAAGAGTATTTTGATGATTTACTTTCAGCTGACTGTAGTGTAGATGAGTTTTTCTATGAAGTAGATAAAATGAAAATCCAAGTAATTAATAGATTGATTGAAAGAGCTATTTATTTATATAAAGAAAAAGAGTTTTCTAATAATTTCAAAATGTCATATTTAGAGAAAAAACTCGGTGTACAAAATGTTTTTGATGATATAGATAGAAGTATGAAGAAGATACAATCAGATGTAGATAGATTATAAGAAGGAGGTGTTCATAATGACACCTGTTTCAAACATATATGCAAGAATATCAGTTCTTATTGAGGATTCGAGATATTGCAAAATATCTGATGAAGAAATTGAGTTTATATTTGAAAAATATATAGAAACTGCAATTGTTCTTTTTAAAGAATTAAATAAAAAATATAAACCTAGAGTAGTTGAAGATGAATTTGGTGAAAAATTTATTAAGAAAACTATAAATTCTGATGATGAAGATTTAGATTTAGATGAAGAAGTTATATTGGCTCATGGTATGATAATATCATGGCATAATAGTGTAGTTCTTAGAGATAGATTCTTAAAACAAAACCTTAATACAAGCGATTTCCAACAATTATCTAATGCTACAATGTTAGCTAATAATGAAGTTTTACATGAAAGAATTGAAAAAGATTTCATTAAAATGAGGATAAGATACAGAAATAGAGATTGGTCAGGTGATGGATTTGAATAATAAAGATTATCTTCAAATATTTAGAAGAAGAATGTATACTAATAGAGTTTGTAATCCATCAGAAGCAGGAACACAGGAAGCGAGAGAAACCTTCGATGATTTAATAGATAATAAACTTGCACCAACTGTACATACAGTTCCTTATGTAAAAAGAGAGAATGTTGGAAAGAGTACTAAAGATTGTGAAATCAATGTTTTAGTTGAAGATACTTCTAAGAATGACCAAAAAACTAATGATGAAAAATATTTTAGCTTTAAATGGGATATGGATGTTAATAGTGGAGATATATTATTTTGGCATGGACTATGGTGGGTAATGTATCATGAAGAAAAGAAAGCCGTATTATCACATAAAACTTTTACAGCTAAAAAATGTAATTTTTCATATGCATTTGATTTTCATGGAAAAAGATATATCATACCAATGTTAGTAACAAACTTAACACTATATAGTGATGGTTTAAAAGACAAGGTTTATATGTCTAATGAAGATGGTAAAAGAAGATTAACTTTTACAGATAATGAATTAACAAAACCACTTGATTGTGGTCTTAAAATAATGGTTAGTGGTAAAGTCTTTGAAATTACTCATATAGATGATTTCAGTAGACCAGGTGTAAAAGATTGTATTGTCGGACAAATTTTTTCAACATCACTGGATGATAAAAAGAATAATCATGCTTATAATAAAGTAAATGATGAAGTTGATGAAAGTGGAATTATAGGTCTTGATTATATATATTTAGGTGGTAATGAAGTTTATACAACAAATCATGAAGTTATCAGATGGGAAATAGAAGCCAAAGATAACTGTGTTTACATAGATACTAAATACAATGGTAAAGGTTGTAGGATAATTTGTACGGATGATATTGATTATATAGGCACTAAGGTTAAATTAAAAATAATAAGAAGAAATCAAGAAGATATAGTTAAAGAAATTTTAGTGAAGGGGATGTTTTAGAATATGGCATTATATGGTTATACGAATAAAGTGTTAGCTGAGATTCATGCACATTTATTAAAACACCCTGAGCTAACAAAATTCTTATATTATACTGATAATGAATATAAAGAAAAAGATATATTAGAACAAGAAAAACCAAAAGTTAGTGATATAGCAAATAAAAAGATATTCATGTATAAAAGAGTAGAAGAAACAGTTAAAGATGCTGGTGCTTATATGTTTATAGATGTATATAGAATTACTCCTACAACAATTGGGGGTAAAATTAGAGAAGTAACTTTTACAGTAGATATATTAGTTCATCAAGATTGTGTTGATACAATGCATGGTAATAGAGCAATTTGTATATTAAGTGCCTTAGAAGAAGCATTAGGTGAATATGTGAAAAAACATTCCATTGGTTCTATTGATTTAATTAGGGTCGCTCCTATATTAGGTATAATTAAACAATTCACCGGATACCAAATGCAATTCAGAGCCTATGGATTTAATGGAGATTAATATATGAAAAAGGTAAAGGAAGAAAAATTATATTTTGGTATACCTATAAAGTTTAATGATGAAGTTACTTTATATCAACCAACTTTAAAAGATATAATTTATAGTGACTTATCTTTTGAAGCTTTAGTAGAACCATTTATGTCTTTAGATAAAAGAAATTTTGAATCAGAAGAAGAAAATAGTGAATTAGAAAATTTTGATATGTTTTTTATTCAAATATTTACTTCTTATCTATCTGTGCTTAAAAATGGTGAAAGTATCACTTTGCAAGAATGGTTAGATTCAGAACTCTCTAAAGGCTTGGTACTTAATAGACTTGTAAAAGTTATTAAATTTTTGTTCAAGACTGATGATGTTCAAGTTTCAATGTGTGAAAATATCATTGATAAATTGGATGATAACTATATTTTAATCAATAAGTCTTATAAAATAAATAGAAGTAACTATGAGGACTTTAAATGGATAATCTGTGATATATTTGATACAGATATGAAAGTAGAAAAGAAACGCCCTCAAACTGAAGAAGAAGATGAACTTGCTAAAAGATTCGCTAAGAAGAAAGCAAGTTATGAGAAACAATATGGTAGAGAGGCTAGAGAAGGTAAAAATAAAGACCATTTAACAATTTATACTCTAGTTAACTACATAGTAAATAATAAAAATTCTCAATATACTTATGAGAGTATACAAAATTTAACAATATATCAAATTAAAAACACTTTCAAATATTATCAAAATCAAGAAAGTTATGATATAGATATCAGATATAGAACCAGTGGTAATTTTAAAGTAGATAAACAAAGTGAACATTGGTTCTTTGATAAATAAAATATAAAATAATAAAATAATTAAAAGAAAGGTGATTACAAATGGCTACACTATTTGCTATAAAAGATGCAATAGATTTAAAAATAACTAAAAAAGGTGAATCAGCAGTTTTCACTACAATAGACTACTTAAATGAATGTCAAATACAAATGGACTCAGAACAAGTATATGCTCTTAAAAAAGGAGTAATTTGCTCCCTATGTAAGTAAATTGCATAGCAAATCCTTTTAATTGCTGGAAACTCCTAAAGCCTTGCAAACCACAACGCAACTTGAAAAAGTAAACGTGATGGTGACGAAAGTAGAAAAAATTGTAAGGATTACCCAAGGTTAAATCCTAAAGGTGAATGAATGGACAATCAGCAGGTAAGATTTATATTTATTTTACTTTACTTTTAATAATTAATTTCGTATAATTTAAGTAAATGGAGGTGGTAGATATAAAATGGACAGAAGATAGAATTAAAGAATATGTTGAAAATCAAGGATATACTTATATAAAAAGAATTGAAGGAAAAGCAAGTATGTCGATTATAGAAGTTTGGTGTGGAAATCTTAATCATAAATCTTATAGGGTTATGTTTAAAAATTTTAAAGGTAATAAAGCAAAAAAACCAACAAGATGCCCATATTGTAGTAAAAATAAAAAATTAACCATTGAAGAAGTAAGAGTATTTGTTGAAAAATATGATTTTAGTTTATTATCTGTAGAATATATTAATAATAGAACTCCATTAACACTACAATGTAAAAATGGACATATATTTTCAATAAGATTAGATAATTTTAAACAAAGTTTAAAATGTCCAATGTGTTATAGACATTATGGTGCTTACACCGAAGATGAAGTTAAGCAATACCTTGAAAGTTTTGGTTATGAATTACTGAATAAATATATAGATATACATAAAAAAATAATAATTAAATGCCCTAAAGGTCATATTTATAAAACTTCATTTAATAGTTTTAAAAATAATGGAACTAGATGTTCTATTTGTAGAAAATCAAAAGGTGAAGAAAAAATATCTAAAACATTAAAAGAATTAAAAATAAAATTCATAAGTCAATTTGTATTCGATGATTGTCAATATAAAACATATCTTCCATTTGATTTTTATTTACCTGAATATAATATATTAATTGAATACGATGGGATTCAACACTATGAACCTGTAGACTTTGGTGGTAAAGGAAATGAATGGGCAAATAAACAACTCGAATTAACAAAAATAAAAGACAATATAAAAACACAATATTGTGAAAATAATAATATAAAACTTATAAGAATATCTTATTGGGAATTTGATAGCATAGAAAATATATTAAGTAAAGAGTTAAAAGTAAGAAAATAAATATGAATAAACTTCAACGACTATTCCGTAAGGAAGTAAAGCCACAAGCTATTGGTGGAAGAAATGGAGGATACCTAGAAATAGGTAGTGATATAGTCTGTTCTCATGTGAAAGCATGAGCAGTTTATATTGAATGAGTATAAACGATGTATGTGTAGCGAACATATGTGAACACAAAGATAACTATATATCATTCTCAAGTGGTAGAACAGGAACATTAACAATGAACTGTAACTAGTACAGCGTATGTAAAGAAATTTACATAGGACACAACCTTAAAACCAGTAACTCCTAAAGCTCAACAACTACAACAAAGGATAGAATCAGAAACCTTTGTGAATGTGAGGAAACTCTGAAACAATAGTTGAGATGATATATGGCGAGAGCCTAAGTATTGTAACAATGGATGTTTGGTCGCCAAACTTAGAAATAAGAAGGTCAAACGACTATGATTTGAAAGAATCATAAAGCCTCAAGCGAATGGAGGAAGAAATGGGTTGCCCCTAACAGATAATGCTGAGGGTGAAGAAATAGTCTAGTCACTCTAGGAAACTAGGTGCTTAGAATTGACTAAGGTTTATAAGTTGCGATTATAAATAAATATTAACGTCAAGTAATGGATGAAGACTTCTTATGTATGATGCTTGGTGCTACTAAAGGTGCAGATGGTAAAATATCTGTAACATCTTCAGTTCCAAACCAAAGTTATACAGCAGAAGGTACTTTCAGAACTACTTCATTAAATGGAGACCAATACAAAAAAATAAAATTCTACAACTTAAAAGCACAAGTTTCAGCTGACTTAACTTTATCTGCTTCTGATGTTTCTGAATTCTCATTAGTATTAGATATAATGGCTGACGATGCTGGTAAAATATTAGATATAGAAAACACTGCTGGTGGAGTATCTGCTGGATTTAATGAACCTGAAATTGTTTCTATAAAAGCTAAAGCTGATAAATAATTAAATATATACTTGATAAATGGTGAGAGATAACTACTATCTCTTACCATTTTTTTTATGCCCCAATAGTCTTATTTTAGATATGTAAAATAAAAAGAAGGAGATGATTTTTGTGGATAGATTAGCATTCACAAGCGATTTAATCGCAGATGATATAAGATGTAAATTAAAAGTTATAAGCAAAGAGGATGGTGAACCTAGTTACATAACTATATGGAACATCAAAGGTGATAGAAGACAAGAAGTATTAAATGAATTAAACACTATTATGGAATTACATAATGAAGATGATGAAAAATTATTTAATATGTTTTATACTAGTCTTATTTTAGAATTCACTGATTTAGTAATAGATACAGATGATGTATTATTTTTATTAAATGATAGCACATTAACTGGAAAAATGTTAATGCAAGAATTTAATGATATGATATATGAAATACAATATGAAATAGCTATGGATAACTTACAACAAACTAGAAATTTAGCTATGGCTTTAATAGCTAAGTCTACAATAGATGAAATGAATTATGCACAAGAAAGAGTAGACCGTGCTAAAGATAAAAGAGATAAGAATATTTTTATAGATTTAGAAAAAGAAAAAAGAGAAAAACATCTTGCCTGTAAAAGAAAAGGAAATAAAAAATATAGAAAATAGGATGTGATTGAATTGGTTTTTGATTCAATGGAGCAACTAGAAGCATATGTATTAAAGGCAATGGATGATTGTGCTAAATTAAGTGCAAAAAAAATGTTAGACATAATGACAGATGAATTAGAAAATAGAATTTATAATAATTATTCACCTAACCTATATGTAAGAACAGGTGATTTGATGAATACACCTCAAATAATTTCTGCTGATTCAACTGGAATGCATACTGAATTTGTAGATAATGGTGGTTGGTTTAGTTTAGTAAGTGCAACAAAAGGGCAACATTTCTTTGCTTTAGAAGGATTAGAAGGTGGTCATTCTTGGGGAAGAGAAGCAACAAATGCTTACCCATTTGCTTACACTAGATGTCTTTCTGAAATACCCGACTATTATAGAAGTTGTTTAGTGGCATTTGGGATACCAATAGTTTAATCAATCTATTAATAAGAAAGAGTGGTGGTAATTTGTGAGTGAATTTGATATAAGAATTGGTACGCAACTAGATACTAGTAAAGCGTTACAACAATTGATGGAATTCGTCAAAAAATATGACAATAAAGAAAAGATAAATATAGACATAGGCCAAACAAAAGGTGCTAATAACATAAAAAACACAACCAAAGCTATGAAAGAAATGCAAAAGATAGCTAAGGCGTTAGGAAGCACAAAGATTGACATAGGTGGCAATATAGGTAAGGCTACTGGTGAAGCTACTAAATCATTAGAAAATAGTATAGACAAACAAGCCAAATCTATTGCCAAAATAACTAGTAATGCACAAAGAGATTTAACTAAAGATGCTCAAAAAGGTATTGGGAATAGTCTTAAAGGTATCAATGCAGAAATGAAAGATACCCAAAGAAATGTCGAGAGAATGATTAGTACTCTTGAACGAGCTAAGAAAGTTGAATTAATAGACCAAAAAGGTTTAGATGAAGGGTTAGCTAAATTAAAAGATATGAAAGCTAATCTTAATATAGGTAATATTGACAATGTAGAAAAAAAATTAGGGGAAGTAGCAAGTGACTATAAGAAATTAATGACAGATGCAACTAAGGAAGCATTTAATAATGTTGAAGTATCAGGGTTATTAGAAGACTTAAAAGTTGTCAGAGAAGCTATGTCAGCTAAAAACATGGATTTAAGTGGTGTTGATACTTTAATTTCTAAAGCTAAACAACTTACTTCTTTAAGTGTTGACCAAATGTTACAACAGTACAAAGAATTAAGACAAGTATTTAGTAAAGAATTAAAGATACCATTAGGTTTAAGTGGCATAATGAACGCTGAAACTGCAATTAAAAATGTTCTAGATTATAAAAACAAACTAACTGCTAAAGTTTCAGTTGAAACAAATTCAGAACAAATAGATATTTTAAAAGATAAAATAATAAGATGTGATGAAGTTGTTGAACAACTTAGAGGAGATTTAAACTTAGTAGGTAGAAGTACAGCATTAAATTTAATGGAACAAGCTAATGAAAGAGAATTAGATACATTAAGCGCTAAATTAAAAAAATGTAAAAATGATTATGCTAGTTTAGAAAAAGAAAGAGAAAGATTAAATAAAGATAGTAGATACCTTGGAACAGAAGATTTAAACAACATAGAGAAACAATCATTAGCCATAAAGAAAAACCTTGATAGTTTAAATGTTGGAAATTTAAATACTGATAAAATAAATAAAGTTACTGGTGACATAGATAATTTAAGAAAAACAATAGAATCAACTGGTAATTCAGCTAAAAAATTAGATATAGAAGCAACAGTTAAAGTAGATATGAAAAATGCTCAAGACCAATTAAATGGTATGTATTCTGCTTTAATAAAATCTAATAAATCTACCGTAATGGTTAAAAAATATAAAGATGAATTAGAAGGATTATTTGATTTATCTAAGACTAACCCAGGTGTAGCACTAGACAAAATAAGTGGTTTTATAGAAAAAGTAAATAAAGAAGCCAAGAATAAAGGTTTAGGTAAAATAACTGGTGGTTTAGACCAATACAAACAATACTTAAAAGATTATGAATCATTAGTTAAAAAAGCTAGTGGTACTACTGATATTGGTTTTGCAAAAGCTTACAAATCAGAAGTTACACAAATAGAAAAAGCATTAGACCAATTAGAAAGTGGATTTAACCAAACTCAAAAATCTATGGCTAAATCTTTGAGATTAGAGTCAATTAATAAGAATACTCAAGAATTTATTAATCAAGTTGAGAAATCTATTAAGAAAACTCAAGAATATAAAAAAGAATTACAAACTCTTAATAATGATATAAATTTTGATGGTCTTACTTCTAAATTAGGTCAAAAAGTCAAAGAAGAATTTGACGGAATGATTAATAAAACTAATCAATTAGAAAAAAGACTTGGCAATATGTTATCATCAGGTAACATAAATACTACTGAACTATCTAAGTTAAAATCAGAACTTGAAAGTACTTTTTCCGGACTTTCTAAACTTAAGGATACTAGTATAAAAATTAAAACTGATGAAACTGTATCAGGACTTAATAAAATCAAAAAAGATTTAGAAACATTAGGACAAGATACTAGTCAAATAGAAAGAGTTATTAACGCATTAAAAGAACTTAAAGCCAATTTCAATGGTGGTACAGCAGGTTATAAAGAATTAGCCAATGGAATAAAATCTATTGGAAAAGATAATAACTTAGAAAAACTAAATAGTTCTTTAGAAAAATCAGTTAAGAAATTTAATAACTTAGCTAAAGCTGTCGGAGAACTAAAGGTTAAAAATATAGGTAATATAGACCAAGGTGCTTTTCAATCTTTAGATAGTCAAGTTGCACGAATACAATCTCATATAGAAGGTTTAAATAAAAATGATATATCTTTAATAGATGTTAAAAAAGTTGAAGCAGAAGTAAATGAATTAAGCAACTGTGTAGAAAAAATGAGTAGTGAATTAACTCAATATAGTAAATATTTGGAAGAATATAAAAGATTATCTAGTCAAGCAGGTAAAACAAATGATGTTAATTTAGCTACAAAATATCAACAAGAAGCAGAAGGTATAAAAGGTGTATTAACTCAATTAGAAAGTGAGTTTACACAAGCTCAAAAATCTATTGCTCAAGGATTAAAAACTGATGCTTTCTCTAATGCTAATGAAAAAATGTCTTCTGAAATTAATAAATCAATTAAAACAGTTGATAATCTTAAAGAAAAACTTAATACATTAGATAAAGATGTACATTTTGAAAATATGACATCTGAATTAGGTAAAGAATTAAATAGTCAATTTGATACTTTAGCTAATAAAGGTGAAGAATTAAAAGATAAATTAAATAAAATATTAGCATCTGATAACGTAGATATTTCTGCTTTAAGTAAAATTAAAAAAGAAATAAGCGAATTTGCAAGTGAAGTTAATAATTTAAAAAATTCTGCAATGGATAATGTTATTAGAGAATCTTTTGATAACATTAAAATACCTAATTTAAATAAACAACTAGAAGCCGTTAAAGATTTAATGTCACTTAAAAATATGGACACTAGTGGTATAGATACTTTAATAGAAAGAACTAAAAAATTATCAAGTTTAAGCGTAGATAAAATAGGTCAAGAGTTTAAGGAAATACAAAATGCACTTGGTAAAGAAATTAATTTACGTTTAGGTTCTAGTGGTATCAAAGATATAGAATCTGCATTAAAAGTTATATTACAATATAGAAATGAATTAAAAAATAAAATAGCAGTTGAAACAGATTCGTCAAAAGTAAAAGACCTTAATAACCAATTAGAAAAAACTGAGAATATAATAGAAAAGCTTAAAGGTCAAACTAGTGGTGGACTTGGTGCAAGTTTAATTAGCGATGCTAATAATAATAACTTAAAACAATTAGAAGATACTGCTAATGGATTAGAGAAAACATTCTCTAATTTAGAAAATGAAGTAAATAAATTAAACAGCGAAGCATTGAATAAGGTTGACATAAGTCAATTAAGGGAAATGAATGAAGTTGTTAATGATGTAAAGAAAAATTTAGCATCTATTGGAGAAGGAAATGTTAATGTTGATTCAATAAATAAAACAGCACAAGATATAGAAAAATTAAAAAGACTAATAGAAAACACTAAAAAGACAATTAGTGATATGAAATTAGAAGTTTCATTTAATATTAAATCAAATGAAGCAGAACAATATTTAGCAGGTTTTGAATCAGCTTTATTAAGATTAGGTAAATCAACTAGTGGAATAAATGATTTAAAAAGTGAATTTGAAAGTATAAAAAATTCAGCTAACGGAAATTTAAGTAGTGCCATAAAAATGATTGATGACTTTATTAATAAATTAAAACAAATGGGTAGCAAACAAGGTCTAGGTAATATAAGTGGTACTATATCTCAATATAAACAATATGCTAAAGAATTACAACAAGCTATGAGTGGAGCATTGAAATCTAGTGGTTCTGATACAGCTAAAGGATTTGAACAACAAGCTGATAGAATAAAAAATGCTATGCAACGTTTAACTTCAAGTTTCAAAGAATCACAAAGAGAATCGGCTAATGCTTTTAACAGTAGTTCATTTAGTGGTTTTTCTTCTAAATATGAAGCTGAAATAAATAAAGTTGAAAAAAGTATAAACAGATTTAAATCATCAATGCAAAATTTAGATAAAGCTGTAAACTTCAAAAGTTTCCAAAGTGATGTAGGTAGAGGTTTATCTGAACAATTTGACCAAATAATGGCGAAAGCCGAACAATTAAGAGATAAACTAAAGAGTGCATTATCTTCAGGTACATTTGATATAAGTGAAATAAATAGAATAAAAGATGAATTAAAACAAGTTGAACAAGAAGCAGATTCATTAAAACAAAAATCTATTGTATTGAAATGTGCCGAAAGTATATCTGAATTAGAAAAGCTTAGTAGTAAACTAAGAGATATAGGTGGAGATACATCACAAATAGACAGATTAAGAGATGAATTTGTTTCACTTGGTTCAGGTATAAAAGAGGGTACTGCTGGAATAGATGATGCAATTTCTAAACTGAAATCTTTATCTTCGGAAGCACAAAGAACTTTTAGTTCTTTTGAATCATCTACTGGTAAAATAGGTTCTTTTGGTTCTAAAATACAAGGTTTCTTTGGTTCTATTAAGGATTCATTTAGGAATTTTACTATTGGTGAATTAATGGCTGATGGTATAAATCAAGCTGTTTATCAAATAAAAGATACTATATCAGGTTTAGATGAAGCAATGTCCGAATTTAAAAGGGTTGCTCCTGATAACTTTAGTTTAAACACATCTAACTTACAAAGTGTTGCTAATGAAGCAAGAGAAATAGGTATTAGTGTTGGGCAATCAGTAGAAGATGTTATCACTGGAATGAGTACTGCATTACAAGCTGGTGCAGGCGACATTAAAACAGCTTCTGAAATAGCTAAAAGTTCTGCTATATTCCAAAATGTTACAGATATGGATGCAAAAAGTGCCTCAAAAGCTATTTCTTCAATGGTTAACCAATATTATGATATGGATTCAGCATTAAATCAAGTTGACCACGGTGTAGGTAAATCTGTAAAAGGATACAATAACTTAACTGAAGCGATGGATTTGGTAATTGATTTGCCGTTTATATTAGAAATAATATAAATTATTAGAGGGCAAAATCGGTGAAGACTAAATATTTTAATTTATTTACTTTTAATAAAAAATATGGTATAATAATATAAAATAGGAGGGGATATAATGAGAAGATTGAGTTATGAATATGTAAAAGAGTATATAGAAAATTTTGGTTATAAATTATTATCAAAAGAATATAAAAACAATAAAACTGAATTAGAAATACAATGTAATGATTGTGGGAATATATTCCATATGAGATTTAACAATTTTAAAGATGGTAAACATAGATGTGAATGTAAGAGCAAACCATTAGTTTTGACATATGAATATGTTAAAAATTATATTGAATCATGTGGATATAAATTATTATCAAAAGAATATAAAAATAATGCAACCTATTTATTGGTTTGGTGTGGAAATCCTAATCACAAACCTTATAAAGTTAAATTTAATAATTTTAAAGATTGTAATAGTAGATGTCCTGAATGTAATACAACTTCAAAAGGTGAAGAAAAAATAAAAGAAATTCTAATAAAATATAATATAAAATTTAATCAACAATATTTATTTAATGATTGTAGAAATACAAGACCACTTCCATTTGATTTTTATTTACCACAGTATAATATTACAATAGAATATGATGGGAGACAACATTATAAATTAGATTGTTTTAATATGAATTTATTAGATTTAATGAATTTGAAATATAATGATAATAAAAAAACACAATATTGCAATAATAATAATATAAAACTTATAAGAATACCATATTGGGATTTTAATAATATAGAAAAAATACTTAAAAAAGAATTAAAAGTAAATTGAATAAAGTACAAGTTAATACCGAGATAACTTATTAGATTACGAAAAGGCTAATAAGTATTGTAGAGCATAGAGGATGAATAAATATAACTCCTCCAAGAGTGTCCTCCATCCTAACGTAAAGACGAGGATGAAAATATATGCCATACTGAATTGGAATAGACCAATTGATGAAAATGAGGGAAACCTCCAGAGCATAAGATAAAAAGCTTATGGATAATAACAATAGAAATTACGCTGGTTAGAATTAGCCAGGCTATATGGAGACATATAGTACAAATCTCTTTTGAATTGCTGGAAAGGACTTAGAGCCTATTGAACTACAACGTAGATGGAAACATCAAACGTGAATGTTAAAAAATCAATAGGATTGTTCAATCAGCAGGTAAAATTCTAAGTGATAATTTATCATATGAATAAACTTCAACGACTATCCCTTGGATTTGCTAATTTAGTAAATCAATAGGAGTACGGCTCAAGCGATTGGAGTGGGTGAGAATCCCTTAAATGGAAGTGGAAGAGGACTTATAAAAGTTCAAGATATAGTCTACTCTCGTAGGAAATCTACGAGCAGTCCTTTTTTTGGACGGTATGTATATAGCGAATACATATGAATATTAAGGAATAACTTCGCAATTTCATCTGATGGTGTAACAGAAGCATTACAACGTGGTGGTTCTGTATTATCTAACTATGGAGTAGATTTAAAAGATTCCATTGCAATGATAACTGGAGCAAATGAATCTTTACAAGACCCTGCTCGTATAGGTAATGGTTTAAAATCTATAGCAATTAACCTTTCAGGTATTAAAACAAATGCACAAACAGGTGCTCTTGAATTAAATAAAACAGCAAAAGCATTACAAGAAACTGCTAAAATAGATATATTTACTGATAAATCTAAAACACAAGTTAAAGATATTGTTAGTATACTAGATGAAGTAAAAGATAAATGGGCTTCTTTGACTGATGTTGAACAAAAAGGATTATCAGAAGCCATAGCAGGTAGTATGTAAGATTTTGTCTTATTAATTTATTGAATAGACATTATACAAAAATAGTAGTATAATATAAGTAATAAATTAATAAGGAGGGAACTTTCATGGGGAAAAGTTCAAAAGATAAATATGAATTAGGTAAAGAAATGTTTTTACAAGGGAAAACAACAATGAATATAGCAAAAGAATTAAATATATCAAGAAGTAGATTTTCAAGATATTTAAGGGAGTGTGGAATAGATAGTCAACAATATCATAAATTTCCTATAGATGAAAATGTTTTTAATGTAATAGATACAGAAGAAAAAGCGTACTGGTTAGGATTTTGGTTTGCAGATGGATATGTAAGTTCAAATAGAAATACAGTAGGTATTGATTTAAAACCGAGCGATTTAAATCATCTAAATAAATTAAAAACATTTTTAAAATGGAAAGGCGATATAAAAGTAGAAGAAACTAGATGTAGATTAAATTTTAGAAATGATAAAATTAAGAATGATTTAATAAAATATGGATGTGTTCCAAATAAATCATTAACGTTAAAATTTCCAAAATCTATAAAAGAAAGTTTTATTCCAGCTTTTATAAGAGGTTATTTTGATGGCGATGGCTGTTTATGTTACACTGAAAAGACATTAGAAGTAAGCGTAATAAGCACTTATGAATTTCTTGAATCTATATGCGACATAATTAACATTGATAAAAAAAGAATATATGATTTAAATAAAAATAAAAAAACAAGTCGTATAGTTCTTAGTTCAAAAAAAGATATTAAAAACTTTCTTGAATATATTTATAAAGATGCTAATATTTACTTAGATAGAAAATATGAAAAATATAAAAATCTTAAAACTGCCGTCTTTGATAGAAATATTAAAGATAATTAGAGGGATGTATCGGTGAAGCCTAAGTCGAAAGATATGGTAATACCGAGGGTATCTTAACAGAGAATATCCGTAACGCATAGGGAGTGAGCGATATTGTTAGCAATAACCTCCCCACGAGCTTCCTCCACGATTATATATATAAGAATAATCACTTATAGATGTTGCTACTATAAGTTCTAACGTTAAACGAGAGTGAAAATATATGCTGGACTTATGAGAAATCATAAGAAGTGGATGTGTGAATTGACACACTATTAATAGATAAAAAGCTCCACGATAACAAATCGAAAACTCAAGCCGGTGTATTCCAAGCATTAATGACAGGTTGGGAAAGAGCTCG